AAAGTAGTGTAGTTATCACGAAGGTCACGGACAGACTCTTCCATACGCTTTAACTCCCCATTTGGGAGTTTGGTCTTCATCGCAGCGATTTCTATAAGAATTCTTTCTAAAACCTCTTTTTGAGATGTAGCAGCCATATCGGTTCCTTGTTAAAATAAACTGGTTATAAATATGACTTAAATTGGTCGGAAATATAATTTTCTAACAATTCCTTGGTTTCTGAATGAGAAAGGTGTTCAACTGCAAGAATGGATTTTAATCTTACATTTGGGTATTTGTCTTGTAAAGCGGCTACTGCTTTTACATTTTTGATTGAATCATCCATAAATGCAATATCAGTATATCCACTTTTAATATGTTTCTCAATCCAATCAGCTTTAGCTTGTGGATTAGCATCACCAAGTGCAACAACATATACATCTACACCCAAATTCTTTTTGAACCAATACTTGACAGGAAATCCTAACTTACGAGCGGTAAGAATGGTAACTTTCTTTTCAGGACTTGAAATCATTCTTCGTAACAAATCCACATTCTTCTTGATAATTTTTGGTTTATTTAACATCCTATTGAAATCACGGAAGTCAAACTTGTCACCAGGTTTTGGTTCATAAACTGCGTATTCTCCTGGGTCAAGGGTACTTTCCGTACCATCAGAATGTGTTACATAGATATATGATACACTTTTAGCAAGTGTATCATCAAAATCAAATACTCTTAATACTTTTCCCATTATCTATAATAACTAATGTTTCTTCTATAATTTTGAATTATTTCATCTTGAGTTAAGGCTCTTCCATAAATTCTAGCAATACCAAATCTACCATCAAAATAAGTTCCATCTCCTTGGCTAGTAGAATCTAAACCACCAAAAGCAATATGAAAGCTAGGCAAGGAGTCATCCATTGGTGAGTGAAAGTTCATATTTGAGGTTTGGTCTACTAAAACACTATCAACATAACCTTTAACAGGAGAACCATCTCCATTGTATGTTAATACTATTTGATGCCACTCATTAAATGTAAGAGCTCCGGTTGGACCTGTACTTGTGATAGCTGTACCATTCCATAATCCAAATTCCACTTGACCCGATACTAACTCAATAGCACTAAAATGGTAATTATCGTCAGCAACAGCAGTTCCCAAGTAAGATGCAATTACACCATTATTTGTCGGATACACCCAAACCTCTATGGAATGAGCTTCATCCCCAATAGTCAGCACTTGGTCTAAATCTGGAGTAACAATATAATCATTTGAAAAATCAAACCACCCATTGGAATTCCAATTAGGAGAACCTACAATTGTTCCGTTTCTATTGTTTCCAGAAACATCTCGTATTGTAGAACCAACTCCATTATATGAAGTTAGCATATTCGCATCGTAATATAATACCAAATCATCAGTTATGAATGAAAGTGAACTCTGAACGTACCCACCACCCAATGTGTTTCTTAAATGTTTTTGGTATTCCAACCACTTTTTACGAGCTTTGTCTTCAACAATTCGTTTTTGACTAGCTTTTTTAGCTTCCAACTCCATCTCTTTTTTACGGAGATACTCTTTTAAATGTGGGTTATTAGTGAAATCCATAGTGTTATTTCAAATTAGGAATACCACCGATTTTTGTGATTCGGTTCTTCCACGTTTTATAAATTAACATTCTGTTCTTGGGTGTAATAATACCATCATCAACTAAAGAATCCAAATAGTCATCAACCACTTGTTGATATGGTTTCTTCAATGTCTTTGCCTTTGAATATAATCCTTGAATGTTTGCATCTACCTCTTTTGGTAAAAGATAATACTTGTAATATAATTCAGGATTTTGTCTAATTTTAACTCTCATTTTTTCATCACCCCTCAAAACCTTTGATGATTTTGCAGACGCTGACTTTCTTCCGTGAGTCAAGTGTTCTACTTCGTGTCGTACCAAGTCACGAAGAACTGGCTGAATCTTTGAAAAAATAGTTTCACCATCCGATGGGTGAATACCAATATGAACTTCAATTGAAGGATATTCAGAATCAGCTTCGGCCGAACCATCTATAAAGAATTTGCCAGGAGTTACACCCTCTTCGCTGATTGCAAGCTTCAGGTCTACTTCAACATCTACACCACTTACGCTATCGTTATATTCACCAACATACAATGAGCGTCTTTCTGAAAAAAACAAGTCAGACATTGTTAACACGGGTTCTTTACGAACTGCGTAACCTTTATACTTCTTTGGAGATTCTTGCGTTCCGCTTTTAAGCATAGCGGATTTGATGGTCTTAAAGATATCTTTGTTTATCTCACCAACTAACTTGTCGTACATTCCTTCTACTATAAGAGATATTAGCTTCATACAAATATACAAAATAAATTTTAAATATCCAACTTTGGAGTAGAAGATTTGAAATCTTTTTTTCTCATAATGGTCTTAGCGATTGCTTTGTTCGCCTGTTTCATAAACGGGATGTTGATATTGGTTCTATCATCAACCGCAACCATTTCTTGATACTTGTCAAGGAAATCCAAGAATTGTTTTTTGTTCTTACCCAATCTTTTGAAGAACCCAATGAGTTCCGCCTGTGAGATTTCTTTACCATTACGAGGGTCGTTCAATCTATCAAAGAAATGTTTGTCGGTGATTACTATATCAAGTGGGTTGAGTTGTTTATCTGCAAATTGGTCAATCTTCTGAAGGTCAGCCATTGGGATTTCGTTTATCTTTCCTTCTGGTAATTCATTAGCAAGTTGAGGGTATTTCTTTTTCAACATTTGATAAATACCTTTCCAATTTCGTAAGTATGTATCCCACATTGACTTTTTAATAACAGCAAGTAATCTTGTTTTATTACTTCCATCAATACCTTCATCTTTTGTAAATCTATCAAATGCTTCTATGAATGCAGGTAGAGTTGTTACTTTTTCAATCCAACTATTTCCAATGAGGTTTTTTCCTTTTTTATTTTCAATAGCAAATTGAATAAATTGTTTGTTGAATGCGTCGTTCTTTGCTAAACCCTTTAAGAATTTAATATAAGGTTCAGGCGCAACAATATCTTTGATATCGTGATAGGTTCTTATAGCACCATCAACTACTCTATCTACAAACAAATTCCAAAATACTCTAACTACAATAACGCCAGCCGATACAATTAGTTTGATGAGAATATTTGCGATTACATTTTCGTTGATTACACCTTCACTTGCACCCGTCCTTGAGAATGTAGGTTTCTGACCTTTCTTTTGTTCACCACCCTTTTTAGCGTCACCTGCTTTCTTTTGGTCAGCTCTTTTTCTTCTTACGAATGCGGCTCTACCTTCCGGTCCAAGTTTTGCAGCTTTCTCTTTTGATAAACACGCTGCGTAAGCATCACCATCTTCACCATCACCACACTTACCTAATTTCTGACCATCAGTTCCATATCTATCCCAACCACCACCATCGGATGAACCAGTCTTACCTTTACCAAACCAATTACGAAGGTCTTCTTCAAGTTGTTGTAATTCGTTTTTTTTTCTACCTTGACAATGTGCTTTTTGTGAAAACCCTTTTGGATTATTACAATCTATGGAGCGTTTGTATTTATCACTCCAATCTTCATTGCGTCTTGCTTTACTTGCTTCAATGGCTTGTAATTGTTTTAATGCTGCTTCGTATGAGTCGTGAGTTCCTAATCTATCACCACCCTTTTTTGGATATACAACATACTTACCATCTACTTTTTTGATAGTTTCAAATACCCCTTTAGTTTGGGTTTTGATGAATGGTCCTCTTCTGATAGTTTTGAATGGGACATTCAATTCTTGACCGGCAAGATTGAGTGGGAATAAAATTCTCAATCTAACAAGTTCGGATTTATTATCAGTAGATACCACTTCAAATTCAATATCAGCATATTTCTTACCTTTTAGTGTAAGGTTTTTACCTGTAATGAATTTATGTATTTTACCACCAGTAACTGCATTTGCTTCTTCAATACCACCATCAGTTGGAGTTTCCGCTGGGGTTTCTGAATCTGAAGGAGGTGTGGTGGGTTCTTCTTGTGGTTCTTCTTTTGAACTCATATAAAGTGGAAATGCGTATGTATATCCACCACACCTTTTTTTGTAGTCGGCTTCAGATTCACCCTTTTTACGAGGACCACATCCCATCTCACAAATACCAATAACATCCTCACCTTCTTGAACCATTCTAAATTTGAGTAATGGTTTTCCGTTGATTGTGATATCACCTTTTTCGTTTTTACTTATTGACTTTACAACAATTCTTTTGTTTTTGAATTTACCACCAAGGACAACATCACCAACATTAATTGGAATATTAATGTCTTCGCTAATTGGAACGCAGTTGGGAACCATTCGGTCTCCCTTTTTCTTGAGACCGGCTTGTTTGTATCCCTTCCAACACGCTTCTACAATTACGCCCACGGGTGATTATCTTTTACTTTATTAAAGAAATTTACCAACCCAAGAACTTGTGGTTGTATTTTTACATCATCAAAGTGTAATTCATAAGTGTCGGTGTCGTATTTCCAATGAGCGTCTCTCTCACCTCTACGAACTCCCCAAATTGTCTGACTCTTAAATGCGTCATCAATTACAACATTCTTTGAATTTAACTTTTTGTAATTTGATTTTAATCTATCAAATGATGATGGGTCAAGTGATACTCTATGTTTAAAGATATTGGCTTCTTTTAATGATTGTTCTTCAATCTTAGCATTCAAGTATTTTTTGTATAACATTGCAAGAAATGGAATCAACTCTCTAACCATTTTTCTTTTCTCATCCTGATTCTCTCTACTCACTTTAACTTGTTGAGTAGCGGATGGTGGATTGTGAATGGTTTGAAGAGCTTGTCTTTCTAATCCTCGTTTTGTTTTAATCAGTGCCATATCGTATAAATATAAAATTATTTTGATTGAAGTTTAGAAATCACTTTATTATTGTGTTCCATTCTTTTTTCAAACTTGACTTGGGTCTTTTTACTTTTGGGCTTTGACGGAGCCAATCTCTTTTTCGCTGACTTTGCCATCTTATTTACCCCTGTCCTCTGTATTTCTTCTTGTAGTTTTTTGAAGATTTCAGTTGCGATGTTTTTGTTTTAGCGTGAACGCCGGGTCTACTTACTTTTGACTTCTCTTGAAATGAAGTTGTGGTTTGGGCTTTCATTTTAGCCATTTCATATCTCCTGTTTTATAGATTGATTTTTTTCACAACTACTTTTATCCTCGGAGTTCTACCCTCTGGAAGTTTATTCACAATTCCGTGAAACTTTTCTACCTTACTTTCAAAGAAATCCAATTCTAATACTAAATCAGTAAGGTTTAACATCAATTGAGATGAAGTGGACATTTTTGGTGTATCTCTTCTCATATTAAGAGGTGAGTCTTGTTTATACAATTGTTTTCTCAATCCTCTTAAAATCTCAATAGCATCTTCAACTTTGTCTACCACCTTTTCAGCAGACATCTTTCTGATTTTGGATGAAAGGTAATCAGGTCCTTCCGTATATCCAGCATCACCATAATGATATCCGTGGTTTGTTCTTACAAAGTTTTCAGAGTCAACATCTCTAACATCAATTTTAGGTGAGTGTTTAGAGGTCATCTCAACCGAAACTACCTTTTGTGGTGTTCCAATCATAGTGTGACCCTTTACACCACCATCACCCCTTACAACTTGAACAAGCGTGTCTTTAAGTGTTTTCTTTGAAAGTGCTTGTCTAATTCTTGCACCATCTTTTGAGGGTTTACCACCCTTCTTCACAATCTTCTTTTCGTTCTCATCGTATCCAACCATAAGGGCTGTATTGAGAATACCAATACCATACTCGTTCATACCTTCGGACCAATCCGTAATAGTATCTCGTAGATATGCTACTTCAACTCCATCAATAATTTCGTGAACCACTTCAAGTTCGGGCTTATAAGCCCTATCTCGGTTCTTCGCCATAACAAGAGTATCACCAACTCTCTTGGCTACTATGATACATTCATTGATGAGTTTTTTCATACTAATAAATATCAGTTAAGAGCGTCTTCCAATGATTTTTTTAATGCTACTGAAAACTCGGTTCTTTCAAATGGTAGTTCTTCATCTTGTAATTGCATTAGCGTAGCAGCAACATTTGTTTTTGCTTTTCCGATACCATAATACTCTTTACCATTCATTACCACTTTGGTTTTTACAATTGTCTTCTTTGATTTGAATTCAAAGGGTCCAATTTGAATTCCAGTGGTTGGAGCATCTACCGAAAGGATGGTTACTTCTACGGGCTTACCATCATCACATAATGAATATTTCTGACCGACTAACTCGGTTGTGATTTGTCTTGCACCAAAGGTTAACTTTTCAGCAGGAACTCCAGGTAGAGTTGCTAATGAAATTACCGATGAAATAAAATAACATATTACTGCGTTCATTGTATTTTTCCTACATTAGAATTAGGGGAAGCATTGTGGATTCCGGTTCCCATTATATAAAACTGATTTTGATTTTCAATGGTTCTTACTTGAGTTGGAAAGTAAGTGTTATAATAATTAGTATTTACATCACTTTCTATTGTTGTTTTTTCAGCTTGAGTGAAAACATATTTGTTATGGTAATACCCATTTGAATACAACATATAACACCAATAAATATCTTCCCAATTAAATGTTGATGAATTATCACAATCACAAGTATAGAAGTCCCAATCTTGTAATGGTCCTAATCCAGCTTTCATAAACATCATATAGTTTAAACTAAAATCAGTTATTAAGTGTGTTTTTTGTGATGTGTTTATGGTTACTCTATATGGCCAGTTAAGTGAGTTAGTAAAGGATACCTGTCCACTTGTATTTGTATTTTTTGTTCCTTGTGATTCCCATCCTTGAAGTGGTGGCATCGGGGTGTATTCAAATGTAGTTCCTGCACCATTGAATGATGTAAGGTTTCTACCAGGTGGAGTTGCTGCTAAAGTTCCTTGGTGATTCTCCACACCTTGAGTTGCTGTGGTAGTCCAACCTTGTGATGTGATTGTGGTTTGAACTTTATTAGTTCCTTCAAATAAAATAATCTGATAATCTACCCAAGCATTTCTATTTGAATAATAGGTTAGGTGAGCACTTACAACCAATTGTCTATTTGGAGCAGTTCCTTCGGTTCTATATCTCACATAATAACCAGAGGTTGGAAATAGGTCTGTCCAATATGCTGCTACTACACCATTGGGAGTTGCTGATGATGGAAACGATGTGGGAGAATAAGTTCCAGATGGGTCACCAAATGTAATGAATCCATTGGTGCATATTCTAAATTGTGAAAAGGTTTGCCCATAGAACTCAAAGTTAAAACCTATGTTAAACGGGCCTATATTATCATCATCACCCAATGATACTGATGTTCCAGTTGTTCCTAATGGGTTATATGTTACCGATGAGATGGAGTGGTTTGGAACATAATTTACATAGTGTTCAACTTGAACAGGTATACCACTAACATCCTGCGTTCCAATCGGAGTCAGAGTTATGGTTTGTCCAAAAGTGACAAATGGTAATAATGTTAGTATCCATTTCATTTTAATAGGTCAAGGCTGACTGATTGTTATAACCCGGTGATAATAAATAGAAATTACTTGTTCCGCCCGATGTGGGAGTAAATGTGTATGAAGTTGCAAGTCCGGGTATTGTGGCTCTTAAATCAGAAGTTCCACTATTTAAACTTGTCCATTGGGTATTTGTAAAGAGTAAAGTATTCTTTGTAAAAGGTGTTCCATTTATTCTATCAGCAATTATACAAATATCTGCAATTGTAATTTTACCCTCACCACTCAAATCATATTTGTGATAGTGATATGGTTTTAAAGCAGTTCTACCCAAAATAACATCACTTGGACCATCAAAATCAGATATCGCTGGGTTGGATGAGACTGTTGGAACAACTACTTCAATATACCATTCAACTGAAGGGTTAGTGACCTGACTAAATGAATATTGACCGCTAGCATTTGTGACTGATGTTGCTTGTAACACCCAGGGTGTAGTCGTTACTATGTATTCAAATTCTAACACATATGGTAGAGATACATTATTAGGTAGGTCATTCCATCTACCACCACCAACAAACTGAACGTAGTCTTCATTACCTGCGTTGTTTGGTTCACCGCTATTCCAAGATGAGTATGAATAAGTTTCTCCTGTAACCCATCTCCACTGTCCTTCCGTTACTTCGTCTGTTAGTCCAATCCAGCCAGATGGCCATAGATTGAAGATGAAGCTATTTTCAGCTGCTGAAGTTACTGTTACTAAATGTCCACCCATATTCTCACAAGCAGCTTTGGCTGCTGACCAGAAGGCAGAACTTGTTGACCGATAGTAAGAGTGTCCGTTGTAGTTCTGCTGGTTTGTGAATCCTGTTATTACAGGAGTAGTTCTTTTATAAAGTTTAACTGTTACTCCTGGAACAACTATGTTACCTTCAGTTCTAATAGTTCCCGAATGAGTAAAGGTTTGAGAATACCCCTCAATTGATACTGTGAGTATAAAAATAAGAATAAAAATAAACCATCTCATAACAACATCTTTGTTCCGGTCATTACTTGGTAATTTAAAATTTCAGCATTAAGCTGATAAGCACCACTAAATGAAATGCTCCATTTAAACTTATCAGTTAATTTAAAATCCATATTCATCATAGGAACTAATATAACTCCTGATTTATACCATTGACCTTCGTAATAAAACACATAGGGACTATAAATACCTAACATCATTACATTAGAACTAAATGATTTACCACCTTTAAAATTTGTAAAGGTTCCGCCAACAAGAGAAAAGTTTTGGAAATCACTTTTACCCAACGAACCAAATGTATAGTTTAAACCAAGCAACCAGGTCGCAGGACCTGTTTTTTGAGCATTTAAGAATGAACCTGTATTGAACCAATCGGTTTGAAAATTGGTCATAAATGAGTTTGAAAAGACACCCATATAACCTTTTGATTTAAAACTACCATACAAAGTCACATTAGCTACATTCTCACCTGTCTGATAGTTTAATGCCATACCTTTAATAAAGTTTTGTTTTGTATTAACGTGCGTTAGTGATAGGTTTACTTTTAGGTTATCTTTACCCGTATCTTGGATATTAGCGGAGTTTCTAATCACAACAATATCACCAGCCCCAATTAAAGCACCTCTTGCAATACGCTCTTGTTTTGATTTTTGACGACTACCGCCACCTCCACCACCACCTTCGGATGAAGATGATTCGGATTCACCACCACTTGCGGTTGTTGTAGAACTCTCACCCACAGCACCTTGCTCGGTTCCACCACCACTTTCACCACCACCACCGGATGATGGAACGGAACCACCACCACCCTCACCTTGACCAGACGCGGGTTGACCTCCACCGGATGGTTGACCACCACCCGAACCACTTCCACCGCCAGTAGAACCACTACCGCTGGTAGAGCCACCACCACTTGATGAACCACTTCCACCGGTAGGTGGTTTTGAACCACCACCGGAGCCACCACTTGATGAAGATGACCCACCGGCTCCGTTTTCACCGGGGTCACCACCACTTGAACCACCACCGCCCATATCACCACCACCCATACCACCGCCAATATTTCCGGCAGCGCCCGAAGCAGAACCACTAACTGAAGTAGCTATACCTATGATGTTTGTAATATTTGTTGCTGAATTGGTTCCAATACTCACGTTGGAATTATTTGCGTTTTGACCACCATTCCCAGCACAAGGATTTGAACCAGGTGGAAACTGAGCATTGATTTGAGCTATCCAAGCTTCATATGCTCCGGCTTGTAATTGAGCCGCTGTAAAAGTTTGATATTGTCCGGCGTAAAATAATGTAACCGAACCCGTTTGTTGTGTAATTGTAACTGTGTTTAATATCCCTGTACAAGGGTCGGTGTAGCTATACTGATATGTTTGTGCAGCTACACCAAACCCCAATACGAGAAATAGGAGAGTTATCCAATGTTTACCATCCATTTTGTTCCATACGCTTGATGAGGTTCATAGTAGCAACCTCCAAAGCGCGTTGTGTAGAGATACCTACGGTAGAGTTATCAAACCCCATAGTTGGGTTTTTGAAGTAACCCTCACCAACTTGAGTAGATGTTCCTTGACCTGATGCTACAATGTATTGAGAATTATCCACATTTACCATACGGATTTGGATACCAATAATTGTAGTGTTGGTTTTATTCAATTTACCCTTGTCGTAAGTTTCAGCGTAAGATACCGAAAAGTCATAGATTTCAGCATACACAATATACTTTGGCAATACCACAGAACCAACATTTAATTTTGTTTTACCATCACCAAGACCTTGTAAGTCTTTTTCCCAAGTATCCAACATTTGGTTTACAATTGCTTCTTTTTCTTCAGCATAAGTAAACCTACCAGTTGTTTCAAAGTTCTCTACAATACGATTTGATACACCCATACCAACTCTTTTGTCACGAAGTTCAGGGAACATATCCCAAAGTTCTTTGTTAACATTAAGAGTAGCAAGTTGAACCACTTGCTTTTCACCAGTATAAGCCGGTAGTGTATTTAATGGTTGTGCTTGTTCAAACTCCGCTTTGTATGCTTCCGTAGAAATAGATGACTTACACGAAGTAGCCATTGTTCCTACAAAAAGTAAGCCACCCACCACCATAATCACACCTAATGGTGCAAAGATATACTCTAAAATTACATCTTTACGAGTTCTCATTGACCACCCGCGTTTTTAGCTTCTTTTTCAGCTTTTAGTCTTGCGATTCTTTCAGCAGGAGTTTCCTTCTTTTCAACCACAGGAGCGGGAGCTGCTGCAGGTTGTTGAGCAGGAACTTCTCTGATGATTTCTCTTGTATGAGTACCACCGCCAGAACTTTGCTGTTGAGTGTTGTTATTTTCAAGGTTAATAACCACGGGAGCTGCAGCAGGTTGTTGTTGAACCTGTTGAACTTGTTCAGTTTTTACATCCGACTCTTCCTCTACACCAAAAATCTTATTGATGTTTGTACTTGCCCAGATTCCAAAACCTGTAACAGCAGTTCCAGCTACTCCAAGGATGGTCTTTTTAAGACCCGATAGTCCGCCTTCTTGTTGTTCTTCTGACATCACTTCTTCCTTATTTTAAATTAACCTAATTCTTCTTCATCTTTTTTCTTGCCACCGAAAATCTTTCCAGCTTCAGCAATACCAAAAGCACCCAAAGTAATCATTACGAATGAATTAAAAATAGTGTCAGAGATGATTAACTCTTGACCCATAATACCTGTTACAACATCAGCGCCGGCGAAGATAGCCATAACTGAAAATGACAGAAATCCCACGATTGTTTTTTCATTAAAATCGTTTTTGTCTTTGAAGATGTCTACAAATGCCATATTCTTCCTTTTTATTAATATTTAACAATTTTCACAACTTTTTCTCTATCCGCCGTAACTAACTTAACAAAGTATACTCCATTCGGTAGGTCCTTAACATTTATTCCGTGTACTTGGAAACCAATGTTGGTAATCTTTGTTTGGTAAACTTGTGATACTTGACCACTAATGTTGTAAATTACACCAGTAAAGTCAGAATTTCTATATTCGTTAAAGTGTTCAATTACTAACCAACCATCGGTAAGGTCGGTAACAGGGTTTGGATACACTTTGAATCCGGTCATCAATTCAGCAAGGTCAGGGTTCATTGAGTTTCTATTCACTACCGAACCATCGTTTGGTGATGGTTTAACTGACAGGTCTTCTGCCTTTTCATTACCAGCAGATTTATCAAAGATTCTCAAAGGTGAAGTCTGCCATCCAATTGGATTGATAACATTAAATACAAATGTAAATTGATTGGTCATTGTTTCAACCAACGATGGGTTCATTTTGTCTTCGTGTCCTGCGAAGAATACTCTACCCTTTTCTACCGAAATTAATGATGTCCATTTTGATACATCATCACCAACTTTGATAGAACTAAATTGGAAGATTGTAGTATCAAACTCAATACCCATTTGAGCAGCACCAATCTTATTACCAAATGTGAACATAGTCACAGGAACTTCCATTTGATTATTTGCAATTACCAATTTAGGAATACGGAATTGAACCGTGTCATCTCTATTGACCATATAAACTGCTGGGTCAAGTATGTAATCAGTTCCGGTGCCTGGGTTTGCAATTTTTGCCATAATAACCGCAGGGTTGTTATAGCCCGTAGTTGTCGCGTCACCCACTACATAAATGTATGGGTTAATTGAGTCAAGTGAGTTTACAATAGTATCAATTTGATATCTTCTTGGCGAAGTAGTCCAGTCTGGAATACCGGTTGCTGATACAGCAGTAGTGTACTCATTTGGCCATAATACCGATACGTTGTTTACGCCGGTGAATAAACCATCCCAATCCGTAGACTGAAGAGCCAATCTATTAAACACAGCAAATGCGTCAGAAATTGTTGCTGTTTGTGATTGGTTGATATCACCTTCATACCATTCAATACCACTCAAAGTATCTTGCATTGAAGCGTGGTTTGCCAATTTGTATGCATCCGTAATTGAAATAGCACCACCATCACCCATAGTGTCGGTTTGAGCAGTAATCTTTAAATTCCAATATGAGGTATCAAGTGGATGTGTAAATGATACTAAACCCAATGCGTTTGTTGAGTCAGATGTAATTGGTTGCCAAGTTGCTTGCGGAGTTGACTTTAATCTTTTTGATGCTGAAAACCAAACACCTTGTGCTGCAGAACCATCTGCGTTTTTAACTCTGATTGGGAATGTGATTGGTTGCATTTGGAAAGCGCCACCATAATTGAATAATCCCAAAGTAACATCCGTACCATTTCCAGTAGTAGCAAGGTTTGAGTATGAAGTTGTACCGGTAGTAGCCATTGAGTTTACCACACCTTGATATGCCGAACCATGCGTTAATCTTACTTTGAACATAGCACCATCAGACCAATCAAAGTTTTGATTGTTTCCGGTGTAAGTTCCAATAATATTCACATAGTCACCACTTTTGAAGAAGGAACCATACTTGTCTGATATAGAAAGAGCGGTTGGCCCCCAAAATACCTGAACATTTGAGAACTTCGTATTGTCATAGAACAATCTGAACTGAACTGCCTTTACATTACTTGCGGTTGGATTTGCAAAGTGAATGTAAATATCCGTAGTTACAGATGTATCTTCAAGGGTAAACAAGGTATCAACCAAGATATATGGGCTGTTTGAGTTTGGAGCCACTAATATCTCGGTCTTACCATTTTGTGCTACAGCACCAATTGATAAAATCCCTAATAAAAGGAATAATAATTTTTTCATAGTTTCAAGTCCTATTAGTTGTTGACCCGAAACTTCTTAAAAAACTCTTTTAAATAACTATCTTAAACGATATCTTTTGATTCAATCAAAGTATAAGTAAACTTCTTATTTCCAGCAGCCGCTGCTTTTCTTGCAATTGTCATAAATTGTTCAAAGTCAGCCGCTCTTTTGAATACTTGACATCCTTCAGACCAGTTTTCTACAAATGTAGAATCAGCACCTGCTTTGTGGATGTTAATACCAAATACACCTTCTTGGATTTTGGTTTCATCATAGTTCATATCACGATTTGCATCACGATAAACTTTTACCTTACCAAATTGTTTTAGGGCTTCATACTTACCTTGGTGTAGACCCAACGCGTGTGAGTCAACATACTGACCAGGAACCAATCTTGCAACACCAGCTGCGTTGTGATATTCTTTAACACCTTTAGTACCAGGGTCGGTAGTATTCATCCATTCATTGTAAACCCAAACACCATTTTCTTTGTATGATACGGTAATTCTATCATCAAAAGCATTGGTTACTTTTGTACCTGTATCTGAATTACGAACACCTACGATATTAAGTTCAAGGTCTTTACCTTCAAACCACTTGTATCCTTTTGCTTTTACTGCTTTTTCAATAGATTCTTTATTGTATTTTGCAGCAGCACTTGGTTTTGCAGGAGCGGCTGCTGCAGGTTTAGCAGCGGGCTTAGCAGCAGGAGCTGCTGGAGCTTTGAGACCCAATTTAACTAATGTGGATTCACCAACAATACCATCAGCGGTAAGTCCGTGTTTCTTTTGAAATGCTTTTACAGCATCTTCGGTTTTTGGTCCAAAATTACCAATTGGGTCAACACCCAATGCTTTTTGGATTTCTTTGATGAATTCGTTATTATCACCTCTTTTGTAAACAGCCATTTTAAACTCCTATTTTAAAAACCAAAAGGATAGATTTATCCCTACCTTAATAAGTATGGATAAATTCTCGTGGAACTATCCACAAAATATCAAATGGGTCTAAAATATGATGGTGGGTGTCAGTTGATTTAATAATCGTTACTCTCTCTTCTTCTACGAGACTTCCCCGATGATTGGAAAAGGTCTTCGCCATCTTGGCTTTTATTCTTTCCATTTTTTTTATTGATTTTTTCGTATGATTTAAATTCCGTTGTGTAACGGTCTAATTGGTGAATGTTGATTTTTGCCATTTTACTGAATAATTCGTAAACCATTAAGTTTATCCAAGAATTGTTCTATGGAATAAGATTTATTATTTTGGTCTTTGATAACTACCTCATCAAGGTTATCAGGATACTTTTGTATCATTTGTTGAAGAGCTCGGAAACCATCCTCTGCCCAAAAGTTTTTGAACGAAACCTCACCCAACACATTCGGAGAAAAGTTTGGATTTTTAACATCATCCTCTTTTAACAATATGTAATACATCATAGTTTTACAAGACTCATTTCATAGTGTTTTACACGGTTGACCTTTACTTTAAATATGTCAAATTCGTACTCACCACTATCAAAGTTGTTAAAATCAAAAATTTCAGATAGATTTTGGATGAATTGAAATGACTGATTATTCAGTCGTAATGCGTCAAATTCCACCACAATGTCTGATTTTCCATTCACATTGAACCTTTTAGTCAAATCAAATTTTGTGTTCGGCTGTTCAGACTGAATGTATTGATTGATTACATCTTGGGAACAATCCACACTCATTTTATCACACCAAGGTTCTAATAATTGAAGGTGTTGGGTTTGACAGTTTGTGACTTTGAATTCTATATCGTATTTGTGTGGAACTATCGGTTTCATCATTTTATCGTGTTTTACACCACATCCCCATTTACGAATAAATTCTTTTGTAGAATTGTTCATATCAAGTTTCCATTGCTCGTGTCTTTTTTCATCACCTCCAAATGAACCAGCACCTCTGCCGGTTAGATGATACACTAATGAGTCCCAAGACTGAACTAATGTGTAACCATTTAATACAAATCTATTAAACAAATCGGAATCTTCTCTACACGAATGCATAATTGGGTCGTGACCTCCTATTGACTGAATGTCTTCTTTGTAAACCATCCACGGAGCAAATACACCTTCAGTAGTTTTGTTTTTGTTTTGAATGATTAAAGAATCAACATATGAATCAAATTCTTGACCTTTAAACTCTTCCGGCCACAACCCAAAATCTTCAAGTATTTTTTCACCTGCGTTTGGGTGTAGTGGTGGTTCAATACGAGTAGAACACACAACCGATAATGGTTTTAGGTGTTTAAAAGCGTGTAAGTCTGCATCCTTACCCAACATCATATCTGCGTGAAAAATCATTACAATATTTGTTTCTGATTTATCAATACAATAATCATAAGCTTTACCAATACCATATAATGAACTACCCAAATTAGGATTTACATAGTATTTTACACCCAAAGATTCAGCGTTTTCTTTTAACCACTCAATTGTACCATCTTCATCCGAATCTACAAACACAATAATATCGTGGTCTTTACGATATGCATTTTTTCTAATAGATGGAATTGCTGTTTTCAAGTATCTCAAATTTGATTTACTTGGAATACAAAATGTTATTTTATTCATACTTTAATTAGATAATCCATTACAGGTTTTTTCCAATCTGGAAGTTTATCAAATTTTTCTTGTTTTATCTTGAATTCGGGATTACTAAAAAATTCTGGATGTAAAACCCAATCCAATGTAATCATTGTTCTATCGGAAGAATATGGTTTTGTACCTTTATGAAACGCTGTGGTGTTTGCAATAATCAAATCCCCAACATTAGCCGTAAGATATTTTACCTTATCCTCACCATATATTAAGTTAATTTCATCAGTATCCCATCGGTATTTATCATAACAACCTTCAAACTTATTTCTATGACTTCCTTCCACAATACAAAAAGGACCACCCATATCATCTACATCGTTTAAATACAAAAACATTTTGATAAATTGAGGACTATTTGGGTCTTGGTGATATATTTGCGTGTGGTCTTCTTTTAAGTCATTTACAAAACTTTTTCTTAAATTACAGGTACCAAAATATGGCAGACATCCGAAATAATTAGCTGCTAATACAACCAAATCATCGTGAAACGCAACATCCCAAAGAGACTCAACATTCAAAAGAGGTTGGTCAATGGTTGTCCATAAATTAGAGTTTCGTATTTCAATTTCACGACCAACCCCGCCACCGGCCATTGATTTTTGAAACTTACCTTCCAATATATAATTTTGCGTTTCCTTGTTTAGTTTTTGCAAAAGGTCTTTGTCAAAAAAATTCTTTACTACAACGTATCCATTTTTGTGTACTTCGTTTGTAATCTTTAGTGCTGATTCATCAAGTGGAAAGTCAAATTGTTCTTTTCGTTTTCTTTCATAAGATTTCCACCTTGACCACTCATCTGCGATTTTATTACCAAAATCACCGCGTACTGCGGTTTCATATGTTAGTTCTTTATAATTCATACTCTTCACTCAAATTAGTAATCATATTATAGGGTTTTCCTTTACCAAGATTTTTAATATCCACGTTTAGTTCTCTACCTAATCTATAAATATTATTTCCAAACTCTTGAAAAGATTTCCAATAAGTATCATATGGATACGGGTCCGCAGTACCAATGTGGTCTCTAAAATAGTTTTGTGGGTCTTTTTCTCTATCTTTACTTATACCATCTATACCACAAATATACAACATTTTCGGTTCACAGGCAAGAACTAACCAACAAACACGACCAGCAACACCTTCTTTACCACCCAAAACATTGTAAAGTATCATTCTGGATTCGTATTTTTTATAAAAGTTTTGAAATTCAATTCCTTCGTAAAATGGATGAACTTTTGGCTCAAATCCAATTGTACATCGTGGATTCTCATCTAAAAAATTAATAAGTCTTGGGTCGGTTAAATCAACTAAATCCGATAAGGTTATATGTACTGGTTTTTTTGATACAACATAGTCATTTAAATAAAAAAAACTTGTAGTTACCAAAACATCCCAATCATAACTTGACCAATCAATATCACGAGCCGATGGTCCTGAACCAAGAACGAGAACTTTTTTATCAGATATATTTTCCGATAATAAATCAGTATTACCTTTTATAAATTTAAACATAGGTAAATTAATTTTTCCGTTTGAATATATTATATTATGAAAATTTTTCATATAAAATTTGAGCTAGATTAAATTGCCACTCATAATCAATATCAAAACATTCTAACTCATCCATTGGATATAATTTTATCCCACCCTCTTTTTGAAAATCACCCATAAATCTATTTTGTGATATCAAATCTAAACAAGAAGCGTATAAAACGTGAGCTGCTTTATATGTTATCTCTACCGCTTTAGTGTTCATAATTGTTTGACCATCTGGCCAAGGTGTAACTAACATACCATCTTTATTCCAAAAATAATCTTTCATAGGAATAACTCCAAACAAATTATCTTCTGACTGATTTATAAATTGAGTAATAAACCCATCAATTGTTTCTATTTTAAGCAAAGGTGAACATGCGTTAACTTTTATAACGTATTTGAATGGTAACTTATCATGCCATTCATAAATTTTTTGAAGTGAGTTGTCATTATTAGCAGATTCTTTACTTCTATTGTATATGTTTAAACCATACTTTTTAGCTATATCCTTTAACTCATCTTCAAATACGGAAACGTATATGTTTTCCTTTGGTATTACCTTTGAGTTTAAAAGTTTGTTAATAGCGATTTCAAATAAGTTTGAATCCAAAAATGGTTTTAACATTTTTTTAGGAACTCGCTGGGAGTTCATTCTTGCTTGTAGAATAACTACAATATCCGATATTGATTTCATTTTATTTTTTGAATACGTTCAATTCTATTTGATATGTCATAATCGGCATCTATCTGCTCCCATAAATCATCAGAACTTCCGCGTAACTCCGATATTCTATTTTGCATTTTTTTAGCCGAAATATATACATACTTTATACGGGACATCAATTCCTCAAATACTTCAGGATGTGATTCGTGAATGTCATTAATAACCAAAGTATCAACTATCCTACGAGTCATTTCACATATTGTAACCTTATCGGTATTGGTTGTTTTTATTGTTTTAGTATCAAAATTTACTAAATTTTCTTTGTTATTTTTTATGAACTCGTTTAGAGAATCACCATCATCCCATTTTAGTGCCATTTGTGTACCTTTACATTTAAATTCGTTAAATCGGAAATTATTTTATCTTTTGATAATCCCACCTTCTCATCGTGAAACTCTACATACAATTCATTCATAAAGTCTGCTGTGTTTGTTTCTACGAGTTTATTAAGTATTTCATATTCAGCACCCTCTATGTCCATTTTTACAATTATGTAGTCTGTTTTTTCAAAATTCTCTGATAGGAACCTTGAAAAATCAAAACATTCTACTATAACTTCCTCCTCACGTTGATGTATAGACATATTCCAATTTGATTTTTCTTTTATCAAAGTAGAAGCTCCGGTATATTTGTTATCATTACCAGCTCGGTCAACAACAACAACATAAAATGGAATCTCACCATCAAAAACCCAAACAGCTTTATTTTCAAGTGATAAAAAATTATGTTTGTTTTTGTATTTTTCATACAAGTAAGGATTCGCTTCAAATGCGTAATATTCAAAAGAATCTCCTAATTTATTTCTAAAATCAGAAGTTACCTCTCCCATATTGTATCCACAATCTATAAATATTTTTCTCATAATTCGTAATTGTATATTTTTACATTACCATTGAAATTCCAATCTTTGGTTACTTCTTTACTAATGTGGTTGTTTAATTTTTTATGATATGGTCTAAAATTATATATCATACAAATTCTTTCAGGTTCTTCAATTGGAATTGTTGCTTTATGTGCAATATTTTGACTAAAAACAATAAAAGTTCCCAAGTCACCCTCTACATAATATTCAAAAAACCCTTGGGCTTTTAATTCTTCTATCTCTGATAAAGGAATTCTACTATCTTCATACAATGGTGGTGATATTGATGTTGGTGATGTTTTTGTACTATCTAATGCAAAAAATGAATCTGAAAAAACCAATGTTAAAAACGCTCCATTTTTTCGTGTAGTTGGTGTAAGATAAACCATAATTTTTATCTGACCCACTGCGCAATTATCATAGTGCCATAACCAAGAAGATTGTTCTTGATGGTCCGTTATTTTGTTTTTATATGTGTGTAGGTGTTCAACAACAACTTCAGTTCCGTATAATTTATTTGATAGTTCTTTAGCAAAATGTTCTCCCAATTCTATTACTTCAGGAACATCCAACATATTGTTTATTTTAACTAAAAGGTTATCATCTATTACATCACCATTGTTTATTTTTTCTAATACATTTTTTGATATATTTGAAACTAAAGTATTATAGTTGTCAGGTACTTCTATACCTAAATTTGTACCATTTAAATCTAATGTAAATTTAGTTACATCAAATTCAGTTTGATGTATTTTTGATTTTTCTATATAATCAAAGTATGATGTATACATTATCCCCTTAATTTACTACGAACTGGCATTTCAGAGTCGGTTACTCTGATGATACCATCGCCATATGCTTCTTCAAGTTCACGGATTCCTTTTATCAGTTTAATTAGACCTTGAGGTTCTACCGAAGCCATATGGTCAGTACCCCACATTGTTCGGTCAAGTGTAATGTGTCTTTCAATAATACTTGCCCCCAAATAAACAGCAGCAACCGAAGTACCTAACCTAAATTCGTGACCGGAATATCCAATTTCAAAATCAGAATACATTTCTGATAGTGTTTTGATGCCAGACAAATTTAACTCATTAACTGGAGCTGGGTAGGTAGAGTTGCAGTGTAGTAATCCAATTTCATATTGGTTATTATACTTTACCTTTGCATTACGAAGAACTTCCACAGCGTGATTAATTTCTTCTTGGGTTGACATACCAGTTGAAAATATAACTTTTTTACCCGTAGCAACACAACCCTCTAACAATTCATCATTAGTCAACATTGCAGATGGTACTTTGATAAATGGAATATCATATTGATTTAAGAATTCAAGAGAATCCATATCCCAAGGCGATGCTGACCAGGCGATTCCTTTTTGTTTACAATACTCATCTATTTGGTCATACTCTTCCTTACCAAATTCAACTCGGTATTTGTAATCAAGATATGTCATAGTTCCCCAGGGGGTTTCTCTCATAATTCCCTTTTGATGTTCAGGAACACAAACATCCGGATTTCTTTTTTGAAACTTCACAGCATCACATCCCGATAAGGCTGCAATATCAATAAGTCGCTTTGCGATATCAAGGTCACCATTGTGGTTGATACCAATTTCTGCTATAATATATGTTTTTTTCATTTGTTGTAGGGTATTTTAATTACTACTTTTTTTACTTCTTGCGGATTGCCAGACGCAAGTCCTGGTATATGTAAGTCGTTTGGATATAATATTAAAAATTCATAAGGTTTTAGTATTACTTTTCTTCCCTCTTTTATAGGTTTATATAATGCGTAATCTTTTTCAATATCATATTCTTGAACCAGCTCAACTTCATCTTTTGAATAGATTTCTATTACCTCTTCACCTTCGGTTAGATACTGAATATCAATATGTTTAAGATGACCTTCGGCTAGACAACTTTCATCTTTTATTTTAGTGATGTATGTTTGTTCCATTTAAAGTTCTTCTATTCGTTTTGTTTTATCACATATTAATAAATCATATGCTGGTTTTTCACCCACACTTAAATTGTGGTATTTACATCCCCAATCATCTAATTGTTTTTTAGTTATATCATACCAATTTATTCCAGTAACACTACCTCTAGCACTCCAATATGTTATAGTATGTCCTTGGTCATACAATATACGAATTTTTTTTATATTTTCCAAATTTGGTATTGCATTTTCGTAATTTCTTTCACCATCATAAAAACAAATGGTTTCATCTATATCAACGTAGATATTCATTTTTTCCAAATAAACCAAGTTGGGTTTGTAGATTCGGTATGTACCCTAAACATTTTGATGTCTTCTTTTTTTTCATTAACAAACTCATCAACCGCCTGCTTTACACCGCATTTTACACCACCCCAAATCGTATCAGTTAACATATAATCGTGACCACAAAACAAAGTATTACATTTTGACCACCAGTTATTGAGGTCTTCCTTTACACCCTCATATGAATGGTCTCCATCAATAAAAATTAAATCAAAGTAACCATCTCCAAATTGTGAAATAATTTCAGAATCATTTGAGAATGCTCTAATAACTTCTACCTTATTATTATCAGAAAACTTTTTATTTAAATTTTCATATTGATATTTTGCTTCTTCACGATTACGATTCATATCGTTTTGAGATGGCGTTTCGTACAAATCCCAGCAATCAATCGCAACACATTTCTGACTCACAACGGGTACTCTTAAAGAGAACGTATTACCTTCTCTAACACCAATTTCAAGATACGTTTTTACATCATTAAATCCGTTGGTAGCTTTACCACTTAACGAATTAAATATTTCTTCAGTTAGTTTCATTTTCTAAAAAATCTAAAATTCTAATTGATGTGTTACCATCAAGTTCATATTCATCAAATAGTTTAATTAAATCACGGTAATCTTTTTTTGGTTTTGATAAAAATTCACAATTCCAATCAAAATCAATCGTGTTTTGTTTAACTATGTCCATAACTATCAAATTGGTTTGATTAAATTTTTGCAATCTATCAACATCAACAAACTTTTTAAAGTCTTCAATGGTTGGTATTTTCCATATATTCATCCAAAACTTAGCGGAATCTTCTACTCCATTTCCTGTTTCATTTATGAACGTATTAATATCATTCATTTTGTTAGATGCGTCACACACGCTGTCCAAATTAACAATTGTTTTATTGAAATAAAATCCAAAATTAAATACACTGCTCATTTGACCAATGTGTATATCACACAAATTAGCAATATCAAATACATCGCTTTCATCATACACTATCTGAACCCCATCCACTACAAATGGATTAAATTGATTAATAAATTTTGGGTTTGTTGGTTCTCCCGGATAACATTTATAAAACACTTGATGTGTATATTTTGTTTTTTCAACCAAAGTTTTTAACGCCTGAAAGGAAATATCTCGTGTTGTATTAATTACACCCCAAAACAATATTTGTTTTTTGTCCAAATCAATATTGTATTTTTCCAAAGACCCATTTAGTTTTATGTTTGAGAATCTTGGATTGCCAACTACCTTTATTTTGTCACGATAGCTCTCATTCATACAATCAATTCTTCTTTCTTTTGCAAACTCGCTGTGTTCAAAGTAGTAATCAATCATATTTTGTGGATAGTTCATTCTTGACAACATTTCAAGTCTATTTTCTATGTTGTTTATAAGATGGCTGCTAACCTCAATTAATCCTATCTTACACCCAAATTTTTCTTTGAATTCGTAAATAATTGATTGTTCAGGTTGCCAGCGCTCTCTGGCTAAAATTAAAATGTCTGGTTTAAATGGTATCTCAACACCCAAAGTTTGTGATACAACAGATTCTTTATTTTCAGAAAAACTACCATCATAAGAAAAGTATTCTTTTTCGTGTGGGTATTTTAATTGAGTTTCTTCGCTATATAAAAATAAAAAATCGTGACCTCTACGTTTTACCTCTAAAGCTATGGGTAGTAGGGTCTTATAGTATTTTTGGTCACCCGCGTATAAAACTATATTCATACCAAATTTCTAACCATCATATGAAATGATGTGTTTTGTGTTTTAATTTTATCTATGGTTAATTCATCTAAATATTTTTTACCACTACTTTCCCAAAGATGATGTGAGTACGCGTTTTCAAACTCAAGGTTTCTTTCAAAAAGGGCTTCTATGTGGTCTTGGTGATATAACGGCCAGAAAAAAGCTTGATGATTTAAAATTGTTATTTCATCCGCAATCTGACGCGATAACCAAAGGGGATATGCAACTGAATGAGTACACCAAGTTGGTGAGCCCGGAGGCCCTCCACCAAAAGAATATTCAAATCCCATCAACCACCGTGTAAGAAAAGTTGAATTTGGTTCGGAAAGAATTATAGCCGGACACAATCCTTCAGAACCATCTACTCCTTGTTGACCCATAACCACTTTGTTGTTTAGTAAGTCGGTATATGGTTTTACAAAAATAGTATCCGTGTCAGCATACACACCACCCTCATCCAAAAGAACTTGTAGTCTAATTACATCTGATTTGTGTGCTTGTTGTATGATGGGTTTTCCGAAAATTTCAACAGGTGGTTCTACAAACTCTAATTTCACCATAGGTTTTGTTAAATCCCACCAATCTCCACTTGGTTCAGTATCCATCCAAATGGTAATAGAATCAAACCCACCACGAATATATGCAGATTTAACTGACAAATAATGATGTAGTTTCCATTCCCTACCACCAGCACTCAAATGAACATAGTGTAATTTATTTGGAATCATAAATACAAAACAAATTATGACCAGAGCCCGGAGTGATATCTACTGCTGACTTGATTTCTTTACCTAAATTTTCAAGGTTACATTTATTGAATTCTTCATCATAAATTTTATAACCATAGGAATGAATAACATCTAATAACTCTTGTGTTTCTTGAACATCCAATCCATTATAAATTTCCGTAATCAAATAAGGATGATGAACTTCAATAATTGGTTTTAAAGTTTTTAAAATGTCTTTATCGTGACCCTCTGCGTCTACTTTTATTAAAGATACCACACCCAAATCAATATTTTCATCTTCAATAAATTTTGGTAGATTTACACCATAAACATCAATTGGAATTTTGTGACCGGTTACACCAACTCCAAAGTGTGTACGAGTAGCAAATCCACCATTACAAAATCCCATATCGGAATAGTGAAAAGTAAGTTCACCTTCTTCATCCGAAACCGCATAATTGTATGGGTGGATATTTGGATTTAACTTTGAGTTTTTTTCCAAAACTTCAAAGGTAGCAGGGTTTGGTTCAAACGAAATAACTTTGTCTGCGAACAAGGAATACGCAATGGACATATTTCCTACTTGGGCTCCAACATCAATGACGGTGGAATGGGGTAAGATAATTTTTGAAAGGTTTTGTAAGATTTCTTCCGTAAAGAGATACTCAACTTCCCAATCACCTTGATATGGATGTAACCATCTATGATACGAGAATTCCTTACCAACTCTATTTAAGGTTATGGTTTTTGTATTGTAATGATTACCGCTCTGCTTTAGGATATCCAAAACTTCTTCGCGAAATGGCTTTATATCAAACATAGATAATTGTAAAATTTTCTTTATGACACACGATTCGTTTCCAAAACACCCATCACGATAGGGTTTCGTAATAATCGTTTTGTCGTTCTTGTCTTTCTATTCCCTTTGGATGATATAAGGAAAGTTCTTCGGTCCAAGGTAGGTTTGAAATAGTTTCATATCCAACGAGTTTTTCGTGAACCTTGTTTTCCCAACGAATGACTCCATTGTTCTTGTAGATTCGCCATTGAGGGTCTGGAAAATTTACCCAACCCTTTTCATTTAATCGCCATCCCCATTTTTGAATGTGTTCTTGGGTCAAACCTTCTACTGTATTTACTCGTGGTACGAGAATTACATCCACATCATTTTCTTCCAAGATTGGGTGAATGTTGTCCATAAGAACTTCATTGGGAATTTCATCTGCATCAATCTGAAAAATGTAATCTCCCAAACAAGCTTCGGTTAATGCGTTCTTCATATGTCCAAAGTGACCATCAAAGTGATAACCGATTCTTCGGATACTACTACCCAATATTGTTAGGTATCGTTCCACTTCTGGTGTTCCGTGGTTTGTATCATAGAAAACCACAATTTCATCTTGTGGTTGTTTTCGGTCAATAAGAAATGTTAGTAATCGTTGTATTTCAATAAACTCATTACAAACCGTAACTGCGTAACTAATTTTCATAATCAATCATCTTTTTGAACTTGTTCTTCTTGTCTTCTTTTATTTGCCGCAGCAACTTTATCGTTTACACCATAGTTGTAATTGAATACCATTATCGGACCCACATTCTTGTAAATTAAAGTTCGGTAACCTTCTTGTAGTTTTTTTCTTTTGATTTCACCCATATAGAATGCTTTGGATGACTCATCTATTCGTAGTTTAGTTAAGTCCAATTTACGAACACGAGTTGATTCCGCCATAATCTCCGGATAGTCTTCCGCCAGTTTTGAAAATACAATTGGACTGACCTTATCAAGGTCTATACAATGTAAGTATTCCTTAAACTTTGGTTGTAAAACAAACACGAAATAATCACCCGTTTCACCATTAGTTTTGGTGTAATCAATTTTTGCAACCATACCTCTCTCCAAGTTTGACTTTTGGAGTCGTGTAGGGTCAGTCATCTTATTCCGATGTTGGTTTTTAAAATCAGGCATCTAATTTCTTCAATTTAGGTAGTTGAAGTGTAACTTGTTGGGGTCCTTTTCCGGCGTCATACTTTTGTAGAATATCACCAAGCAATTGAGTCATTTTTTCAATGGTGAAATTATCCTTTACATACTTACGATTCTTACGAGACCTCTCTTCTGCTTTATTATAATTATCGTAAATCCATTTTAGATGAGCACCCGCGTCTGAATAATTTATAGTAAACCAACTGGCTTCTTTCATAATCCAATCGTTAGCCGATGATGGATGAACTTGTTTAACATCACCACCAATCAAGAAATTGTAATCATTGTGTAGAAAATCCAAATGACCACTCCACTTTGATGCGATAATTGGTTTACCACTCACACAAGCTTCTAATAGAGGTCTACCAAAACCCTCACCTTTTGTAAAAGATACGTGCGCTTTTACTTTTGGATGGTTGTATAGTGAGTTCATTTCTTCATCCGAAAGTTCACCATCAAGAATGTAAACATTTGGCAGATTCTTTGAGTCTACTTGGTTTTTAATCATCTCAATTCGTTTACGAACTTCGTGAACATTTGTAATGCCCGGAGCTACAAGTGATGTTTTCAAAATAAGTGCTGGCTTCTTTGACTTGTTTTTGAAAGATTCAAGGAATGTATAAACAAGTCCACTAACATTCTTTCGGTCTTCACCAGAGTTTCCTTGTAACCAATGACCTACAAATAGAAATGCGAAATCTTCTTTGATATCTGACATCACTTGATTTACTGAACTATGAATTGGTTTTTTGTTATCATAAATGTCTTCGTGGAATCCCTCAAACAAAACCTCAACGGGTTTGGTAAGTTTCAACTCACCAATTTTTTGTTTGGTCTTATCATCCATTTTGTCGTAACTAACACTTAATGTAGTTGCGGAGTGATTGGATGATACAAGATTCAAATCCATACGATTACATCCTTCAATGAATGCTGGGCTGGCTTGGTTGGTTTCAATCACTGCAGATACACCAATGTTGTAGTGACCAACGGATTGGAACTCACTTGGAATGGTGATTTGAATCCACACATCGGGCTTGGTTTCCAACTTGGTCACAAATCGTGAGGTCAAATCTTGGTCTGCATCAGTAAGAGCTGTTTGAGGTGTATTACCCCATCGTTGTGGTAGGATACGAATATCCCACTCCTCACCCTTTACTTGGATTAGTGAACGAACAAAATCTCTTGAACGAGAACCATAACCACTGCGTGTTGCGATAGGGCAACTAACTACACATAACTTTTTCATGCTTTATAAATTTCAAATCGTTTACGAGGAGTCCAATTTTGGAAACATCCTTCAATAGCTTCAACAAATCTACCACCCATAGATTCCATAGACATACCTGCGTCTGATTGAATCCATTGACTACCAATCTCACCATATTCAACAAGAGCTTCTCTACCCTCTCTGAAGGACCAATCAAGTTGGTCTGCTACTTCGTAGTAATCAACTCGGTCATCAAAAATGTATGGAGTTGCGGGAGAACCTTGAAGAGATAGGTTAGATGGCCATACAGGAAATACCCACTCACCCCACACTAATCTACCATTACTTTGAAGCGAATTCCAATCTCTACGATTGTGAAGTGAACCAATTTTTACATAATCTTCTGCAGTTAGCGGTTTACCATCCAATTCAAATCCACATTGGTCTTGGAGGCCGCCGGTAACATTTACAACAATTGGAGTTCCAGCTCGTAGAGCTTCACAAGACGCAAGACCAAATCCTTCGTTGGATGCGATGTTTAGAATCACATCACCTGAATTGTAAAATAGGTTAAGTTCTTCGGTTGAGAATCTTGCATCGGTGAACTTGTATTCACCAAACTTACCATTGTGTTTGATTACATCTGGAATATCCGTTCCATTATCATCAACGGGTTGAGTGTGCATAAACAATAGAAGCTTTTTGTCTTGATATCGTTCTGCAAACTCGTTAAATGCAAGAATCATATCACCTGGCACTTTTCTACGAATGTTTCTATTGTTCCAAAGAACTACAAAGTCATACTTGTCAAGACCATACTTTTCTTTGAACTTTACCAAGTTTAAATCATCACTTGGTAGTGGTTTAAACAATTTTGATACTCCGTGTGGGATGTATTTGTAAGCCCAATCTTCTTTAGCCATTTCATACTTTTCCAACACTCGTTTGTTGATACCATATGTTTGTTTTGAGATGGACATTAACAAATCACAACTTGCGTAGAACGGAGCATTCCACATTGGGTCTGGCAATGAATCCCAAATATTGTAATACATAATAGGAACAAACTGCCGAACTTCGTGTTCCATATTGTATAACCATCCCCAAAAACGAGGGTCGGTAAAGTGTAGAATTGCATCCGGCTTTTCAATGTTAATTAGGTTTCTTAACACATCAGGACTTCCATAGCCCGTAGATGCGTAAATCTTCAAGTACGCGTCTTCAACACCACTTTCTTTAGCAGCATCAGCTGATACATCAAACACTTTACCTTCATCGGGGTGTTTTAAAGCAGCACCTAACTGAACCCAATCATATTTGTGTAGGGTTGATAGGACCATTTCTTTACTCTGCGTTGCGATTCCACTATGCAATCGGAGGTCATCCGATAGAAGTAAAATCTTCTTTTTCTTTGGTTTATTAGGGTCTACTTTTCGTAGCTTTGGTAATTGTAATTCCATATCGTAACTCTTTGGTATAAGTATTAAAGTTGGTTATTTAAAATACATTTTGTTGTTGATTACTAACACATCAACATCGGATTCTTCAAACAATTTCATAGCATCTTCCGGCGTTTCAACAATAGGTTCACCCTTGATATTTAACGAGGTATTCATCACAATAGGAACACCCGTGATTTGTCTAAACTTGTCTATCAAATCGTAAAATCTTTCATTGTCTTCCCTACGAAGAGTCTGAACACGACCTGTATTGTCAATATGAACTGCGGATGGGATTTCTTGTGGTTTTTTACAAGGAACTGTAAATAGCATAAATGGCGATTCAAAATCCATTTGGAACCATTCTTCTTTGTATTCATTCAAAATCACAGGAGCAAATGGTCTATACCACTCACGGAACTTAACCCTTGAATTTAGGATGTCTTTCATTTCCTTTCTTCGTGGGTCGGTAATGAATGAGCGATTACCCAAGGCTCGTGGTCCAAATTCAGAACGACCTTGGAACCAACAAACAATTTTACCATCTGCAACTGAATTAGCAATGACATCCAAATCCAAATCAACTTCGGTGTATTTACTTGATGGTTGATAATCATAATCAAACCCAAGATACATAATTTCCGAATTTTTGTGTTCTATCTTATCGTTCAATAAAATATGATGATAAGCGTATAAAGATGAACCAATTGATATACCATCATCACCACAAGCCGGTGCTAAAAAGAAGTTTTCAAATCCACTTTCGGTAATAATTTTATAGTTTGCATTACAATTCAAAAATATACCACCAGCCGCACATAAGTTTTTATTGAACTCTTTACTTTCTTGGTAAAGGTCTTGTGAATATTTTACCAATGAACGCTCAGCCATATATTGAATATCAGCCGCAACACCCATTACCTCTTTTGACTCGGACTCTTCTTTGGTATAAACATACTGATGTGGTCTTGTGTAAAAAGTATCTTCGTATTTGTTAACTTCGCGTGGATACCAAATTTTTGGAAATCTACCACTAATTTGAGACCATAACCAATCAATGTAAAGATTATCAAACTCTTCAGTTCTTTTTCTCATAGGTTTGGTCCATTTTTTCCAATTTTTTTTGGTTTTTGGACTAACTTGACCATACGCAGCCAACCCCATTAAAACACCCGCTTTTAATACACCAGGTCCAATACCACACCATTCCGTAGCAACATCGTAAAAGTTTCCATACATATATTGTGGATTCTTAAACCGATTTATTTGATTACCCCATCCAAATTGCATAGAACTACAAGCCATATGGTCACTTATACTAGCATCAGCTGTAAAAATCATAGACTCTTTAAATGGTGATAGGTAAAAAGCGTATGCAGAATGTGCGGTATGATGGTCTACAAAGTAACCTTGAAATACTTTATCAACCCCATCAATCAAAACCCACAGTCTAGCATATCCAATGTGTGGACTCGTTCCACTTCCATATGGTGGGGTTATACGGTCAATGTATATTGGTAAAGTCCAACCCAAACCATCAATTAATTGTGGTGTATGATTTGGGTCAACTCCACTTAATATTCTACTTTCAAGCTCATATGTTCCATAGGTGCTTAATGGATACTTGGTATCAAGTGGTGAGTAAATATTCATAAATGGAATTGATTGTTTATGCCAAAACCCCATCGTAATAACATCAACCTCTTCAATTGATATACCATTTTTTTCTAAAAAAGTATCAAATACTTCACGACTAATAAAATCATCTTTTTTTCTACGAGATAATCTTTCTACTGCAATAGCTGATACAATTTTACCATCACGCATTAGTGATAGAGACGCATCGTGTCCTGTGTGTATTCCTAATATAATCATTGTACGAATGTGACTTTTTTATCGTTCCAATATACTCTTTTTTCAAAGTGTTTCCACTCTTTAATATCAATTTGACCAAAATACATAATCTTGTCTGCGTTTTGAGCAATCAAGTCGTATTGGTGTAATTTTTGGGTGGGGTGGTGTGGTTTGTCATAGTATTCTTCGGACATTCCACTGTATAGGTTCATTGGTGTAGATGCAAGGTTATACTCAATATACTTTACATCCAATTCTATGCAAAATTTGCGAACCCATTTTTCAATACCATCTTTGTTACCACGACTGATAATTGATAGTTGGTCTCCAAATTTTTGTTTTAGTTTGAATATAAGGTCTTTGATTTCACCACGATTTTCATATCTAGCATCACCTATCAATGCGACCTTCATACCTTCTCTTCTATTATATAAGCTCTTTACACGCAATCTATTCGGGGAATGATTTTGATATTTTCTCATTAAAATAGCTCTCGCAACTTTTGTTTTTCAATAACCGATTTTACTTTACTTACATAATTAGGGTCTTCAGCATAAGAAGCATTCAAATATCTAAAATATTCTTCTTCAGTTTGAATGCCACCTAAATATCTACATTGGTAAAATGCGTAGTCGTATACTGACTCTTCCCAAGTATCGTAGTATGCGTGGTTATTTTGTGTTCCTTTTGCAGTATTAACCCTCTGGCGGGCTTGCTTCATACCAAATAGGTTGTTGTTTTCTCGGAAGATTTTAGATTTGAACTGACCTGTTTCTACATAAGATTGAGCCAATGCAATATGTGGAAATTTCATATTAAGGTCTTTCATCAATTTGACCAAATCATCTTGATTAAAAGGAGTTTCCTTGATGTTTAACAGTAGTATGTTTTTCTCATAGATACTCAAATCTCCAAAAGCAGCGTATCTACCAATTCCATAAGAAATACTACCAATTAAAAATGCGAATCCACTCAAAATAAGAACTAACTTTCGTAATCCAATTCTTTTGAATTCCAACAGGGTTTTATTGTAGCTATACAACATAATTAAGGGTTTTGATTAAACAGCGTGTCGTTCTGATTTAGGACACAAATCGTAGCGGTCTTTGAAAGGACAAAATCTACAATTCTTATTCTTATCACCGGCTTTGGCGGGAAATGGACCATCTTGTCGGTAGGTTCCATCCATATTGAAAGCGGCTGATACAAAGGTATCAAAGTTTGTTGTAATTTCTTTCAGAGTCCGACTACCAGCAGCGGGCTTAAATACTTGAACTCGTTTGTCGTAAGCGTTCTCACTCAACTTTCGTTTTAATATAATGTACTGAACATCAATTCTATCAATGTCGTATCCATATTGTTCGGAGAAAAACTTCTTATATAAAATCAACTGAGCGGTTTTGGTTTTGTCGGCTTTAGCCCACTTATTCCAACCACTTGTAGATGTTTTGATATCATCAATGATAAGGCGAGAATTTTCAGTATCCTCAAACACAAGGTCAAGGAAGCCCTTCATCATCACATTTTCATTATTTGTCGGATAGTAAATTGGCAACTCAATACCCACCAATTTGATTTTCTTGGTAGAGAAATATATTGAGCGTTTCTTCTTCAAGTAGTCAATAATTTCAACACCATCTTGATAGAACTCATTCATTTGTTCTTTGGTGGTAAACTTTTGACCATAGATAGCCATTGTCTTTTTGTATTCTTTAGCCATCGTATCCCTCAACATAGTATGTAGGTCAAGTTCATTGGCTTTCTTCACAGTTGAAGAATACATAACATCCAACCAAGTTTGGATGGTTTCGTGCATTGAAGTTCCGAAGATGAGGTGAATGGATGGGTCATCAATTTTATTACCATCCATATAGGTCAGCTTCCATTGTTTAGGGCAATTAGCCCACATCGTATATTGTGAGTACGAAACCTTCACATCTCCCTGCTTTTCTACATAAACAGGAATCTGAAGTAGTGTTGTCTTTGACTTTTTCATCTATACAAATATACGAAAAAGTTTTTAATTATCCAAACTTTTTACAGCTTTTTTTAGCTCAACTTCAACTTCCCAACTTGGTCTGCGTTCACGAACATACTTTAAAATACCCATAGCCACTTCGTTGAACTTTTCATCAGTTACGATGTAAGTGACCTCACGGACAACTTTACCATCATCGTATGCAACTTCCAAAGCACCCATTTGAGCACATAATTCACCCTTGTAGTAAATGTCCGTTCCTTGGTAAGAAAAGTCTTTGGTAGAAACATTAGTAAGCGGAGTTACTGCGCAAGAACTTAAAAACAAAACACTTGCCAGAAAAACATTTTTCATAATTTTATCCATTTTTGATTACTATCTAATCTAAACGACCCAATATGTTCTCTATTCCATTCGTTTGGTGATATTAAAGAAAGAAACACATTTCCGTTATTACCCACATAAAGATGATAGGTATCACCTATCACGGGTTCAAAACTAAATTTAGCGGTATAAACTAATTCATTCCACCTAAATTCATCCACCAACCTCTGATACTCTTCTTTGAGTTCATTGAACTTGGTTTCTAATTGTTTGTTTACTTTGTTGACTCCTCGTTGCTTCCAAAGGTCAACATCTTCCGTTTTTATACTTGGGGCCCCAACATTTGTAGCATATGGTAAAAGGCGGGCGTTATACCCACCTTCTTCCGAATATACTACATAATCGGGTTTTTTATTTTCCCCACTTTCCACGCTGAACAATCTGAGCGATAATACCATAGACCGACAGGTCTTCGTATGTATCTTGGATTGACTCACCAACCTCATCTGGCTGACCCAATACAACCATCTGCTTCAAGCGATTAACTTTATCGTTAATACGGAACCATAATCCGGTCAAAGACAATCTAACCTCATCTTGGGTTTGAAGTGATGTTCCTACGGAGATATTACCCGGTCCGTAGTTTCTCTGCTTCTTACAAAAAGTAAGATACATCTCATCCAAAATATTTTTGAACTCTTCAGTAGTTTGTGGATAGTTTTCTTCACAATACTCAATTGCAGATTGTTCTTTGACCCCACCATAGTTGGGGCGCTCTTCTTCAGCTACCCACTCTACTTTGGTTTTTGCTTCTTTAATCATTTTAGCCATTTATCTATTTCTTTTGGGTCAATCCCATATTTAACAATTATTGATTTGATTTCATCCTTGGTAAGAATATCAAGGTAATCCAAAACTTCACGGGATGATACTTCATAGTATTTGCACAAATACTGGATTACATTTTTATCCCACTTGTCTTCGGACTTACCTTTGATATACTTGTTGAATGATTTTTTCTTTGGTAGAATATCCAAGTAAAACTTATAAACCTCTCGTGGGGTTAGCTGTCCGTTTGTGTATTGATTTATAATGTTTACAATTTCAACATTATCAACACCCATAGACAAGAACCGATTAACCATATAGGTTTCAAAGGATTTCTTATCCATCGTGGACAAGCTCTCCCACGGAGTTTTAAGATGAGTAATACCACCCAAGTGGTCAAATAACCCTTTGGCTTTTACTACACCATCATTACTTTTCTTCACCACCTTCAAAGAACTCTTTTGGAGTGAACTTTGGATGAACAGTCCCACATTCATTACATACAACCACAGGGATTGGTAGCATTGATTGTTGACCATTCGGAGACATTACCGCTGGAACTTCTTTAAACATAGTCACTTCCGTGAAGAAAATACCTTCACAATTAGGACAAGTTACTGTTTTGAGTTTAAAGGGGTCAACATTGATTTTTGGTGCTTGTTGAGTTGGTTGTTGTTTACCACCCATTGGAATTACTTTACCTTTTGCCATTTTAGATACTTGTTATAATATTTAACATCATCGCCATTACATTGATTTCTTTATCAACTACCATAGCGTCTTTATACTGACCATCCGCGATGTTTAAGATGGTTTGTCCGACTTTACCTTTCCCATAGTCATCTACTCTATCGTAAAGGGTTCTATACAAAGGTTCAAAGCTTTTAACACCTGAATCAGCAATAATTTGTCTGACATTGGTGAACTTTGTTTTTGCATCATTATTAGACATCAATTCTTGTACCACTTTTTCGGTGTAGTTTGCTTCAAGAGTTGATTGTTTGTCAATCACCAATTTGCCGTTGATGACCTGTCGTTGAGCTGCGTTTAGAACTCTACGAATGTCCGGATATCCACTATTAACAAGCACAGCAAGGTCTGACATTTCAAATTCAATACCTTCGGTTGTTAGAATATCATTCAATCGTTTTGCAACATCCTTTTTAGATGGTGGGGTAATTGCAAATGTTTGGCAACGAGATTGGATAGGGTCAATTACCTTTTCAACAAAATTACAAGTTAGAATAAAACGAGTAGATGCTGAAAATGTCTCCATCAAATTACGAAGAGCCGCTTGGGCGTTTTGAGACAAATAATCAGCCTCATCCAAGATAATAACCTTCCACTTTCTAAAACCCATAGATGATGCGAATCCACGAATCTTATCACGAACTGCGTCTACGGAGTTTTCATCAGAAGCGTTAATATACATCAAATCACAATCAATCTGATTGGTAATGATTTTAGCCAATGTGGTTTTACCCGTACCGGCTTGTCCATACAATAAAAGGTGTGGGACATCTTCATTTTGAATGTAAATCTTTACCTTTTCAAGGATGTGTTCGTTTCCTACATATCCTTCTAATGTATCTGGTCGGTATTTTTCAACCCATAATGAATTACTCATCTTCCTACTTCTTTTAGATATTTTTCTTTACAATCTTCCCACGACATACCAATGATATCAAGGTAAAATAATGATTCTGGTTTGATACGACCTTCTTCGTGTAGTTTTTCGTATCGTTTGATTGCCTTTGGTTTCCACCACTTCATTGTGTATTCATCGCTCTGAACAAACTTGTCCTTCATTATCAGTTGGTCTTCGGTAATCTCATTACGGAGAAACTCATTACCATTCTCATACATTTGTGCGAAATACACACCTCGTTTGAATCCGTGTTGGTAGTGAGAACCTTTCAACCCAAGTTCTTTGAAAATCATATTGATGACTTTCTGCTTTACTCCGGTAGCAGGTCCATCTACACCTTCTTTTTCAGCAGTTTGAATAGCGTACTCTTCGGATTTGTTTTCTTTAATCCAATGGTGCCAGGGTTCGTAAACTGAATCATCTGGCTTTGTAGCTACCTTACCTGCGGATTCTCCCAAGGTTTTGAAGTGGGGGATACCATTATATTGAGAGTGAATACCATACAAAGAAGTGGTTCCGACTGCAATCAAAGTTTGTCCGTATTTCTCTTTCCAATGTTTACGAACTACCTCCGATGTAGCCATACAAGCAATCAACTTACCACCCAAGAAATTGTACCCCAAAGGTTGGGTGCAGACAATTGTGGATGCGATAGTAGTATGATTCAACTTACCATCTTTGTATTTGTTGTCTTGGGTCCACCCAATGTAGGTATCACGAACTCCCAATGATGTGACATCTGAAGCCAAGGAAATCATTCCAAGTATCTTACCACTAACCCTATCCTTAATGTAAATCTTTACATTACGACCGGGATTAGCATCAAAAGACATCGTATGAATTAGTTTTCGGATTTCAGTCCAGCGAGTAGATTCTTTTGGGTCATCAACAATTTCTACATAAGGTTCAAGGTCTTCAATTTCTTTGATTGTTTGTTCCTTATTTTGAATGTCTTTCGGCATCCAAAGAGCATCATAGTGAAGAGCCAGACCTGCTTTTCTCTTCATAGAGGTAGCCAAGTCATAGTTCCACTCCTGCCACTTTTTGTAAAGTGTTTGTTCTTCTACGGACATAGAAGAAAGGTAGTCCATATTTTCAATGAACTTACCCTTTTCTACATCATAGTCAAACGCAGGTTTCGCTGGTTCAGTATCCCAAAACATTACTTTACTTCTACGAGGTAGTAAGATGATTTGTATCCTTCGTGTTCAAAAGAAACTGAAGCAAGACCTTGTGATGAGACCTTCATAGAAGATGCTTTAGCACCACGATTTGCATTCAAGATTTCCTTCAAGTATTTAGCAGAGAATGAAATGGGTTGAACATCACTTTCACAAACACAATCTACATTGATAGAGATTCGGTTAGAGTTGATTTTAGAATAACCCAAAACAATCTTACCTGCGTTTGATTCACCAGTACAAGTAAAGGTAAAGGTATCCGAATCACTCAAAGCACCTTTTGATTTGATAAATGTCCCAATGAATGCTTCATCCAAAGTGATGGTAGCATTAAAGTTGGGGAGTTGCTTGAGTTCTGGAACTGCTGGAATTACTGACAATTCAGCCAACACATAGTTTACCGAAGTTTTAGTGTCTGAAAATACCAATGAAGTTTCATTAGATTTTACATCAACACTTGCGTCAAGAACACCCAACAAACCTTTTAGTTGTGAAGTAGTGTAGATACCAAATTCACCATTAGGGAATGACTTATCTTCACTTTCTACAACACCCAAAAGGGTTTTGTCATCAGAGATGAAACGAACCGAAAGTCCTTCATCAGTTGAGACTACCTTAACGGATTCAACTTCACCGCCAAGATTATAACGAGAGACAAATCCCTCAAATGAACTTTTCTTCATACTTTTTAATTTTTAGTTTAGACAAATATACGAAATAATTTTGAATTATCCAAACCATTGCTGGATTTTTTGTTTTCTTTTTTTGAATCGGTAAATGTAAATGTTCTTTGTAAGAGTTTCCACATACTGAGCACTTCCATCATCCAATGCGTTTTTCAATTCAATAGCAACGGGCTTTAGTTTCCCATTGTGTTTGTTTCTTAAAGTTTTGTCGTGATACCTACGACCATTCCACATAATAACCCTTCCAGCTGATGTTTCACCCATACACTCAAAGTTTGTAGCTTTATAAACCACACCTTCGTGTCCAAATGTTTTATCAGCATATGAGATTATCATTTCCAAATCAGTATTTCGTTGTAACCACCGAAGAGTCCAACCTATAAAATACGATTCGGTATTTTTTGGAGTATCATCAATACAAACGAGTCGTTTCAACTCTAAAATCTTTGATGGGTTGGAGGTATACTTTTCAGCAACCCCAACCATACCCAAAGACCCATAAACCATAGCACCAATCATAGTATCACCATCCATCAACTTAAAACAATATGAAATGTGTAATCCATTCATATTTTTTGAATAGTGATGAGTTTCCACAAAGTTTACAATCTCACTTCGTGGACATAATTCTACTATGTAGTTGGTTACACTCATTAATTTGTTCGCTCGTAGAATTCATCGTGCAGCATTTCATTGATTTTTTCAATGGTATACGCATTTTGTAAAACTGAATTTAACACATCATATGCACCATCCTCTGAAATATCACCAAATTGGTGGACATCATCGGTGTGCCAGAGATTATCTACATAGTAACCATTCTCCTTTAATACTTGTTTTGCTTGTTCAATATTCATAATACAAATATACTAAATTAATTTTAATTATCCAAATCAAAATCCAAAAAATTGCGATGCTTTTAGAAGATTGGGATTTGGTTTGTCCCAATTCATTGCGTCATAGAAGTCGGTGATTTTGTTCTCCAACTCCTTTTCCCAAATCAAGTCCACATCAATGTATTGTTGAATAAACTGATTGATTTGTGGGGGGTCGTTATGACCTGTGAATGCGGTAGCTTCCAATCCAAGTGGATTCTTTTTTAAGTAAACCCACTTAATCTTATCACCATCCTTCATAGGTTCATATTTGTAAGGAGCGTTATAATGTTTCAACAACCTATTATAGGTTATAGCAGCTTTAACGTGCGCTGGGGTTCCTTTCTCAAATTCACCCAATGCGTACTCCTTACGATTCTTTACATACTTGGACATATCCTTCACAGCAGAGTTCTTTGCAATATCCGTAAAGTTTTGGTCTGACATCTCTTCTTTGAATTTGATAAGTTTATCATCAATTATAGATTTATCAACACCTTTTAGAATATCCAACAAAACAGTCTCCATCACCTTCTTAAAGTAGGTTGGGAATGATGACCTACGAACATCCAATCCCTTAACATCCATCTTATCACAAGGAACAGTATTGTCGTTGATAATCCATTGTGCGTATCTCTTCTTTGATACCCAAAATCCACCTTTTGCGATGGTTTCTTGTTTGATATCAAATCGGTGAAAGTCCACATTGAATAACTTTTTAGACATCGTGTCGTAGACCTTATTGATGTGGGCTTGAACCTCTTGAGCAACTGATAGAATCGCTGGAACCATTTGTTCATCAGACTCCACATCAATTTGTGGGTTTCTTGCTTTTACAAGCGGAGCCGCCTGATAGAATACGGAGTCAGTATCGGTATATACATTGTAGTCATCCTCTTTACCAATGATACTTTTGTAGTATTGGTTAGCAATCATCTCCGTGGTCTTGATTACAGTTTGACCCGTAATTGTGGTAGCTTCTGCGTTATCCACATCATAGAATCGGAATGATGGTAGACCCAATACACCATAAAGGGAGTTCAACATAATTTTTTGAACCAACTGGCGTTGAGAGTAAAACTTGTAAAGTTCGTTATTACCCTCTTTACCATATTTTTTCATTAAGTCCTTATACTCAACTCGCTTGTCAAACCAAACATTCAAGATTTCAGGTATTACACCAACCCTATCTTGCGTGTACAATACACCATTTGATGATACTGAATAATTGGATTCCGTGATTAGATTTTGAAATTCATCACGAGTTAGCGGTGGAAACTCACGACCATTATCATCCACGATTGAATACGACTCAATCTTGTTCTTCATATAATCTTCCGAAGAGAATGATTTGAGTTTACCAATCTTTGTTTCTGGCGACACATTCAAGGTCATAATAATAGATGGATACAGCGAAGTCAAGTCCAAGTCATATACCCACTTGTAAAGACCGGGTTTGGGTTCTTTTACATATGCACCTGTGAACTTACCCTCACCATCAGACCCATCTTCGTTCTTTTCCGCTCTTCGTGGTTTGTCTGGCGCTACACGATTACTTCTACGCAAGAAAGTTAGGATAGCACCTTCCAACCACTTTGATGAGAATAGGAAATCTTCATAAAATACGTGCCCTGCGTGACAAATCGCTTGAGCCAATTCAATGAACTGAAGTTTTCTATCCATTTCAACAACCAACTCCACATCCACCAAGTTATACTCAATGAACTTTTCCAAATCATCTCGGAACAATTGGTCAAGATTACCCTTGTATTCAATTTTACCCCTACCCAATACGATATTAGCAATGGTATCCAATCGGTAGTTAGGGAATTCTTGGTAGGTAAAGTTCTTGTAAAGAGCAAGGTAGTCCAAACAACTTACACCCGCGATAATATAACGATTACGATATTTGTTGTATCCAATCTTACCAATAGGAGAAAGTTTACTAGCCATTCTCTCACCCAACACATTCTTTAAACGATTGTATAGGTAAGTAATATCAAAGTAGTCAATGTTCCAACCCGTAACGATTGTTGGGTTGATTTCTTGCCATTTGTTTAGAAATGATTCAAGTAGGTCAGCTTCAGTTTTAAACGAACGAACTTGAGCTCCTTTGATGGTTTTGTCAACATAATTGTCCGATACAACATATACGAAATAGTCGTTGGTGACTGAATCGTGACCTGCAATTGAAGTGATTGCGTTACCTGCTTTATCAATGTCCGGCAAACCACTATTCATCTCAACCTCAATATCAAAGGTTAGAATAGTATGACCGGTAGATACCTCATCTGAATCACCATATTGGTCAATCAGAAAACGAGTCATTTCGTTTACATCACTTTCGTAAAGTTTAAGATTATCCTCTTGCTTCCAAAAGTTTATCTTTTTAAGACGCTCTCCGTGAATAGAAGTAAAAGAACCATTCCCATCTCTAACATATGCGTATCTACGGTACTTGCTTGTAAAATAACCTTTTTGGTCATCCCAGCAATGGATGATACCATTTTCCTTTTCATAGTATACATTTTGATACATTAATTAAAATCTTTTCGTGCGGTATTAACAAAGTTTTCTTCTACATTCCAACTTTTTAGTTGGTGTTCCCAAAGCAAGGATTCTGCAATATGAGTTACATCAGGTCGTTCAATATCACCATCCAATAGTTTTACAACCATTTGTTTAAATTCTTCTTTACCATTATAAAGTAAAGGGTAATCAGTGCCTACCATTTCAGGATAACAAAAATCATTTGGTAGTAAATATGGAACTCCACGAGATAAACCATCAGTTGCTGACATAGACCAAGCGGAATATCCTTGGAACGTACCTACACCAAAATGTGCTTTTGACATTTGATTCATATATACATCTCTATCAGCGTGACCAATATATTTGGTATATGGTTTACCCATTTCTTTTAAGGTAGTCCACACTTGGAAATCTTTACGAGTTTTCCATAATTCATCCATTACCTCAAAAAAGAATTCCGAACCCGTATACACACCCCATCTATGATTATACAAAATAGTTTTAGGTTCGTATGTAGATGTTGGAGTTGCGGAATCACATCCAAGATACCAAGGTTGAATAATTTGTTCTAATTGCTCAATGATATGTGGTTGAAATGATTCAGATGCTCGTTTGATTACTAAATCTTTTACCCATTGTGAGTTTACACCACACACTTTCATTTCTAACATACCCTTGACATTACGCCAAAATGAATTATCATCTCTTGCACCATTATCTTTGATTTCCCACCAATGACAATATCCAATAATAGGTTGAGTTTTATTATAGATACGAGTTACTTTAAACTCATTAGTCCATTCAGGCAAATGACTCCAAATCAAATTGAATTCACCTTTGTATTTTTCAATGATTCTATTGAAAAACTTGTGAGGATAATCTACCCTCATTTTGGGTGGAAATGAATCCAATCCATCCATTTTTACCAACTGAACATTCGGGTATTCAAATGCGTTGATGATACCAGGATGATTATCTAAATCAGGATAAGGTAGAATCCACTCCCACTCTTTACCAATTTGCGTATTATCTAAAAAGGACTTGAACACCAATAGGAACGAATCCCTATTGATGTCTTTAACAGCCCCAAAGTTGGTGTAATTTGGTATAACTAAAACTCTCATATTATGCTCCAAAATTTAAACCCGTTTCAAGGATTTGGTAAATTGTATTAATTGATGAAGCGACAATCCGTTTTTCAATTGGACTCAAATTGCCAGACATCTTCTCATTATGTTCAACCAACATCTCCCAATACTCGTTTGGTGTACAATTCCAATTCTTGTATTTTTGATTACCCGTTAGGTTATCATCAGTCATACCCAAAAACCCATCTTTAGCATCACCCCCGGTTGAGTTGGGTGATTTATGTAACCATTGGACACCCTCGCCAGTCTTGAAGTTTACAACACTCAACACATCGGTAGATAGTGGGTATAGTTTCAGTCGTTGAGGCATTCCCTCGGACTCAAGGAAGGTTGAAATTCGTTTTAGTGACTGCTCACGATATTCGGATTGATGGTCACGGTCTTTAGAGCCAGCTTTCAAGTTAGATTCAACATTCTTAAAAACATATTTGAACAACTTTTCAAATCTAACATTGGCACTCGTTGATGAGTAAACCGAAGATTGTGTTCCAAAATACTCCCATACACTAATTTGATTACCTTCGTGGTCAACATTACCATTCAACAGTTTACAATACTCATTGACTACTTTGGATGTTAACTTTGATATCCCAACTGACTTCTTGGTTCGTTTGAAGTGTAAAACAAAGGTGAATAACAAAATTCCTGTATGATACTTTTTAATGTGAAGGTCTTCCATAGCCGTTATTCGCTTCCCATTTAGATTGTTGGTTACAATCTTGTTAATGGTAGTGGTGATTGTCTTCCAATCATCCGATTCAAACACCTTCACATATGTACTTTCGTACCACTTGGTCAACTCACCATAACTTACTTCCGAAATGACACGCTTAAACATAGATTGCCAGTATTCGGTTTCCTTACCATCGGTTGTTCCGTTTTCAAAACTAACGACCATATCGTTAAACTTTTTAAACTCATCAATGGTATCACAATAGTGAGAACCAATGTACGCCTGAAGGATTGGTATCATCTTTGCTACTTTGTGTTTCTCGGCATATCCTTTATGACCCGACATCAACCCACCTCGTGTAAATTCATCAGCACCTACCTTATTAGTAAAATATTCTAAAAGTTGGTCACCACAAAAATAAGTTTTGTACTCATCCGTTCGTTTCAAAGGAGTCATATAGTAGTTGTAAGCCAACCACGGATTTGGTTGTCGGTTACAATTAATCATATCCTTCTCAAATTGTTTTACAGTGTGTAAATTAACAACAAATGCAATTTGACTATTGTCAAAGAATTCACGAAACTCATCAGAGCCATCTATCAAATGTTTTAAAGAATACTTAATATCAAGTTCCTGTGGTGTCTTCTTGTTGAAATAGTCAGTAATCATATTGATTACACACTTATCATCCTCATTCGTGATGTCATAATCTTTAATAATGTCCTCACACATCATTAACCATTCATTACCTGTTAGAACACTACTATCGTAGTATTTACCAAACAACAAGGAAAACAATGTTCCGTTATCACGAATGAAACCAACATCACCCACTTTGTCCTTTAAGATAGACACCAATAACTGACCCTTTTCGGAGATACCGCTTACGAAGCGAATCAAGTGATGAAGTTTACCCCAATACTTTTTATGAGTGTCCAAATCCTCATCTCGGTTAGCCTCATTATCAAGAGCACCACTATCAATCAACTCACGACACATTTGAAATGTAACAACACCCAATGTTCTAACGAAAATAGCGGGCTTTGCTTTGTTCTCACCAACCCACACTAAAGCTTCTTTTAAACTTCTCATATCTTTCAATTTTTATTGGTTAACAAATATACGATTATTTTTTAAATTTTCAAAATCTCGTTTTGTCCAAGGATTTGATTGTAAATTAACTTTATCCAAATCCAATAGTGGTGTATTTAAAACCACTTCTTCATAAAGTTGAAAACAAGCTAATGCGTCTTCAAATTTTTCAAAAGAAAAAGGAAGGTCTTTAAATTTAAGATTTCGGTTTCTGTTGTCAAATCCTTTAATTTTAAGATATTGAAGTAACAACGGAGCGTCAGCCTTTACCGTGGAATGATTTTGAGAATGATTAGTTGAACCATCGGGTCTAGCACCGGCTGGACATAACATAACATCCCAGTTACCATTGTTCTCGTAGATTGCAGCAGCTAACCTACTTTTAACATTGTAAGTTGTAAAACTTTTTTTGTTTTGTTGATACCGAATACCACTCAAAATGGGATGATATTCAATTTGACCTTCGTTTAGGGAGTGGAAGGGAACTCGCTTGTGATAATTACTCATCGTGGGGGTTTTTAAAATTACTCTCCTGTTTACTAAATTGAGAATCGGAGAACTTTCTCAATCATTACTATACAAATATACGAAATATTTTTGAACTGCCAAAATTATTTAGTATTTTTTTGGTCAAAGTCTACCAAAAACTAACCATATTTTCTGGCTCGTAAGTTTCGTATCGTTCACTCTTTGGTAAGATGTCGCTGATATCCTTTGGTGGAGTTTCACACGGATGTTTAAGTGAGTTCATCAGTTTCTTCTTCTCACCTTTGTTTGTTGGTAGAATCTGAATGTATCGTAGTTTAGACATTTCTTTTCTACGCCAGAACTCTTTATACCCATCCTTACCAATTTCAGTTTTCAAATGTTCAAGATTATGCGAGCCCCACTTTGAAAATACAGTTCGTGAGTGAATATAAGTTCCATTTTCACCTTCTAATGAAATACCATAGTTCGGCATCAATTGGATTTTGTTGGTGTCTTGGAATAACCAATTGGTAGCACGATAGATACCACCCAAATGACCTTGGAATGGGTCTGAATACGACAATAACATTTTGATGTTGGGGGCGTGTTCCCTCATCCACTTAAATGTTTGTCCCAATGCGTATGATTCAATATTTGACCCATAACCATCGTGGATGAACAATCGTGTTAGCTCCAAACATTGGTCATTACCCAACCCATCAATGATAGAGGTCACAGCCGACCTACCAACAGGAAATCCATACACAGCAACTCCAATCAATTGCTCATCATTTCCAAGAATGTCCTTTTCATCGGTTTTGTAAAAAATACCCAATGCGTATCTACACATAGTCCAAGCGTGGGAATAGTGATAGGTCACAATCATATCCTTTGCGATGGCTTTGTTGATTTCACGAATGGTAACTCGTGAAGTGTCTACATATGTCTTATTGTCCTCTTTCAATTGGGTCTAATTTGTAGATTTCTTCTATGAACTCCTCGTTTTCCGTTGGATATGGTAATGATGGATATTTTAGGTTCTTCAATATACGACTTTTTTTTGAATTATCCAAAATATAAACATACCGATGTTTGCGAAGTTCCTTTTTTATCCAAAATGGAGCGGCGGTCATCTCTTGGATTTTTTTTGGATTATTGGTTCCAAACTTTACATATGATGTTCGTGAATGTGTCCACTCACCACCCTCTTCCCACTTGAATAACCACGAGTCGTTGGGTCTAATACGATTACCTTGATAAATCCAATTGGTAGACATATAAACCGTCCCCTTATGACCTACCTTGGGGTCAGAGTATGAAATCAACCCTCTAATGTGTGGGGCGTTTTCCCTTAACCACTTAAAGGTCTGACTAACAAACCAACTCTCTACATTACACCCATAGCCATCAAAAACAAATAGTCGTGTAAGTTCAAGGACTTCAGTTCGGTCAAGTAGTGGCGAAATAGATTGGCCGGAATGTCTACCGATGGGGTCTCCATAAGTAGCAACTCCGACCAACTCTTCGTTGACTCCACTAAAAAATTGGTGTTCCGTTTCCGACTTGTAAAAAAGCCCTAAAGCATAAGATACTTTTGTCCAAATACCACTATAATGGTTGTTTACAATAATGTCCTTTGCAACTGATTTTGCAATAGGTCTTACTGAAAATTTGGATGGGTCAAAATATATCTTACCTTCTACTTTCATTGGTAGTCATTGAATTCACCAAAAAGAATATGAGTCCAAGTTTCACCTTTTACAATCTTACGAATGTTAGCGGATGATACGCCATTGTTTCGTGCAAGAACACGAATGTTTCTATGCCCAATAGCCCACAACTTACGAATAGATTTTACTTGGTCTTCCGTTAGTTTATGTTGTGGGTGTGATTCTCCTCGTAACGACATTCTAAATGTTATCATTCATACATCATTTGCCCGTTGGAAACTCCAGACGGTAGAACATCCCACAAATTAATTGCAATTGCGTATCTGGTTCCACGAGTCACTTGAGTAACTTTATGTGGATACTTTCCAGCAGGAAAAATAATCAACCTATTTGGAACGGCAGCAATTCGTTCTGGCTCTTCACCTTCTTTTGAAAATACTTCAAGGTATCCACCATCAATATCGTGTTCCCACGGATAGAAAACCGTACCCATAATAGGGACTCGTAACTCACCAGTCTCTTTGAACCAAAACTCATCTTTATCAAAGTGCATATTTAGATTGTCAGTATTACCATCACCAACTTCGGATGCTGAATACGTTCCAATCCAATACTCAAACCCATACAATTCATAGATGTGGTCCGGTGGACAATTATCTCTCCAAATATACTCAATCAATTGTTTTTTGATAGTATCCGCTGGAGAACTCCACCAACCATCCCACCAATGATATCCTTTTGTATCAAAAAAAGTTTTGTCGTTTCTAATCTTGTTTAGAAACTCTTGGTCTTTAATAAAATTATCAATAATAATCATAAATTTACCTCTTTCAAAGATTGTTCAATAACCCTTACGATTCGGTAGGGGTCAGCGTTTGACGCAGGTCTTCTATCTTCCAAGTAACCAATCCACTCTTTAGCAGTTGCTTGTGGAACTCGGATAGAAGAACCTCTATCCGAAACTCCCCAACTGAACTTATCAATTGATTGAGTTTCGTGTCTACCGGTCAATCTCATTTCGTTTGATGAACCATAGTTTGCAATGTGCTTGATATGGTTTCTTTCAAATGCTGAAAAGATATTATCAAATAGTTCTTTACCACCTACTTCTCTCATTTCTTTGGTTGAGAAGTTAGTATGTAGACCGGAACCATTCCAATCACCAACCATTGGTTTTGGATGAAACTCTACTTTAAAATCATAGTCTTCGGAAATTCTATGTAGAAAGTATCTTGCAATCCACAATTGGTCGCAAGCATCCTTATTACCCTTACCCATAACTTGGAACTCCCATTGCCCCAACATCACTTCAGCGTTGATACCGGTAATATCTAATCCTGCAGCTAAACACACAACCAAGTGTTCTTCAACTACATTTCTTGCAGATACCAATCCACCACCAACTCCACAATAGTATTGTCCTTGTGGTGCAGGGTATCCATCTTTGGGGAATCCGACCGGTCTACCATCTTCTACAAAAGTGTATTCTTGCTCAAACCCATACCAATTATTTGGATGGTCTTCCAAGTGTGCTCTCATATTTGATGGGTGTGGTGTTCCATCTGGATTCAGAACTTCACACAATACAATCCAACCATTGGTTCGTTGTGGGTCTATCACCAACTTTACAGGTTTTAGAAGACAATCCGAAAAGTGTCCTTCCGCCTGTTGGGTTGATGAACCATCAAATCCCCATTCAGGCAAATCTTCTAATTTCAACCCACCAGCACCATCTACAATCTTTGTTTTAGAGCGGAGGTTTGGTTCTGGCTTATAACCATCTAACCAAACATATTCTACTTTATGTTTCATTTTTATATCTCTATCCATCACAACTTAAACAATCAGGGTCGGTAGCTTTTATAGCGATATCACCACGAAGAACCGACTCCGTTCTCATATAATACAAGGTTTTAATTCCCTGCTTCCAAGCTTCCATATGGACTTGGTTAATCCACTTTGGAGTTGCTTGAGATGGAAACGCCAGATTTAGAGAAACCGATTGGTCCACATATTGTTGGCGAATTCCAGCTTGTTTTACCAAATCTAATTGGTTAATTTCTTTGAATGTTTTGAATACATCCTTTACCCAATCAATTTCTTTATTTTGAAAATTAGATTCGGTCATATCTGAACGATTGGTTAACTTACCATTGAGGTATCCCCAATTGTCTAATTCAGCAATATCTTGAACTGAACCACCATCTTGTAAAATTTTATCCCAAGTATCTTTATTGTTGATACCAATTTTACGGAATACCTTTTCCAATTCAGGGTTTCTACGAATAAAAGTTCCTTTAGCGGTTTGTTCCGTAAATACATTTGCAGCCCAAGGTTCAATTCCAGCAGATACATTACCACTCAATTTTGAGTTTGATACAGTCGGAGCGATAGCCATCAAGTGAGTATTTCTCATACCCGTACCAACACACCATAGTGGTTCACCATATTCTTCAGCCATATCTCTACTTGCTCTTTCAGCTTCAATACGAATGCCAGAAAAAATTCTACGAGTTTCAAACTGACCTTGTAGACCTTCAAATGGTAGACCTCGTTGTTGTAAGTAAGTATGCCATCCAAGAACTCCAAGTCCTAAAGCACGGCCCTTTTCAGCAGAACGGATAGAATTTTCAAATCCTCTCATATTCTTGGCTCTCTGAATGAATTCTTCCAATACACCATCCAAAAACCAAATTGCGGTGTAGATAAGGTCGGTGTCTTTCCACTCATCGTATTTAGCCAAATTGACTGATGATAAACAACATACAAAAGAGTGTGATTCATCCGTGTGAAGTGTAATCTCCGAACAAATGTTAGTCATAAAGACTTTCAACCCATTTTGTTTGTATGCTTCGGGGTTGTTCTTGTTTACATTACCCTTAAACATAATATAAGGTTCGCCAGTAGCTTTTCTCTTTTGAAGAACCTTACCCCACTTGCGTCTTGCTTCAGCGTCACCCTCTTCAAGTTTTCTCATAAACTTATCACCGATGATTACCGCTTGGTGTAGGTTCAAAGACTGGCGGTTTACATCACCCTTTGGTTCACGAATTTCAATCCACTCATCAAAATCACCGTGTTCAATGTTTAGGTTGATTGAAGCAGCTCCCCTACGAACTGACCCTTGGCTTGTAGCGAGAATCGTTGAGTCGTAGATTTTACAAAATGGAACTACACCATCAGATGTTCCGTTTCCGGTGATTTTACTACCAGCCGCTCTAATCTGATTTACACCAATACCAACACCGCCACCGTGTTTGGCGAGTAGCATCATTTCAAGGTTTTTCGTACCAATTTCTTGGATTGAATCACCGACATCAATACCGAAACAAGATATCGGAAGACCCCTATCGGTGCCAGTATTAGAAAGTACAGGAGTAGCAAGGTTAAGCCAGCCACGCCAAATATAATCAAAAAACTTGCTAGCAAGATGAGGTTTACCCAACCTGCGTGCAACAGCGGTTGATACCCTCCAATATGCGTCTTTTGGGGTTTCTCCTGCGAGTAAGTATCCCTTTGAGATTGTTTTAACATAAATTTCAGTATTACCCCAAATTGGGAAATCTACACCAAGTTCCCACCCTAGCTCTTCACCATAATTCTTAGCCATTAGTTTTCCTCTTTTACAAAAATTCCGTTTTGAGTTTTACCTTTTCGGTCTTTGATTTCATTCCACGCAGCTTCTAAACATTCGGATGGTTCGTATCCTAATTGTTTAGACAGAATAATCAAAGTGACAAAAGTATCACCCAATCCATCTTTAATTTCTTCATCTTTACTTTTTAGGATTGCTCCCATCGTTTCTCCTAACTCCTCTACAACCTTCATAGATTGTTTTGGAGCATTTTCTTGGGATAGGATTCCCTTATCATCAGCCCATTGAGTGATGTTTTCAATTAGTTCATCAAATGTTTTCATATAATTTATTTAGAATATATCATCCCAATTTTCACCCTCGTTAGCCTTGGAGTAATCGGTTGGTCGGAGTGCAAAGAAGTCGGTATGAGTCAAACCACCTGTTAAGTGATAGAACCACTCTAATTCATCAGCAGATTCCTTTTCGTAGTTGAAGTGAGGTTCGTATCCCAACTCCACTAATTTTTCATTAGCACGCTTACGGATGAAGTTTTTTAAATCTTTTGAGTTAAGATTTTCAAGGTCACCCATTTCAAACATTTTGTCAATAAAGTTTTCTTCCAACTTTACAATTAGCTCAGCTGCTTCAATAACTGAATCTCTAACATCACCCTTCAGACCAGGAAACTCATCACACATATGTCTGAAAAGTTGGCATCCCATTTTTGAGTGTAGTGATTCATCACGAACCGACCACTTCATTTGTTGACCAATACCCTTCAAAAGATTTCTCATTTGGAATGAGTAAAGAACCGCAAATGATGAGTAAAGTGATACACCTTCTGCAAAAGCGGAGAAGATTGCAAGTGAACGAGCAACATCCTCTCGTGCGTCTTTGTTCCACTTTAAATCTTCGTGGTTGTACTCTGCTTTGGTCTGAATCAACAATTCAAACTTTTCAGCAGTAGCGGGCTCGTGTAGGAACGCTTCAAAGTCTTCAAGACCAAGAGTTTCGTTTAAATATGAGTAAGCCGTAGCGTGAATAGTTTCTTGTGAACCAAACATCATAGCCATTTGTTTGATTTCGTGCTTTGGAAACCAATTGGTTACCATTGTAGTCCAATAATCAGAGACAGCACATTCAGTTTGAGCGAATCCTAAAAGAATGTTTCCTACCAAGTTTTTTTCGGAAACTGACATATTTTCATTCCAATCTTTCACATCCCCTTGCATTGGGATTTCGGTGTGTAGCCAGAATGCTTGAGCTTGTTTCAGCCAACCTTCGGTATAGTAAACAGGATACTCAAAGGGTTTGTATGGGATTCGTTCATCAAATAGTGACATGCGATTTCTCCGTTAAATTGTTAGACATATTTTGGTGTGGGTGAATATACATAGTAGTTAAAAATCTATTTCACCCTTCATTTCTTTATATTTTTGAGCAAGTTCTTTTCTTACTAAACTCTCCCCACCTTTCATCTCTTTTTTGGTTTGTTGACCAGAAATGGAATCTTCATTATAGATGGAAATTTCGCCCGTAGAGAAGTTAGCTTTTGATGGGAAAGTCATACCATCAGGACCAAAACGATTCTTAATAACGTGCCATCTTCCTGTCCCAGCAAGTTTGTCTTCAATCTTACGAGAAAGGGATACTACAAAGTCAGCAGTCATCATTTTGGAGAATGAACCTGCGATTTTTGTGCCTGTAATAATGTCATCTTCTGCTCCACTACGATTGATTTGAGATGCTGTATAGATAGGGACTTCATACTCACCAGCCATACCCCTCAAGTCTTCAAAAATAGTCTCTAATTCTTCGTGTCGTTCCTTATTTGATGGTCCACGAAGTAGGTCAGCGTAGTCCACTATTACAACATCAGGTTTTTTACCTTGTAAAATCATCTTATCCATATGGGCTTTCAATGAAGTCACGCTGGCGGTTTTGGTTGGGTAATGTTTTACAATCAGGTCTCCTTTTACACTCGTAACTGATTTTTTAACATCTTCCATATTGTATTTCAGATTTGCAACTGCAATCTTACTCAAAACAGCATCGTATCTTTGTCCTACATACCCTTCATTTAATTCAAGGGTGTAGTGAGCCACAGTCTTACCTAATTTCATAGCCGCCACGCCGATGTTAACTAAAGACCACGACTTACCGATGCCAGGAGGGGCGGCAAATAAAACCAACTCACCTTTTCCAAAACCACCTTGCGTAATTTCATCAATAACCTGCCATCCCGTTGATACTACATTTCTGATAGAATCTTCGTATCGTTCAGTAATCATAGTTTTGTATTCGTGACCTAAATCAGAATCTTGACCTGCTTTCATAGCATCATCAACTTTCTTTTTAATCACTTCATACTTACCTTGTTCTAATAACTCTACGGAATCAAGGATAGCATTCTTAATACATTGATTTTTACAAAAGTCAAGGGTTTGTTCTTTAACATACTCCAAGTCATCACTTTCAAGGTGATTCCACGCAAATTTAAGTGTGTCTACAACAGTTGTTTTTAGAACATCCCTATCTATGGTATTGATTCGGACTTTCAACACATCCAGCGTTGGTAGTTTTTCGTATTCTTCAACATAAGACATAACCTCACGAACCAGCCACTCCGATGATTCTGAATCAAAGTATTCTGGTTTTAGGATGTCAAATACTTGGCGAGAAAAACTCCTATCACCTAACAGCGCCGATATAATTTTATTTTGGAACGAGGTTCCGTATTTACTTCCGAATTTTTCCATAGACACTAATATACGACTTTATTTTGAATTATCCAAATCTTAAACCAAACGAAGTGGTGATTTATAAACATAACCTTCTGCATATTTTTCAATGTGTTTTGGAAATGGATATATTACATTACGCTTGTAGATTCCATCAACCAATTGATAGTGGCTGAGGTCTTCAATCTGACCATCTCTTACAAAATAGTTTGATAATTCGTAGTTTTCGTGTATTTCGTTTAGTTGACCTGTTTTTGAGAATTCATCAATTCGCCATAATTTTTCTTGATATTGTAAATCCACATACAAATGTAAATCAAACGCTATACCAACAATACCCTCAAAACACTTTTTAATTAGTTCTGGTTTGTATTCACCTATTAAAGCAAAGTCAACATCCCAGCTCATCCAATCTTCTAAAATACCACCCATAGTGTATAACTCAAAGTTATATACTTCCGATACTTCAGATTTTATCCTTGATATTAGAGTTTTAAATAATGGGTGTTCTACACCACCAATTGAAAACCAATTAGTAGCGGAGAATGGTCCGTATTGTATTGACCCATACCAAACTCGTGTATCAAAATCATTTACCATTTAAATGCTTCTTAATGAGGGTATCTAAATTTAGAAAAGAATTTCTTAACCAAGAATCAACATCAGCAAAAGCGGTATATAATTTATCACCCATAAACATTTTCTTAAACTCAATCATATCCAATTGATTGGTCCCATTATCCATAATGGCTCTAACATTAGATTTTATAGATGATGCAATTTCAGGGTCTCGTAGCTGCATAAGGTCAAAGTTCATTCGTATAACATCTATGTTATCCATCAATTTTTTTGATAACTTTTCATCTACATTAGAACATTCGTTTATAAACTCATCTAACTCTAATTCACCATTATTTAAGAATGACATTTTAGACTCTATGGTTTTATCACCAACACCTTTAACACCTTTGATATTATCAGAAGCGTCTCCGGTTAGAACACGATAAAATACAAGATTTTGTGGTATTACACCATATTCTTGTCTAACTAATGACTCATCATACATTTTCTTTTTATTAGAAGACCACACTTTAATTCGTGGATTTACCAATTGAAGAAAATCCTTATCGGATGATACAATTACTACTTCTTTTTGGAAATAATGATTTGCAAGATATGCAATGATATCATCCGCTTCAACGTGGTCAATATATGTTAATGATACCGGCAATACTTGTAGGTATTCAATCAGTCGTGAGAACTGATATCGCATTGATTGTTGTTGGTCTTCCAAGTCTTCATAACCAGCCAATCGGTTGATTTTGGTAAGACCAGTACGACCCTCTTTATAACCACTATATTTTGATTTTCTACGCTGGGAACCACCCTTACCATCAAATACAACAACTACACGAGTTGGTTTAAGAGTTCGGATGGAGGCTGCGGTGGATAACAAGAAACCTGTTATACCACCACAGTGTTCACCATCGTCATTTAACGCAGGAACTGCCCCAAAGACACGAATAAACTGATTCAGCCCATCTACAATAAGCACTCTATCATTTAGGTGTTCATCTTTAACCTCTAAATGTTCTTTCTTAACTTCTTTAAGGAGTTCTGCGTATTTACTAATCATCAAAATCGGTTACTTCAATATTATCAATGTTTGATTCAGCACTTGACTCTTTGTAAGACATAATGTAAGTATCACAAATTTTCTGATAGATTGACTCTTTCAGTTCTGGTCGTGACTCCATCATTTCTTCAAAGTTCTTGGCTTGGAACTTAATTTCTTCGCCAGTTTCAGTATCTACATAGGTATACCAAGCGCCTGTCTGATTTACAAGTTTGTAGGTCTTCATCATTTCCAACCACGAACCATAATTGTCAATACCACTATCAAAGTAGATATCGTAATCAATAGAACGGAGAGGTGGACCCATACGATTTTTAATCACTTGAGCACGAGTCTTAATACCTACTACTTGGTCTACACCACCAACCTTTGCTTTCAACTGACCCATTTGTTTGAGTCGGATACGACACGATGAGTGGAATGCGATTGCCTTACCACCACTTGTTGTCCAAGGGTCACCAAAAGATACACCCAAACGAGTACGAAGTTGGTTTGTAAAGATTAGAGAGATTCGTTCACGACCAATCAAGTTCGTGACCTTTCTCATCGCTTTAGAAATAATAATAGCTTTTTGAGTTGCGTATCCAGCTTGGTCGTAGTCAGCAGAAATTTCAACTTTTGTAGAAGCCCCGGCAACGGAGTCAACTACAATAGTTACCAATTTCTTCTTTTCACCATCGGCGGCACGGACTGATTCAATGATAGAATCAATTGCTTCAAAGATGTCTTCCACGGTTTCCAATGGAACATACAACATCTTTTTGATGTCAACTCCAATCGCCTCAAGAAACTCTTGGTTCAGTGCGTTCTCGGTGTCAATATAAACACCAAGTCCACCCTTCTTTTGAGTATCTGCAATAGCGTGAGCTGCGAGTAGTGATTTACCACTTCCTTCCAAGCCCGTAATCTCGGTAATGCGACCCACCGGCAAACCGCCGTGGGGTCGGTTTGCAATGGCGAGGTCTAACATCGGTGAGCCAGTTGAAACCCACTCATCCAAATCGGTAGGGGTTTGTTCTGACCCATCCAAGAAGAAAGCCACCTTGTGGGCGGACTTAAACTTCTTGTTGAGATTAGCAGCTAGAATTGAAGATAGTTCATCACGAGATGATTCTACTTTTTTAGCCATAAATTAGTCGTTGAAAAGGTCATCAAACGCTTCTTTAACATTAGAAGCTTTAGAGGTTGTTTGAGCCGGAGTTGATGGTTGTGAAACATCAGCAGTTTCAGCTTGACCATCTTCTACTTTACCAGTTTCCAACCATTGTTGGAGCATAGACTCCATTTCATCGTAAGATACACGCTTGAACATAGTTGACAAATCAATTTGGTCTTTTGCCAATTCCAAGATGTTCTTATCTTCCGAAATAGGGGTTGTGTTTGGTTTAACACGGATTGAAGTTTCAGGGTAAGACTTACCAACTTCAGCTGCGGTTTTGAAATCTACCGTAACATCACGACCATTCACAGGGTCGGTCAAATCACCATAGTCAGGGTCAGCGAAGAAACCAAGAAGTTCTTGGTAAACTTGCTTACCAAATCCCCAAAACTTAACACCTTCAGACTCTTCACCACGAACCAATACCGGAACATAAGTTCGCATCTTGGGGGTGAGTTGTTTTGCAAGGTTCCAATCCTCACGATTGCCAGTTGCCTTCAACTTTTCAGCAAACTCTACAATAGGGTCAGCCTCACCAAACGACATCGGAGAGATGACATTCTTACCACCCAAATCAAAGTGGAAGTAAAGTTCAATAAAAGGGTTATTGGGGTTGTGGATGTACGGAAGGATTCGTACTTGTTGTTTGCCGGGAGTCGGCTTCCAAAGGTTGTCCGTTTTTTGGACTTTTGTCTGAAGAGAATTCAGACGGTTGCGGATTGCGTTTAAATCAATAGCCATAATTGTACCATTTTTTAATTGTTAAACATTAACTTGTCACTAATATACAACATTTGGCTGACAATTCCAAATGTATTCCAATATTTTTTATTTTTTATTTTACATCTACGATGCGAAACAAACTTGTTTTCAAAACCTTGTATGAATCACCATTGGTGAGTATCACACTGTTTCTATAAATATCCCAATCAACTTGAAAAGACTTATCTACCACACCTTTGTTTAGGTCTGAAATTAGTCTATTTAACGCATTGATGGTATACATTGTATTTGACTCTTTTTTTCGGTGAACCATTATAGTATTTGGTAAGAACGAGTTTTCGGTTGCTGGAATAATATTGTAGCTAATTACCAATTCTTTTGATGGTTCTAATTTTAGGATAAAGATTTTTCTGCTGAATAACTCATAGGTTTTCAGAATAGTGTCTACAATATTTTCAAATGATTCTTCGTTTGTGAAGGTACATAACAATTGGGTTCTCACTCATCTCTCCGTAATTATTTTGTTCTATGTCTAAATAGTATCTTGGGCGAGCCCTTATCCTCGGTCTTCATATCTACTTGTAGGAATGAGTCATCTTTACCACCCATATTGATTACAAGTTTAACACCATCAAATTTTACTCCAAATGGTGGAGTTGGATTACAATAATGGTCGGGCGACTTCATTTGAACATCACCTGTTTTTTTGTTGATTACTTGGGTGTGAACATTTTTACCACACCCGTGAACATCTTTCCACATATCAGTCAATTTTTGTTGACCTTCTCTGGTTTTAGACAATTCTTCCATTTTAGAAGAAAACTCACCAAGGTATGCTTGCTTTAAATTTTTCTTTTGGTCAGCTTTTTCTTGGTCAGACATAGAATCGTTCCAAGCATATTTCTTTCTTAACTCACCAACTTTTGCATCAAGGTCTTTACCAATATCACCCAAATAAGTAGCACCTGCGTTATTAACACCAGAATTCTTCATTGTGATATTTTTGGGGTCAGTATAGGTTTTTGCAGAAACTTTCATAATTTGGTCGTTTCCATCTTTATCTTTATACTGAATAATCAAATCCGTTGGGTCAACTTTAGGGTCAATACCTAATTGAGCCAATGCGTTTTTACCAACACCACCGACTTGTTGAGCGCCTGTAATTTGTGAGCCCTCCGGTAAAGATGATTTCATTACCTCGGCTGCCTTTTTATTGATTGCGTCAAACTTGGCTTCATCACCACCCAATTCTTTCAATGTGTTTTGAGTAGATTGATATGCCTTTTTATTTTCATCTGAAGGGAATAGATATGCAACCACCCCAGCTTCATTGTGTTTACCACTCATATCAGCCAACGCTCGGTCTTTTGCACCACCCCTCATAGGAACATCAATACCCTCTTCTTGGATAATTTTGTTCATTTCTTCACTAACCGAAGTTCCACTTGCACCTGTTAGGTGTTTGTATGGTAGGGCTGAGTTTGGTGATAGATAGATTTTCTTACCACCAGCGTGACCTTCAATCAAGTTATTGTCAGCTAATTCACGAACCGCTTGAACTCGTTCTTCACGAGTTTTTGCATTTACAAATTGGTCCCAATTTTGTTTTAGAACTTCAGCTCTTTGTAAAGTATTATCATCTTGACCAGCCAATAGTTCATCAATTTTAGCTAATTTAGCTTGTTCCGATTTTGCGGTAGCTGATGAGAATGGTTTTACTTCACCTTCTGGCTTATCTTGCTTTTCTTTTTCGGCCTTTTCAATTTCACCCTTACTTGGTGTAACGTGGGTTTCGGGATTTGGTTTTTTAACCGTGTAGACATTACCCGACTTTTTATTCTTTACCCAACTATCCTCATCAAGGTCTTTTTCTTTTTTCTTTAACTCATCTTTTTCGGCTTGAGTTAACATATCGTATTGGTCAAGTTCCTTTTCAGTAGGGTCTTCTTCTTTTTTAGGTGGGATTGGACTTCCACCCTCTAAAATAGCCAATACTAACTCTTTGGCTCTCTTCTCATCAAACTCTTCTAATAGAACTGAATACAATCCCGCAACAGACCTTTCGCTTAAAGGATTGTTGTAAAGTTCGTATCCGACTTCATTCCACCATTTTTTGGAAATACGTTCAATGAGTTTCTTCATAAGTATAAATATCAAATATGTGTTGTAACCATTTCTTTATAGTTGTCACCTACTTCAACACCAACAGGGAATCCATCATTTTCCATTATGGATTTTACTTCACTAATATAATTTATATCATCTTTGTGGATATCAAATAAAATTGAGTCGTATGTGTAAAGTATTGGTAAAGAGTGCTGGGGTTTTAGTTTAGACAATTTATCAAGTATAATTATATTCCTTTCAGTCTCAACGGACTGCAGAATGTAGTTAAATAGTTTATTTTTGTTTAAATCATCAGAAAAAACTATCTTTCGTTTGAATATTGGTGTATAAACTACCCTATCTACCAAAAACTGACGCCATAGGGTCTCAATATACTCTGCGGTTTTACTAAAAAACGGAATATGTTTGTATTCATCTTGGACCCCACCATATAATTGCCGGAAGGTAATAGCTTTTGCGTCTTTGATATCTGCCCCATATTGGTCAGCCAACCATTGGTGTGCTTTTATATCCAATGGAATGTCTACCCCAATCAGTTTACCAATCAGTCGTGGGTGGTATCCATCAAAGTCAAGTTGATACAATTTACCCCCCTCAAATCGTGATATGAACCTCTTACGAACATCACCATCTTTTGGTAGAGCCGCATAGTTGACCCCACCAAATGTATTGGATGGTCTTGAAGTTGTGGTCAATGTGTTGTATTGTGTATATTCCGTTATATGTGAATCCGTATAAAGACCTGATTTTTCCAGGTTTACTAATGTTTTTACATATAATTGTGCAAACTTACTTGAGGTCGCATTTTGAGACCACAAGTTTTTCCAATCTTGAAATTGTTCGTAGTGTTTCCAAATGGGGATAAGGTCGTTTCCTCTTGGAGCTTTTCTCCTACGAAATACCGTATAGATTGGTTTCTCATCTACCTCAAAATTTGACGCCTGATGGAATAACGACATCTCAAGGTCGTACATATTAGGTAAGAACTCGTAATGGTGTAGAAAGTCTTTTAAACCCACTACGCATACCTCTTTGAATGGGTTAAAGTCAATCTTTTCTGAAATTGTAGACGCTTCTATATTGTGGTAGTTTACAAACAAATCCAATTCACCATCAGAAATCAAAATAGCAGATATACGAGAAAGCCGTGGGTGTTTCTCCAAACTTGATAGAATGGGGAACACCACGACCTTCTCGGAAAGTTGAGAGAGATGTTTATGTAATTCTTCCTGCGTGTCTACTATTTTCACACTACAAATATACGAAATTATTTTGATATCACCAAATTAAACCATTGGAAACCCAGCAGATGAGTTTGTTGTTGATGGTAGTCTTGGCGCCCACCCCCTTGAGTGCTTACTAAAAACTTGGCGAGAGTATGATGGTGTGAGTTGACCAATAGAATCCCAAGAAGATTCCCATTTATCAAGCAAAGTGCTATCTTTGAATGTGATTGTTGATTCATTAAACGAATCTAACATTTTCATAGATGCTTTACGAAATATGTTCTTTCGTTCTGGCTTAATTACTTCAATGAATAGAACTGAACGTGCTTTAACACGACATACTTTCAAATTCATTGAGAACAACTTACCTTTAACAGGCACGACCACCTTAACAATTTTACCTTGAAGTTCTGATAGTTCCATATTATCGGTAAAGGGTTACGAATGAACCAAAGTGTCGGTCAAAGACTTGAAGGAGGTTTTCGTAGTTACCACTCTTCATTTCTTCTACAATCTTTTTACCATCCAAATCTAATTGTTTAGCAAGATTACTTGCGGTTCCAAGAAGGAAGAATGCGTTACCTTGAGGACCTGTGAGGTCAATCTCAATACCTCGTGTTTTGGGTTTATTTACAATAGCCATATCTAATTATTTTACAACTTCAATCATATTGATGGGGACGCTGTAACTAGCAAAACCATCCAACACCCGAAGAGACGCCTTGGTTCGGCGAATTTCATTAACTACCAACTTCATACCCATCAGTTTAGGGTGGTTGACCTTTACCTGCATTCCAACTTGGAGTTCAAACTTCTTTTCCAAAGAAGATTCTTTGCGTTTCATCTTGATGACTTCAACCACACGATTGTTCAACATACGGAGGTCTTCAAGAGACATCTTGGTCAGTTCAGCGTAATTCATAGTTTTCATTTGTTTATCACTTACTTAACAAAGATACGAAAACTATTTGAACTGACAAGCCCTCAATGTTATCAAATTGTTAAATCTTTCTGAACTCGGTAAAGTTTGTTATGTAGTTTGTTATCCCTTTGACTTCTCTTTCAGCCAAATTTACCAATCTTCGGTTCGTGTCTTCAATTCCGGGCTCGGAGCCGGAGTCATTAATTGGACCTGTTATTTTCCAAGTGATTGTTGTTTTTTCAAATACTTCCGGTCTAACTTTACTATAATCTCTTATAGAAGTTTCCATAATGATACCATTCAACATACTTCTAACATAGTATCGTTTTACAAATCCTTTTAGGTAATCACTTTCAATTGGAGTTGCTTTTGAGTAAGTTGGAAAAAAGTGTTCTGCTAGATTTGACTTTTTTGGCAAAGCGTCATAATCAAATACTTCTTTTACTGATTGTTGACTTACATCTTTGTATGGTATGAGTTTTTTTGATACATCTTTGATATAAGATGCTTGAGTAAAAACTTCACCGGTGGTGTAGGTATGATACCCACCAATATACTCTTTACCATCTTCGGTCATCCATTGTTTTCCGATGGTGTATAATCCTTTTTGGATTTTTCCTTCTGGGTAATATATTCTTTGTCTACTCATCTTATGTGTTAATCATCATATAACCAACAATAGTCGTGTCCCAATTACCACTTGAAACCGAATGCTCAATCTCACCTACTGCAAAAAACACATCACCAAAACCACCTGGCAGATTATCTACCGTAAATGTGTTAAAAAACTGAATACCATCTACTCCATCAAAAGTTACGCTCAAGTTAATTGCGTATGGAATACTTTTTGCAGATGGAAATAATTTACTCATAAAGTGTTTTCTTAAAACCTTTCTAAAATCAGAAACTTCATTTGAGTTATAGTTATTACCCATTTGCGTAATTTTTTCTTTGAGTGCTTGGTTAGTATTGTCTAAAGCACCAGCAGCACCATTTGGATTTTTTGGAGTACAATTAAAAACATTCTTAATTGCATTACTTGGATACTTACCACCACCGCCGGTGTATGCAATCGCAGACATCTCAGCGTCCAAGTTTGATGACATACTAATTCCTTTTATAATAGAATTTGGTGTAAGGGTTTTGAATGTGTATCCAACTCCAGTTCCACCACCAATATCATTATGTCGGTTTACTATGGTGTAGGTTTTAATACCACTTGATTGTGGGTCTGATTGTAAATAACAGTTCACAACGGAACCCGTTTCGGTTTCTATCTCTTTTAATATTTGACTCATAAATTGGTGAACTGTATAAGAAGCCTCTTCACCTTCTTTTTTACGCTCTAATAATTTATTTTCAACTTCAATTATTAAACCTGTTGAAATCCAAATATCTTCCACTTTACCAAAAGTTCCACCAATAGCACTAAAATCATTTACAGTTCCACCTGTTTGTTTATAATTAGCACCAATACCTGGCATTAGAATTTTTCCAGGGTCGGCTGATTTTAAAAGATAATTGTTTAAAAAGGTTGCTTCGTTTGATACAATTTTTCCAGCATCACCCATTGATGTTGAGTTTAAAAAAGAAACCAATAACTTTAGTTGAACAAATGAAACAACTAATTCGTTTGCACTACCAAACGAAAGTAGCATATCCATAGCACCAGCTTCTTTTTGTAATTTAATTACACCATAAGTACCGGATGCTCGTGCTTGACCTTCTTCCAATCCATCATTCGTCACCGCACCATTTTCATCTCTACCCAAACCCAAAGCTTCATCACATTTTGCTTGTAATTTTGCACCTACTCCGTAATACTTTGTTTCAGCACCTTCAGAGTCTTTTGAAGTTTGTGCTTGTGCTGATGGTTTGATAATAAAACCGCCTGCAATGGCCGTTTTAGCCAAAGCACTTGCATTACAAGTCCAAGACCCATCTAAATTATAAGTCCACCCGAAGTTATAAATGGCAGCTTCATTGATTGAAACTTCACCAAACCCATTAGTCCATCCAAATTTAACATTTACAAAGTTGCCAGGAATCATAAAAGCAGCAGTAGCTGCGTTAAAGTCACCACTTGAATACACTACATACTCAAATGAAATATCCCACATAGCAATGTCTGAAATATCACCGCTACCTTGGTTTTTTGTTGTGATTGAAGTTAAGTGTGGTCTTGGAACATATCTACCGGCTCTTTTTAAAGCAGCTTCATCACCCGTTCCAAATGTTAAAGTATATGCTTTAGCTTTACAAGTAAAACCATCATTAGCTCCTGTAAAACTAACCGAACCATATGCCCTTCGTTGGTGTAACCACTCTAAAGCACGAGCTGAAACGGAATTACCCGCAATCCAACCTTCTCTTGCAGCCAGAGTTCCGGCCGCTCCAAAACCACCAGGAGTTAAAATTCCCATAATTTTATATACTATTTAGTTCGTTAAATTTAGTTACGATATCCAAAGGATTTGCAGGAATACGAATTTGGGAACCAACTGGAACTGATAAGTCACCCTTACCAATTCCATTTGCTCTTGCAATAATCCACCAAAGGGATGTATCTTTGTAATATTTCCAAGCTAAATTATCCAATCGGTCCGATTCCATACCAATGATGTATGTATCCTCAAATGATGGTTCAATCACAGGATATTGAACAGTCCTACGAAACCTTCTACCTGTTGAGGTTTTTCTAATTTCTATGTCAGTATATCGTTCCATAATCAAGTAATTGGTGTAAGAGATTTAGATAAACCTTGTGATGGAGTTGAACCAAATTCACTACTAAATGAATATAATCCAAGTCCATTTACATCATATCTTCTACCACCAGCAGCAGTTCCCGGAAGTAAAGTTAAACTAATATTTACATCCAATCCCATTGGAAGTTCGCCTAATTGACCATCATAGTTTACATCCCACGGATGGTCATCGTTATAAGTATAAGTCAATGCGGTAATAATTGAAGGAATACCACTTGCACCTTGTCCCCAAAGGTCACCTAATCTGAAAAATACCAATTGTCCGGAGTATGGTCCACCTGAATAATCAGGTAGGGTTAATTTTGCAAGTTCTTGCACTTTTAACCACATATTTTTCATTTCTCTTCGTGAGTTAGCATAAACCTTAAAGTTGAATGTAAGTGTTCGTTCAAAAGACTCATACATATACCCTTGGTCAGCACGACCTGGATATTTAATTGGATTATATGATGGTGAATAGGTTTCAGTAAGACCGGAAATGGTTGAACGGAACTGAAGTATTTTTGAACTATCTTGAGCTCCACTTCTATTATCGTATGCAAAGAATAGAGTTACAAGGTCAGAATTTACTCTACCACTTTGATTAAATATGGTATTGTTTAATGGGTCAATAGAAGTATCACCGGAAAATGTCTTTGTAGAATCTTTACCACTCAAATATTTTGGATTTTTTTCAGCCAATGGATTTGGTACACGATAGATGGAATGAATATTTTCGCTTACATAATCGGTGTCTTGTGAAAGTGCTTTTTTGTTTCCTTTATCATACAAACTTCTAAAATCGGTAGGTGATGTTGTTGCAAAACCTTCAGCTCTTTTCTTAATCTTACCATACGACAAAAACTCATAATCAGCAACATCCGGTTGAGTACCATAAAATCCATCCGACTTTAATAGATTTGTTTTTGTTTCGTTTTTAACATCAATTGGAATTGGTGATTGTTCTTCGGTTTGAGATACAAGATTACCATTTTCTGATAAATTTCTTTCATATGAATCAAATGTAGGAAGAAACTTGACATCAAATGGGTTTATTTTTTGTGTAAAGTTTGCCTTATCATCGTTATCCAGTCTATTTGGGTCGGAAAATGTATTATGTTGCCTATTATATGTAGTTACACCAATACCATAAACGGAGTCAAATCCACCTCGTAGGTCAACTCGTAATGGTAAAACAGCAAGATTTGGTGTTAATTTGAAAGTATTATATATATCAGTCAAATATGGTTGATATCTACCTCTATCATCACTTGGATACACACCTTGTCTATCGGGTCTAAATCCAATATGTTGTCCACCAATAGTAGCCAATAAATTGGCTGGGGTCCAAACCTTACCCCACCTTTGACTTCTCTGCATTCCAACTTGCTTTAATCCCCAAACAATACCACGAGGAGTTAATAGGAATTGTGAAATTCTTGCAACATCAAGAGCAGCTCTTGTGGTTGAGGTTACAGCACCGCCACGAATAAATGATAAACCACCAAATCCATAATTGAATTCTTTACCCTTACCATTTTGAATACCTGTAACAATGAATGGCTGTTTACTCATCCAAGTATTGAATGAATCTTCTTTTAATAATCCGTGAGCATTACCACCCGACTTATTAGTTTTACCATTGTAGGTGTCTTTTAATACACTATCATTGTAATTCTTGCGCAACCCATTATCAAGTTGTAAGGATATCTTATACAAAGATGGGTTACCTTTTAGGGAGCGAATTGAAGTTGTGGTATCAAATATAGTTCCTGAAGGATTAACACCAACAAATTTTGAGTTGGTATTTATTTTTGGAGTAAATCCAACCGCTTTATCGTTTGTAAAAAAATCAACCACCCCAAAGTCCTTTGCTTGGTCTTCAAGGTCAGGCAACCTATTGGATGTAAATAATCTTGGTGTAGTCTCACCTTTATCTTTATCACCCTGTTCTACACGAGTTGGGTCAGTTTCACCTAAAAATCTCTCTTGGAACGTGAATGGCTTTGGTGTGGTTTCACCTTTAAACTTTTCATTTTGATTTACAAGAGTTGGTGTAGTTTCACCCTTAAATTCTTCAGTATTATCATACAACTTTGGAGTAGTTTCACCTTTGAACTCTTCGGTATTATCATATAACTTTGGCGTAGTCTCACCCTTGAACCTTTCTACTTGTGATGCAAGAGTTGGTGTAGTTTCACCTTTAAATTTTTCCACTTGAGATGCAAGCGTTGGGCTTGTTTCACCCTTAAACTTTTCTACTTGAGATGCTAGTGTTGGGGTTGTTTCGCCTAAAAACTTTTGAGTTTGTTCTAAAGGTTTTGTTTTTGTTTCACCTTTGAACTTTTCAGTATTATTATATGCTTTAGGAGTTACACCAGACTTGGTTGCGGTTTGGCCAGGTCGTTGTGGTGTTGGAACTCCATTTATAAGTTCTGAAAGTGGTGTTTGATTTGTTGATTTTGGGACTTCTTTGCGTGGACTATCAGCCAGAGGTTTTTCCACGGGCTTTCTCCACTTTGAAAGGTCTGATTTTAAATCTATTAACGCCACATCAACCTTTATCTATGTTGTCTTCTTACGGTTTCCATACGAGAATTAGCTCGGCTCATTTCCGTGACTAACTTGTCGTTTACTTTAATAACTATTGGTTGTGACTGAATGTCTGCTCGGAGACCTTTAATCTCTTCTAATAATGGGTCGTTAGCATTTCCACCACCACTAGCAGCACCACCATCACCACCACCCATTCCAAGTGCGGATGAAATCAAAGGTAAAGTAGCTGCGAGTAATAATAAAGTTGGTAGAAATAAAGTCACTGCAGCAAGTCCCACACTCATACCTACTAACCCAATACCCAACATTCCAAAAATACCAGCCAAAGCCATCAGACCCGGAGCAATTAACACCAATGCGGTTAATTGTGTGGTTAGTTCACCCATCATTCCAAATCCGGTAGCTATTTCTTGGATAGCTTTACCAAGAACAAATAAAGCAGCAGCGATTACCAACATAGCAGCAGCACCAGCAAGAATAGCAACAGCACCTACACCACTCATCATTATAGCACCCACCAATGCGAGCGCTCCAACAAGAGCCAACATAGATACAACTGCCATACCCACAGCTTCCCAAGAAACATTCATAAATTCTTGAACTGCTTTAGCGAATACAAATACTGAAGCTGCAACTAATACAAGAGCAGCACCACCGGCAAGTAATTTTTTAGCATCAATTTTGGATATAGCATCAGTCATACCCTTCATCATACCACCACTCTTTTCACCACCACCTGGTGCTGGGGTTGGAGCCGCTCCGCCTTTTTTACCAATACCACCAAATATTTCGGTCTTAACTCCAAGCCCTTTCATAAGGCCCACCGATTGAGCTAAAACGGGTAATACACCCATCATAGCACTACCAAATCCCATAGCGCCTTCTTTTATTTTGTTATATGCGTTTGCACCGTCTTCACCAAGTATTTCTATTTGATTAGCTAGGGCTTCTTGTTTAGTCAACATTTGAGTAATTTCTTCAGCAGTCATACCCAAAGAATCTGCGTAAATTCTTTGCTGCATTGGACCCATTTTACCAAACTCCTCAGCGGTTCCGATTTGTTCTTCTAAAGCTTTACTCAAGGCAGTAGCATCACCTGTTTGTTGATATGCAAGAGCAGCTTCACGCATTGCGGCTGTATTTACATCCATACCAAACGCACGAGCTTTCATTTCGGCTTTTAACGAAGACTCAATATCCAACATATTTTCTGATACCGAATTCATTAAATCCATTGACATACCTTGTTTTTTCAACTCAGCGGTCTTTTTAGCAAGTATCTTAATTTCTTCTTTTGACTTACCAACTAATAAGTTAGCATTTTTACCCATTTCTTTAAAAACTTCAGAAGCATCAACACCCACACCTTGGGCAATTTCTTTAATTTCAGCAGTCATTCCTGCAGCATCACCACTTGCACTTTGAAGTATCTGGCTCATTTGTGCAGCACCAGCACCATCACCCATCATTGCAGCTAATTCAGTTACATTTTTTAACATATCTGAACTAATCACGTGCGTGCTTCCAAAGTATTCGGCGGTTGACTTTGCAGCTTCGGCAACCGCTTCAGACCCATATAAAAGTCCGGTCATAGATAAACTTGCTTGAGTCACTTCAGCACCAACTCTCGCAGCTTCACCTGCGGTAGTTCCCATATTGAGATACATTTCTTTAGCAAGACCCACTGTAGATTCAAATGCGGTTGATACCATATCAGCTGCCTTTTTAGCAACCATCATACCAAGACCAAACTTGATTCCGTTTTTAAACATTTCAGATGAAAGACCAACCGATTCTAATAGACTATCTCGTGTACCATCTATCAAATCTTTTATTTCATCTGCTTTATCTTTTCGCTTCTTTTCAATTTTTAGGTATTCTTCCATAGTTTCAAGTTGTTCTAACAACTTTTTACCTAATTCTTTTTGATTACCATTATATTTTTTAAGGATTTCATCCTTTTTGTTTTGAATGGTTAAAAGCTTATCTTCAAGGTCACTTGTTTGCAATAAAGATTGAGATAGCTCTTCTTGAGCTTTGGTTAACTTACCAGAGGTCGTAAGTCTGTCATTCAGCATAGTCTGAAGATTACGCTGAAGTTGTTCCTCTTGTCGTAAGGCGTTTATTCTATCTTGAGTATCTTTATTGGCCATTTATACCTTTAAACTCAATAGTCGTAGTTTTTAGTCCAATCAACCGGCTTAATGTTATATTGCTTTATGATTTTTTGATATTCAGGGTCATTGGTCAATTTATCAAGTTGTTTTGTCTTGATAGCTAGTTGAATCTTTTTTAAAAAATCACGGATACCACCTTCGGTCATACCTCTTTTGTGAAGTGATTCAATAATGGTTTCTATTTTTTGTGATTTCATAGTTTTCCCTCTAATCATATAGTATAAATATAGAAATACCCAACAAATGTGTCGGGTATTCCTTATCTTCTTGTTTTTGAACGAATTTTAGCAGCTTCTTTGTCGTGAGCTTGCTTTTCTTGCTGTTTAAACTCAATTATTTTACCAATATAAAACAATCTGGCCCAAACCGGCATATTGTAAACATCATTAAAATTAAATCCACCATTTCCGTGGTATATCAATTCAAAAATGTGAGTATGAAGATGTTTTCTATATTCAGGAGTTAGGCCAAAAAAAGGTCACATCCATCGGTAGAATCATCTCCCTCCTTTCCCCCGTTTCCTCTGAAATGAATTCCCAATTAAGGTCAATATCAGGGACAACTTCGTTGATATAGTTTCTTAATGCTTTTGAGTCAACTGCAAATAATTCATTATCTACAAATTGACTGATTACTCTACTATCAGTTTCACCATCAACTGAAAGAATCATCGTTTTTAAACGAGTCGTAAGTTCTCGTGATGTTTCATCCTTCAATTTACGATTTGCTTTATTCAACTCCTCAACTTGGTGTTTTACTCTACGCTCTTTTGATTCAGTCATAGCCATAAAGGTTACGGCTCTTTGAGAACGAGGTAAGGTAAATTCAAACTCATTGGTATGGGGTGCTACTTGAGCAGAGCCATCGTATGGTTTGTTATCAAATTGAGTAAGGTCAATAGTTTCTTTTTGCTTTTTGCCTGTAAATGGGTCGTTTACTTCTACCTGGTAGTCTTTACCATATCCCAATACACGAGCAGCAATCATAATTGCGTTTTTGTCGCCCGTAACCAAATCAACATACTTAATAGGTTGACCATTACCATTAGAAACAATAAGTGATTGAAATAATCGGTCAAGAACTGAACCATCCTTAATATACGATTGTGTTGTAAGAATATCTTCTTCTTTTGCAGTCATATATTTCATTTCAACCTTACCACTTGAAAGCGGATTGTCTGAAGGGTATATTAGACCACGAGATGGTAGTTCAATAACTTCAGTTGGAAACTGATAGTTTTTTAGTTCCTTAATTTCGTGTTCTTTTCTTAATTGGTCAACTACATTTTCGTTTGAGTAGTCATCATTTAAATTTTGAGTCATAACTTATTCTTTTTTATTATACTACAAGTGTCCAAGTTCCATTATCAAAAATGTATTTTGAACCGTGCCATTCTTCAGGTACTTCAACTTCTGCTTGAACACATTCATATCCAAATTCCCAAGTATATGGAAATTCTGAATCAATTGTAAAAATATCACCATCATATGTAGTAGTACCTTCGGTAATAACCAAATTACCCTCACCTACAACAGCATATACGATTTTGGTATCTCTGTTTCTAACGATATTAATCATTTTAGTCTCCGTTTAATTAAACTATGTATAAATATCAAAATAAAACTTTTTAAAACAAAAAAACCCCACCGAAGTGGGGTTTCTCATTTTTCAATCCTAAATTAGTATTGTAAGATAGCGTAATCGTAAGTCAATGTTAAATCTACAGTAGCCAAATCTTCACCGGTGTAATCCATATCAGAAAATTTTGCAGTCTGAATAAAAGCACCTTTCAATGTCCATTCTTCAACTTTATCACCAACCGGACCTAATGAGTTAAACACGATGTCTTTTTTGTAGAAATCTGAATAACCATCACGACCTGTTACCGATTCGTGAGTCAAACGAACCCACTCCATTACAGCTTGAGCCGCAGATGGAACAACTGCGTCATACAAACTGATGGTTAAATCTTGCCATTCAGAACGACCTTTTACATATCTACGAGTGTTGATATGGTCAATAGTCACTTTACCATTCTGAATTTCAGGGCGGTTAGCCGCTTTGATGAGATATGCTGGAATTCCTTCAATATACATAATGAACCTGTTTGACATTTTAGGTTCAAAGTTCGTAAACATTATCTCCTGCGGTGTGAGTAAATTTGCCATTTAAATTCTCCTAATCTTTCTTATAAATATATCATTCTTCAAATTATGCTCCAGGGAATGCAGCACCCGTAGGAAGAATGTTGAAATCCAAGACAATAAATTCAGCAGTCTTTGTAGGTTGTAAGTAAATTTCACCTACCAAGATGTTTCTATCAATTACATCTGGAGTATTATTAGTTTCATCCATTACCACACGGAAAGCGTAAAGACCATTTCTTTGTTGGATTGATTCCAAGTATGGGTTTACGATTGACAAGAAGCGGTTTCTTGTAGCAGCGGTGTTTTGTTCAAATACCAAGTATCTTGTAGAAGATGCGATGTATTTCTTAACAGCAATCAACAATCTTCTTACATTAATTCTATCCAAAGCGGATGGTCTAGCTTGTAAGGTCTTTTGACCGAATACCGTAGCACCTTGGCCAGGGAATGTAGCGATTGGGTTTACACGACCTTCGTAAAGTGTATCTCTTTCAGCGTGAGTCAAACGAGTCTTAACTTCAATTACATCAGTCAAACCACCACGATTCAAACCTGCGGGAGCGTACCATTCAGCAGCAACTGAATCGTTGAAAGCAATCACGCCAGGAAGAACAACACTTGGCGGAACCCATACTGGCTTGTTTTTGTCAGTATCAAGGATTTTAACCCAAGGATGGTAAGTAGCAACATAGTTAGAGTCAAACGAAGTTAAAGCGTTTACAACCGTAGCGTTTGAATTACCATATTCACCAGCGTCCATTACATAGAAACAATCTTGTCTATCTTCACACATATCTTTAGCGAATGTGGTTACTGATGAGTGTAATCTATGTAAAATACCCGGAAGAACAACCATATTGATGTCAAATTCATCAGGGTTTGAAATTGCGTTGATAGCTTTTCTTACTGCAACCGTACCAGCAGCGGTAGCGGAAGAACAATCTAAACCTTGAGTGTTACCAGCAACAATAGAATTACCGGTAAGAATTACTCGGTTTGGTTCCCAACCATCAAAACCACCTTGGAAAGGTACGATGAATTTTTTAGCATCTACATCAGATGTTAAAGAGATTGTAGAACCATTTGAGTGACAAGTAGCCAAATCAAAGTCAGAACCAACAACAGTTGTAGAACCAAGTGGTAATAAGAAGTTCAAATTGTCAGTTGTACTAAAGTCGTAATCGTATCCAAGGAATACTTTAGTATTTACTACACCACCTAAAGATTGAGATACAACATAAGATGGGTCTGGCAAAGTATATGAACTATTAAGTGGGTTTGTTAAAGCACCGAATCCAAAAGGAACTAAAGATGGGTCAATAGCACCATTTGTTACATCAGCTTCCATTTCAACACGGATGTGAGCAGATGCGTTGGGATAATCACCATTTGTTGATAATTTACCATTTGCATCAACCGTAATGTATTGGTCACCAATTACTCTTGCGATGTAATTTGGTGAATTTGGGTCAAGGTTAAGACCTGTAAACTCTTCTACGATGTTTGGTCGTGTGTCTGCGTCTTGGACATTTGTTCCAAAAATAGAGTAAGGAACTTTTGCAGTATCTACTCTACGAACTTGTAAAGTGAATGTTCCGTATTCAGAACCTGGAACTTCAGAAGCGGGTTTGATATCACGGATACCAACTTTAAACTCGTAGTTTGTAGCATTACCGTGTGAAAGGGTGTGAACTTTGAATAAGTTCGTAGCTACACCACCAACTTTTTGTGATTTAATGTACGGAGTTGATGCGTGTGAATATTCGTTCGTTAAATCAACTGAAGCGGTTACAAAAGTTATTGAAGATGAATTTGAAGCTGCAAAAGATGCTGACTGAAATGTAGAAAAATTCATATAGGTGTATGCAGCCTTTGTAGATTTAGGAGCATATCCGTAAGCTTTTGTAAAGTAATTTTCTGAACTTGGATTTAAAGAAGCACTTACCGTTGTATTAGCTGGGATAGAACTACCTGTTAAATTCAAAAGGAATAATGAAGCGGTATTTAATCCACTTGCACCTACAACCGAAAGTGATGAACCTACATAATCCCCACCAAATGTAGTCGTGGTTGGGTGTAACACAGCAGCTACTTTTTGACCAGCAGCACCCGAAACTACCAACGCGATTGGTTGTGCGGTATAACCAGCGGAACCCAATACTCTAACGATAGTTGCGTTTGAAGCGTCTTGTAAGTATGATTGTGCGGTGTAAGGAAGATATGAATCTTCGGTCAAACCACCAAATTTTTGTTGAAACTCGTTAAATGATTCTACTCTCGTTGGAACGAATGCAGGACCCTTGATAGTTTGTCCGATAAGAGCACCACCAATCTCAGCAATACCCGCAGGTAAGAATGAGAGGTCTTTTTCTCTTGTGAAGACACCTGGACTAACAATTCTTTCAGCCATTATTTTTCTCCTAATGTTCTATTTTTGGAATTTTCCTTACTAATAAATACCAAGAAAATTAGGGAAACACAATAATTATTGTTTAGGAACGAAAGTATTGTTTTCTAAATCTACCCCACCCTCGCCATACTTTTGTTTTAATTCTTGTGCGAGTTTTCCTTCATTTTCTTTTAAAGTGTTGTAACGACTTATGAGTTGGTCGGTTTCTTCGTTCAAAGACTTATAAACACTCTCAAGTTCAAGCTTCTCTATTTCAATTTCGCCTAATCTAGCAAGTGATTGTAAGATACCCGATTGTAACACATTTATCTTTGTTACTTCTTCTTCGGTAAGTGATATAACTGTTTTTTCCATAATAAAATCTCTTTAATATAGTATAAATATAGAATTACAGGTCGTAACTTTCATTCCATATAATTTTACCAACTGAAAATGTTTTTCTGGTATTGTTTTTAATTCCAGCGAATTCTGGCAATAGGTATGCTTTTACTTGTAGAGTAATTTCGGCTTTGGTTATTCTATCTTGACCTAAATCTGCAATAGTTTCAAATTGATAAGAATCTGACTTTACTACAAATTTATATCTATCACCAAAAGAACGACCTTGGAAAAATACAATTTGTTCTACAATTTTATTTACTTGCTCTTGGTAATCACACCAAACAATGGTAGAATATTCCACGTTTACATAATCCGGCTTTTCAACAGCATAGTATTCTTTAGAAGGTTTTTGACCTGTCAATATTGAAAATTGGTCGTATCTATTGTCCCTTGTATATGTTCTTTCAAACATCTGATTAGCATCTTCAGCATTTATAACTTTTAGTTTTGCCATATCCGTATTTGGAGACATAGAATTTCTTTTAAATACAATCACAGGTGTTAAAATCATTCCATTATCATCCCTCATAAAAAGGTCTTGTTGGGCAGATTTCCACTTCTCTGGATTTGCATACATCACCGGAACTTGAACTAACTGGCCATTTTCATTGACCATTGGCTTTACATCTCTTTCCAAAAAATCTTTAAACGCAAGGTCAATATCGTATAATCCAATTGAAATGTTTTTAACATTATCAGTATCTCTACGAACCTGGTTCGCTTTGTTTAATACAGGGTCATCTTGAGTAGAACTTTGTGTTTGTCTCAAGTCCGGCTTATTAGGGTCAACTACTCTATAACGATTTGCCATTAAATTCCCACCGGTATTGTATTAGTTGTGTTATTAGAATTACCAAATCGGTTATCAACTAAATTAATAGTAGATTGTCGTGTCATATGTGCAGCACATATAAATGATATTGAATAACCTTGACTTTCACCACCATCCCAAGTATCTGGATTCTTACCTGCAAATAATTGAGATTCTGCTACCGAATCAATTTGGAAATATTCGTGATTCCATTCAACAATATCACCCACATCCGGATGTATATCTTTGTCATCTTTTAAAGTATCACGAAGAAATCTAAATTCAACATTTCTTGAATAATACTGACCAAACTCATCTGAAATTTGTTCAAGGGTATTGTACTCTATTAGACACGGAATTTTTACAGGATTGTAATATTGTTTATTTTTACTTTCTCCGTATAAATTGTTTTTTGTTTCACTTATAGCGAATTTAAAAAAATAAACTTCAGTATCAATAATATCATTGATAAGTTCCTTGTTTAATGTTCTAAACAAAGACATATCTCTCTGACCACCAAATAACGCCATTGGATTATCCTATATAAATTGGTCTTGGAATTCTTGCAAGTGTAGACTCAAGGAATTCAGCCTCATCTCGTTTGGCTTCCATCAATGCTTTTTTAGATGTAGCTTCTAACATTTCTTTTAATTGAGTTAGGAGTGCTTCTTTTTCTGCAGCAGCTTCGTTACGAAGGTCACCACCATCCAATGTGATGTCTGCTCCCGGAATTGGAATAGCGGAGAACTTTGCTCTTACCGCACCAAGAACTTCTTTAGCTAATGCAAGAGTATACTTGGTAATCCATTGTCTACCAGCTGAATTGATTGAAGTATATGTTAATCTTTCAAACGGAGCATTAGAAAAATCACTAACCACATTTGATGCTATAATTGGATTATTTGCTTCAGTATCTAATGTATATTCAAAGTATATTTTTACACCACCATCACCTGAAACCGGAAGTGGGAATATTTTAATACGATTATTAACTAATTGAAATGAATATTGAGATTTACGAATTTGGTCGTTAAACTCAATTGCTTGTAAACGAAGTAAGTCATCATACATTGGTTGCATTAAAAATGATACACCCGGTGAATAGTTACCCCACCCAAAAGTATCCATCATTTGTTGAGAACCCATACCTGTTCCAACGAATGGGTCAAAGTATCTTACAATCGCAGGCGGTGCTTCGTGGAATACTTTACGAATGGTAAGTCCATTTGTAACTGAACCTGATTCAAGTGATACAACACTACTATCATTTAGATTGTAGATTTGTTGACCCTCTACCATAGTGAATGAACCGGTATAGTGTGTTAATCTACCACCACTTTTTGCTTCGGTTCCGTAATCTTTCGCAAGATTTACTACACCCTGCATATTACTATTTAGTTGCTTACTAGCAAGTGTGTTGTTTAAACTTGAACCTTGAAGAGACAAAAGATTTTCTTTTGCTCTATACTGATTGATTTGTGAAGAATATTCGTTAGCGGCTTCTTCAAAACAAGCAAAAAAGTTTATATCTTGTAATTCAATATCAACAATGGGATAACCCAATCGGTTTGCGCACCAATTGGCTACATTATCAGCATCTGACTTAAACGTAGAATCACTATCAAAAAAACCAAATGGTGTTGGTTTAGTTGTGGATGAATCTGTGTAAAAAGACGCAGATATTGAAGAAAATGAACTACTACCTGGCCATATTGGAATTTGAATTGCCATTAACTCTCCTTTTTATACCTCAATATATAAATAGTATGGTTAATATCTTTCCAAATTTTTCATAAACGATACAATAATATAACGACTTCCCTTACTTACAGGTCTTGCTCCGTGCTTGTGAGTTATATTTCCAGGATGTACCGTACAATATCCGATTCCACCTTTTATTAATTTTTTTTGTCTCCAAAACCAAGTTCCACCACCTTCATATTCATCAAGGTCTGATAGTTGGACTAAACAAGTTAAATCAGAAGAGTCGTGGTGTATTGAAAGATGACCTTGAGTGTCTGGTGTGTATCTTGCTAAAAAGTTTTCAGAATTTAAAGAATCCCATCCCCTACCTTCTAAACCAAATTTGTGAATCATAAATTGCATTACATAGGTTTGGAGAACTTCATAGTAAATTTCATTCAATCCCAATTCAGATAATAGCATATCCGTGGTTGGATAATATTCGTGTCTTTTGTAAGTCCATTTTTTTGAATGTTCTGCCTCTTCACGAATCATCTTACAAAATTCTTCAGTAAATAATGGAAATGTAAAACATCCATCAAATTGTTCATCTGAAATCAAATCCCATTCTCTAATTCTCGCATCATAGGTTACAAATCGTTCCAACCATCCAATTTTGTCATATTTGTAAGAATATAATTCAGGATGTAAAGCTAACATATCAGTTTGTTCTTGTCGGTTGGGTTGTGTTTCGTTCATAAGATTTCTCCAAATTTTTTCTACATTTTCCCAAGTTTGTTTTAGAACAAAAGATTTAGCATTTTCTTTTGAAAACTTTCTAAAAGCAGCATCCGATTCTACAAATTCAAGTTTTTCTAAAATTTGTTTTTTTAAAGTTTCAACATCACTTTCAGAAGATACCACAGCACCTCGCGCTGGAATGATACTTGCTAAATTTCCGGTATCGGTTGTTATGATTGAAACCTCACCCATCATCATTTCCAATGCTGTAATACAATAGGTTTCATCGTATTGTGATGGATATACCCAATACTCCGATGAAGCAATCAACTCATATAATTCTCTTGGTGGTAGATTATCCACAAAATGAACACCATCATAGAATCCCTTATAGTCTTCATACCAATCTAATGCGTATGGTGGACTTGCTACCCAAAGAGTCGCTTCGGGTCTGGCGTCACGAATCTGCGGCCAGATTTCAAGTAGGTTTTTTAAACCTCTATCAGCAGCGGATGTATATACAAATTTGTTTTTTCGTTTGTTATCAAATCGGATACCATTCCAGTCAGTTGGGTCAATAGCGTTTGGAATAACTCTGACCTTTCCCACCATTTCAGTATACTTTTCTTCAAGTATTTTTGCGGAGTAATCCGATACTGCAATCACATTAGTCATCCTTGAATTTTGTAAATGTTCTTTTCCAAAATCCTCTAATATTTGACCATTCCAATATGCGTAATATTCATTATTATGAATCCAAAAATAAGATTTGTCAAAAGTTATTTCTCGTGAGTCAAGTTCATTAATATAGTGAATATAATTTGTAGCAATTACAACATCATAATGTTGATTTGTTCCAAGGGATTCATATGGTATATACTTAATACCCTCAACTTCACACGGAACAACTTGACCTGTGACAACAACCTCATCACCCTGCTTTGACATTTGATGAGCTAATTTTATAACAGCGTATTCAGAACCACCAATTCCTTCTTTAATCCAAACAAAAGGATTAAATGGGGTTTTCTGATATCCAACTACAAACAAAACTTTCATATTGTTCCTTATTTTATCGTGTAATTTAAAACTTGTTCTTTTTCAAAATATCTACTTCTATCTATCCACCAAGCGTGATGGCATTTTTGAGTTTCTTCATCCCAATCCCAATCTTCTTTTCCAAGTTCAAGGATTCGCTCGTGAATAGCTTTATCATAGTAATTTCTAATTATTCGTGCTCTTCTATTAATATCAGTTAAGTTCATATCAACAGTGCTTGAATAATTATTCCATTGCATATATAGGATTTTATCAATTTTTAACATTCGTGTTGTTAGGAATGTTTTTACAATCAGTTCAAAATCATCTGCTACGGAAATATATCTATTGTGACCTCTGACTTTATGATACACATCTCTATGCCACATTCGTGCGTGATTTGGCATACCCATATTATATCTAATAGTTTTTGGATTTATACTTGGAGCAAATCCTCCAATATATTTTTTACCATCAATTTCCACCCATTCGTGCCACGAATAAGCCCAAGTGTAGTTATTAAAACCATATCTACCATAACCCGTTGGGTCAATTGGACCATATTGTTTGTGTTTACCATCTTCGTAAAGTTCAGCACATCCGGTAAAAATAAATCCAGCATCAGGATATTGCTTTGATGCTTTGACACACTCTTCAAAGTATGTTGATGCAATCACATCATCATGGTCATACTCCAATAACCAATCACCATTACATAACATAGCAGCTCGGTGTTTAACCTCACCAACATTACCGCCCGTATTTGGTGTAATTCTATGAATTTTTACTCTATGGTCTCGGGATGCGATTTCTTGTAGTTTATTCCAAGTATCAAAATCATCTTCAGGCGAGTCATCAATAACAACCCATTCCCAATTTTTATAAGTTTGATTTTTTAGACCATTATAGGTTCTGAAAATTCTATCACCGGTTTTGTAAGTTCCGGTAAATGCTGAAAAGAATGGTAGGTCTTTAGAACCAAAAACATTTTGATTTGAACCACAACTCCAATAGGTAGACAATTCATCTACTTTATTTGCAAGCTCCTCATCACTTAAAATTTCATCAATGTGAGTCCACTTTGTATTTACAAGGTTTTCATCAGAAGCTTCTAAAATAGATTCATATTGATTTTTATCACCAAATGTAATAATTACATCTGGCTGATATTTTGAAAAATCAACATAAAAATTAAAATGGTCTTCGCAAGAGAAAATCACTACATCTTCTACAAGTCCTTCGTGTTCTGATAGTGTAGATGGGATGGAGAATTCACCAAACTTATCCCACCCATAAACTAATGCAGATGGTAATTTAGTTTTTCTCATAGATTATCTATATGGTTCTCCACCAACCCAAAGAACAAATGACTTACGAGTCCCCTTGGTTACAGGCGTAACTCGGTGTAAGAAAAATGATGGGAAAATAACAGCAGCCCCTTGAACTCGTGGAGCCCAAATCTGACCAGCACCTAACATAAATTGTAAATCACCACCCTCGTATTCATCAGGTTGTGATAATTGAACAGTAACCGAAACTTTGCGTTGGGCTTGAATACCAATACCACAATCCATATGCCAGTCATACTGACCACCACCTTCGTAGTATTCAGTATATTGGATTTGTTCTCTCATATGAGTCAAATCAAATTTCCACATATTGTTGTTTGCTTCAGAAATCATAGTTCCAAGCTTATCGTAAACCCATTCCCACTCTTCGTTTTGAGGACACCATTTAATTGATGATTTACGATATTCGCTTTCTACTCGTGATTTATCCAACTCACCAACGCCCGCGGCTTCAAATGGTAAATTGGAAGTCATTTGTTCAATCGTAGCCAATTCTTCAGCAGTAAATCCATTTTGAAACCAATAATAATTGGTATGGTCAGCTGAAAATCGTGATGGGTCTTGATTGAATATAAATTTCTTTTCCATAACAAAACTTATTTTTTAAACTTTATTATAAATATGGAATTGAATGTATTAAAATGAACCTGACCTGTATAATTCTACAACAAATAATCTATCACCGGCAGTCCAACCATACTCTTTAAAGTATAGTTTATTATCAGTATCACTCCACTCAAAGTAACCACCTTCAAGTTGACTTCCCTTTTCACCTTTTTGACCAAAATCACCTTTAGGACCCGGAGCTATACCTTGTGCTCCTTGTGGTCCATTTTGTTCAGCAGTTGGAGAATCTCCCGTTGGTCCTTGTTCACCTTGTGGTCCAACAGCACCTTCAGCGCCCGATAATGCGGATGTTCCTTGGCCACCTTGTGGTCCTTGATTTCCCGCGGCACCTTGAGCTCCTTTAGGACCATCAGCCCCCTTTTGACCTTGGTCACCTTGAGGTCCAACATCGCCTTTGGGTGCAGTGTCTTCATAATCGCCTGAAAATCCTTGGTCTCCTTTAGGACCGATGGTAGAACCCTTATCACTTTGTGGTCCTTGAGGTCCTTGAGCACCGGCGTTTCCAGACGGTCCTTTTGGACCTTGTAATCCTTGAGGACCTTGAGCTCCTTTGGGACCAGCATCACCTTTAACTCCAACAGGTCCTACATTTCCTTGAGGTCCTTGTGGGGTTAAAGCGTCAAAAGCATCACCTTGGTCACCTTGCGGACCTACTCTACCTTGAGGACCTTGAGCGCCTTTAGGACCATCATCACCTTTTACACCAACATCACCTTTTACACCAACAGCACCTTGTGGGCCTGTTAAATTGGTGGGTCCTTGGTCACCTTTGGGACCTTGAAATCCTTGAGCCCCTTGAGCACCCTTTGGACCATCAGCCCCCTTTTGACCCTGGTCACCCTTTTGACCTTGGTCACCTTTAGGCGCAGTGTCTTCATAATCGCCTGAAAATCCTTGGTCCCCTTTAGGTCCAATCGTAGAACCCTTATCACTTTGTGGTCCTTGAGGTCCTTGAGCGCCCGTGTTTCCAGATGGTCCTTTTTGACCTTGAAGTCCTTGAGGACCTTGAGCGCCTTTAGGACCAGCATCACCTTTAACTCCAACAGGTCCTATATTTCCTTGAGGTCCTTGTGGTGTTAAAGCGTCAAAAGCATCACCTTGGTCTCCTTGCGGGCCTACTCTACCTTGAGGACCTTGAGCGCCTTTAGGACCATCATCACCTTTTTGACCTTGGTCACCTTTGGGTCCAATTGGACCAGCAGCGCCTGTTAGAGCAGCATCTCCGGTTGGTCCTTGTCTACCCTGATTACCTTGAGCTCCTTGAGGTCCTTTAGGTCCTTGTTCTCCTGCAGGTCCTTGGTCTCCCTTAACACCAGTTGGTCCTTGGTCTCCTTTAGGACCATCATCACCTTTTTGACCAGTATCACCCTTTACACCAACAGGACCTTGAGCTCCTAAATTTCCCGAAGGACCTTTAGGACCTTGTAATCCTTGAGGACCTTGAGCCCCTTTAGGACCATCATCACCTTTTTGACCCACATCACCTTTAGGTCCTTGGTCACCCGTTGGACCAACAGCACCTTGTGGTCCACCAGTATATCCATCACCACCTTCGGTAGCTACACTTTGTGGTCCTTGAGGACCTTGGTCACCTTGTCCACCAACAGGTCCTTGAGCACCTTTAGCCCCAGCAGGCCCTTGAGGACCTTGGTCACCTTTTACGCCAACAGGACCTTGAGCCCCGGTTTCGGCGGGTGTACCCACTGGACCCTGGTCACCTTTAGGTCCCATAGGACCTTGAGCGCCTGTTAATGCAGCATCGCCGGTTGGTCCTTGGTTACCTTGGTTACCTTGAGCACCTTGAGCACCTTTAGGACCAGCATCGCCAGTTGGACCAATAGGACCTGTATTTCCTTGGTCCCCTTGAGCACCTTTAGCAGCAGCATCGCCGGTTGGACCTTGATTACCTTTTACACCCGTTGGACCTTGGGGGCCTAAATTACCCGATGGTCCTTTAGGACCTTGGTCGCCTTGCCCACCAATAGGACCTTGAGCACCTTTACCACCAGCAGGTCCTTGAGGACCTTGGTCACCACCAGCGCCTGTTGGACCTTGGGCACCTTTAGCCCCAGCAGGCCCTTGAGGACCTTGGTCTCCTTGTCCACCAATAGGACCTTGAGAGCCTTTACCTCCAGCAGGTCCTTGAGGACCTTGGTCACCCTTCACACCCACAGGTCCTTGAGGACCTGTTAAAGCAGCATCACCTGTTGGACCTTGGTTACCTTGATTTCCTTGAGCACCTTGAGCTCCTTTGGGGCCAGCATCACCGGTGGGTCCAATAGGACCTGTATTTCCTTGGTCTCCTTGAGCACCTTTTGGGGCTGCATCACCAGTTGGACCTTGGTCACCTTTAGGACCCATTGGTCCTTGAGCGCCTAAATTACCCGAAGGTCCCATAGGACCTTGGTCTCCTTGACCGCCAATTGGACCTTGAGCACCCTTACCGCCAGCAGGTCCTTGAGGACCTTGGTTACCTCCACCTCCAATTGGTCCTTGAGCACCTTTAGGACCAGCGGGTCCTTGAGGGCCTTGGTCTCCTTGACCACCAACTGGACCTTGAGCACCTTTTGCTCCTGCAGGTCCTTGAGGACCTTGGTCACCCCCACCTCCAATTGGTCCTTGAGGACCTGTTAAAGCAGCATCACCAGTTGGACCTTGATTTCCTTGATTTCCTTGAGCACCTTGAGCTCCTTTGGGGCCAGCATCACCGGTGGGTCCAATAGGACCTGTATTTCCTTGGTCTCCTTGAGCGCCTTTAGGAGCATTATCCCCAGCAGGTCCACCAGCTCCGGTAGGTCCTATTGGTCCTTGAGGACCTAAATTACCCGAAGGTCCTTTTGGACCTTGTAATCCTTGTGGACCTTGATTACCTTGTCCGCCAGTTGGACCTTGGTCGCCACCAACACCAATATCTCCAGTAGGTCCTTGCGAACCTTGACCTCCTTGAGGTCCTTGGTCTCCACCACCACCTGTTGGGGAAGCCCCAATTGGACCTTGAGGACCTTGTGAACCTTGGTCGCCACCTGGTCCTATTGGACCCGCTGCACCAGGACCTGGAGTTCCACCAACAGGTCCTTGAGCGCCTGTTGGTCCTTGGTCTCCACCACCACCTGTTGGGGAAGCACCCGTTGGTCCCATAGGACCTTGTGGACCTCTATCGCCAGTGGGGCCCGTAGGACCCGTAGGGCCGGTGGGTCCTTGGTCACCGCCTGGACCGGTTGGTGAGGCACCTGTATCGCCAGTAGGTCCAACAGGACCAGTTGGGCCGGTTGGGCCAACAGGTCCTTGAGCTCCTAAATTACCCGAAGGTCCTTTTGGCCCTTGAGGTCCCACAGGACCTTGGTCACCACCACCACCAGTGGGTGAAGCACCCGTTGCACCTGTTGGGCCTGTTGGACCTTGGTCTCCACCAGGACCGGTTGGACCCGTTCCGCCCGTTGGACCTTGGTCACCACCTGGGCCAGTGGGTGAAGCGCCCGTTGGGCCGGTTGGTCCGGTGGGTCCTTGGTCGCCGGTTGGTCCGATAGGTCCTACCGGACCTAATGCTCCTGCGGGCCCCGTTGGGCCAGTAGGACCAACAGGTCCTTGGTTACCTTGTCCTCCGGTTGGAGAATCTCCCACAGGCCCCACAGCACCTTGAGAACCTTGCCCACCTTGTCCACCCGTTGGACCTGTTGGTCCCGTGGGACCTTGTGGTCCCAAATTACCCGATGGTCCTTTTGGACCTACGGGACCTTGAGGACCCGTTAGTGCGTCAGGAGTATCACCCGTAGGGCCGATTGGACCCACAGCACCTTGAGGACCGGTCGGGCCCGTTCCACCAGTTGGCCCATTATCACCTTTAGGACCGACTGCACCTTGAGGACCTGTTGGACCTGTTGGACCTTGTGATGTATCTGCGTCACACTCATTATTAGAACCACAAGGTTCACCATCGGAGTTTGCATCAAATTCAATCTCTTCACAAGTGGCACAAGTATAAGCACAATCAGTTCCAGGAGCACCCGATACATAATAACAAGTGTTGGAGTATGAGCCAGGATCAAAATTAGGCCAGTTACCACAACCAAGATTATCTGAAGTTAAACAATCTGATGTAAAATAAGAAGTCCCTGCGTTGTGAACTACATACCCATTTACAAGGTAAACATCAAGGTCTTCAATGTTTAGGTTTGAAGCGTCTTCCGGGTCTATGGTATAAGCTTCAGTAATTAGTTCATCTACAAGTGAAGAACCATTCCATTTTACTAAATGGTCTGAATTTAAGACTACATCTTTTGCTCTTTTAAAAAGATATACATTATCACCACCTTTTACAAGGATTTCTTGCATTGGTGATACGACAAGATTACCATCGTTAAATTCAATTTTTTCAATAGCTGAATTGATGAAAGTATTTCTTGTTACAACATTTGCGGGTTGTAATGTCGTGGATGATATATCAGTAGAAGACCAAGTTTTATAATCAGTTTCACCCAATCCAAGTCCAGGTAAAGCAACACCAGCTACAATGGAAGAACCACTAATGAGATTTTCAATAGCGGTTTCACTTCCATCATATAATCTGACTAATTGTCCGTTTTTAACACTCATAAGAGAACTTCTTTATTTTTGGATTAGAATGAACCACTTACATACATATGAATTACATATGTAGCACCACCATTATTGAAACTTAAAAATCCACGAGACCCGTTCCAAGTTAATCCTGGTGATACACCACTAATTAAAGTTCCAAGAGCAGCCTCTCCCTTTTGACCTTTGTCTCCTTGAGGACCTTTGTCTCCTTGAGGACCTTGTGGTCCTTGAGCACCTTGAGGTGAAGTTCCTTTAGGACCTTGAGGACCTTTAGCTCCTTGTGGACCTTGTGGTGACGTTCCTTTAGGACCTTGAGCACCTTGTGGTCCTTGAGGACCTTGGTCACCTTGTGGATTAGCTCCTTGAGGACCCTTGTCTCCTTGAGGACCTTTGTCTCCTTGAGGACCTTTTGCACCTTGAGGACCTTTGTCTCCTTGAGGACCTTTAGGACCTTGAGCCCCAATAGGACCTTGAGCACCTTGAGGTGAATTACCTTGGTCTCCTTTAGGACCTTGTGGTCCTTGGTCTCCTTGTGGTGAATCACCTTGAGGACCTTTAGGACCTTGAGCACCTTGTGGACCTTGGTCACCTTGAGGTGAAGTTCCTTTAGGACCTTGTGGTCCTTTAACACCTTGTGGGCCTTGCGCTCCTTGTGGTGAAGCTCCTTGAGGACCTTTGTCTCCTTGAGGACCTTTAGGACCTTGAGCACCTTGTGGTGAGGTTCCCTTATCCCCCTGTGGTCCTTTTTCACCTTGTGGACCTTGGTCACCTTGTGGATTAGCTCCTTGAGGACCCTTGTCTCCTTGAGGACCTTTGTCTCCTTGAGGACCTTTTGCACCTTGAGGACCTTTGTCTCCTTGAGGACCTTTAGGACCTTGAGCCCCAATAGGACCTTGAGCACCTTGAGGTGAATTACCTTGGTCTCCTTTAGGACCTTGTGGTCCTTGGTCTCCTTGTGGTGAATCACCTTGAGGACCTTTAGGACCTTGAGCACCTTGTGGACCTTGGTCACCTTGAGGTGAAGTTCCTTTAGGACCTTGTGGTCCTTTAACACCTTGTGGACCTTGAGCTCCTTGTGGTGAAGCTCCTTGAGGACCTTTGTCTCCTTGAGGACCTTTAGGACCTTGAGCACCTTGTGGTGAGGTTCCAGCATCACCCTTTGGTCCTTGCGGACCTTGTGGACCTTGGTCTCCTTGGTTACCTATTGAACCTTGTGGTCCTTTATCCCCCTGTGGACCTTTAGGACCTTGAGCACCTTGAGGTGCCGCACCCTGTGGTCCTTTGTCTCCTTGAGGACCTTTAGGACCTTGAGCGCCTTGAGGTGAATTACCTTGGTCACCCTTTGGTCCCTGTGGACCTTGGTCACCTTGAGGAGCAGCTCCTTGAGGACCCTTGTCTCCTTGAGGACCTTTAGGACCTTGAGGGCCTTTAGGACCTTGAGGTCCAATTGGACCTTGCGGTCCTTGATTACCTTGAGCGCCTTGAGGACCTTTAGGACCTTGGTCACCTTGAGGAGCAGGACCTTGGTTACCTTGTGGACCTTGTGGTCCTTTAGGACCTTGAGCACCTTGCGGTGAAGACCCAGTTGGACCTTTATCACCTTGAGGACCTTTAGGACCTTGAGCGCCTTGTGGTGAAGACCCAGTAGGACCTTTAGGACCTTGTGGGCCTTGTGGACCTTGGTCACCTTGTGGGTTAGCTCCTTGAGGGCCTTTAGGACCTTGAGCACCTTGTGGACCTTGGTCTCCTTTAGGTGAAGACCCTGTATTACCTTTATCACCTTGAGCACCTGTTGGACCTTGAGCACCTTGAGGTGAATTACCTTGGTCACCCTTTGGCCCTTGTGGACCTTTAGGACCTTGGTCACCTTGAGGCGCTGGACCTTGTTGTCCTTGTGGTCCTTGTGGTCCTTTAGGACCTTGGTCACCTTGAGGTGCGGGTCCTTGATTACCTTGTGGACCTTGTGGGCCTTTAGGACCTTGGTCACCTTGAGGTGCGGGTCCTTGTTGACCTTGTGGACCTTGTGGACCTTTAGGACCTTGAGCACCTTGCGGTGAAGAGCCAGTAGGACCTTTAGGACCTTGTGGACCTTGTGGTCCTTGGTCACCTTGTGGGTTAGCTCCTTGAGGACCTTTAGGACCTTGAGCGCCTTGTGGTCCTTGGTCACCTTTGGGCGAAGAGCCCGTATTACCTTTATCACCTTGTGGTCCTTTTGCACCTTGTGGTCCTTGAGGTGAATTACCCATCGGACCTTGAGCACCTTGTGGACCTTTAGGACCTTGGTCACCTTGTGGCGCAGGTCCTTGTTGTCCTTGTGGACCTTGTGGACCTTTAGGACCTTGGTCACCTTGAGGTGCGGGTCCTTGATTACCTTGTGGACCTTGTGGGCCTTTAGGACCTTGGTCACCTTGAGGTGCGGGTCCTTGGTTACCTTGTGGACCTTGTGGTCCTTTAGGACCTTGAGCTCCTTGAGGTGAAGACCCGGTTGGTCCTTTAGGACCTTGTGGACCTTGTGGTCCTTGGTCTCCTTGTGGGTTAGCTCCTTGGGGACCTTTAGGACCTTGAGCACCTTGTGGACCTTGGTCTCCTTTAGGTGAAGAACCCGCAGGTCCTTTAGCTCCTTGTGGTCCTATCGGACCTTGTGCACCTTGTGGTGAATTACCTTGGTCGCCCTTTGGACCTTGAGGACCTACTCCACCTTGAGGGCCAGTTCCACCCGTTGGCCCCTGCGGACCCTTTGGTCCAATCGGACCTTGGTTTCCTGTTGGGCCTGTGGGACCTGTGGGACCTTGAGGTCCTTTTGGTCCAGTAGGACCCGTTGGTCCAACAGGACCTTGAGCGCCAGTTGGACCGGTTGGTCCTTTTGGACCTTGAGCACCTTGGGGTGAAGAACCTGAAGGACCTTGGTTACCTTGTGGACCAGTGGGTCCTTGTGGACCCTTTGCGCCAGTAGGTCCGGTAGGACCGGTTGGTCCTTGGAAACCTTGAGCGCCAGTAGCACCTTGACCACCGGTTGGGCCAGTAGGACCTGTTCCTCCTTGTGGACCTTTTGCACCAGTGGGGCCTGTTGGTCCCGTTGGTCCTTTAGGGCCGGTTGGACCTGTTGGTCCATTAGGACCTTGAGCTCCTTGAGGTGATGGGCCAACTGGCCCTTGGTTACCTTGTGGGCCAGTAGGACCTTGTGGTCCTTTTGCACCAGTAGGGCCAGTAGGACCTGTTGGACCTGTTGGACCCGTAGGACCTTGTGGTCCTTTTGGACCCGTGCCACCGGTTGGACCCGTAGGACCTTGTGGTCCTTTAGCGCCAGTAGGACCAGTAGGACCCGTTGGGCCAGTTGCGCCAGTAGGACCCGTAGGTCCCTTTGGACCAGCAGGACCTTGTGGTGAAGACCCCGTAGGGCCGGTTGGTCCCGTTGGACCTGTTGGACCTTGTGGACCAGTAGGACCAGTTGGACCCGTTGGTCCTTTGGGACCTTGAGCTCCAGTAGGACCAGTTGGGCCGGTAGGACCTGTTGGGCCAGTAGGACCCGTTGGACCTTGTGGTGAGTTACCCATAGGACCTTTTGGACCTTGAGCACCTTGAGGTGATGAAGCGGGTCCGGTTGGACCTTTAGGGCCAATAGGACCTTGAGGACCAGTACCGCCGGTAGGGCCCGTTGAACCGGTAGAGCCGGTGGGACCTTTAGGACCTTGAGCTCCAGTAGGACCCGTAGGACCCGTAGGACCTGTGTTGTGTACTAATAGATTACCTACAAAATAGTTGTGGTCGGGTTCTACTTCAATACTAATAAAAGAAATATCACCATCAACTAATTTTAGTGAGGTGATTTCTAATCCGTTAAGGAGTGATTTTTTTAAGTGGTATACATCTAAAGGAGTTAACCATTCACCATCTTGTGAATAGAAAAGTGATTTGATGGATGTTTTTAATTGTGAACCATCACTAAAATTTATGTGGTAGTATTCACTATCAAAACCGATGTGTTTAGAAACAACCTTACTTTCACCGATAGTTTGGGCTTCAGTATTGTAACTTTTTACTACATCGCCAATTTGGATATCCTTGATAGGGGTTAGTATTCCATTAACCTCTAACAAAGTATCTTCGTGTAATGCGTGTATCAAACTCATTTTTTTATCCTTTAGAATAATTAGGTTGTAGCGAAGAAGTAAACATTGAATGTATACAAATCTGATGTATTGGTTCCTTTGGACATATAAAACTGAATTTTATCTCTTTTTGAGAATGAGTATGTTGCGCTAAACACATATTCAGTTACAGTTCTCACAGCACCCAGTGTATTACCTACCGATGACCCCAATACAGAACCATTTTTATATGGTTGAATTGAAAAAGTATCAGTCACCGTATTAGTTTCACCCACCATTACTTCAATTCGTTCAATATAACCATCCGAAGGTGCAATCCAATGTGCAAATGGTGAATTTACACTTGTTTGGATATCCGTAATACCACACATTGGTGCGTATCCATCAGCAATTGTTTTAAAATCAACTACATTATTAAAATCTATATAGTTTTTTACGGATGATGCGGCTGCACCAATGTCGGAAAGAACTTCGGTACCTGTTCTAAAATCTACATTACCATTAGAGTCCAATACCAAGAACTTATCAGTATCAGTTCCTGCGTTTACTACACTTGATATGTTTAATGAACCAGTAATTCCAAGTGAGCCGGACATTTGTAGTCCACCACCACCTTGAATAATCAGTCCATTTTTAATTATAAATTCGTTTGCCATTTAGTTCCTTCCGTTTTTCACTTTCCAAACAGATTGTTTAATTATTATATTGTTGTCATTATATCAGCGTTAGCGGTTACATACAATGAGGTTCCACTATTATTTGCTAAAACAATATATACAGACCCTCCAGTCAAAAAAGGATAAACTTGGTGGGTTGGTAATGTACCATATGTGCTTGTAGAGGTTTCGTAATATTGAATATTACCACCCGAAGTATCCCACACTGCTAAAATAGTTCCGGCTTTAAAGCCGGCATTTCTATTTCCGTAGACATGCACTGTGTATGAAACATGCGCTCCGATTGAATCCGCCGGGTTTCCACAATTTAATATTGAAAATTGTCCAGCACCAGTACCACCACCAGAACCATGCAATACTTTACGACCAATTCCGGATGAACCGCCACTTAAATATAAACCAGCCTCAATTACCGAATTATTGTGTATTGTAATATTCTCATACCCTCTGATAGTGTTTCCGTCTTGCCATACAGCTAACCTTGACGCACTCGCAGCACTACCAACATCAACAAACCCAGCGCCAGTAAAAGCACCACTAATTTCACTTGCAATTTGAGCTGATGAAGATAATACATTATCACCGGTGGTGTTTAAGTAACGGGTATCAAAAGTGGATGTTAATTGGGCTGATGATGAAATAACTCCATCGCCTGTTGTATTTAGGTAACGAGTATCAAACTCGGTTGTAAGTTGAGCAGATGATGAGATTAAACCACCAGGATTTATATCACTTAAAACTTCTGCACCAGTTCTATATTTAATTTCACCACCGGTATCAAACACCAAGAACTTATCAGTATCCGTTGTAGCAGCAGTTTGGGTATTTAACTTTACTGAACCTGTGAATGAATGAATATCATCTACGGAGTCACCAAATTTTGTTGAGCCGGACTCAAAAATAATTGATGAAGATACAAATTCAGTATTAAATTGTTGTGCGGTAAGTGTACCTGTAATTGTAGCATTACCATTCACCGTCAAACCACCAATTGTAATCCCATTGGTAGTTGATGAACCATTATCAGTTACATTATCAAGAGTGTAACCTTCAACATTTGTTAATCTTGTAGAAACCGAAGATGAGAATGTAGTTCCACCTGCAGCTTCTAATGAAGTAATTCTTGTTGAGAAACCACCTGATGCAGCGGTGAAAGCACCACTAATTTCACCTGCAATTTGAGCTGATGAAGATAATACATTATCACCGGTGGTGTTTAGGTAACGGGTATCAAAAGTACCTGTTAATTGAGCAGATGATGAAATAACACCTTCAGTATTTAATTTTGTTTTTACACCATCCGTAAAGTGAGCAGATGAAGTGTCTAATGCTAAAGTTCGTGTACTAGCAATAGTTCCACCACCACTTAAACCACTACCAGCTGAAATAGATACTGTGGTGTGGTCTATGTGTTCGTTTGCTACAAAGTTAGTTGTTGAATCGTGGTCAACTTGAGCGGATGATGATATTACACCATCACCACTTGTATTTAGATATCTTGTGTCAAATTCGGTTGTTAATTGAGCTGATGATGAAATAACATTATCACCCAATTTTTCCAAGAAAATGTCATATGCTTGGATTTGTGCGGATGAAGATAATGTACCAGCAGATAAACTTTGAGCACCAATATCAGAGCGAACCTCTACTTCAGTTCTAAAATCTACATTACCATTAGAGTCTAATACAAGAAATTTACCTGTATTTGTTCCAGCATTAACTACCGAAGTTAGTATTAAATTGGATGATGTAATTCCAAGTGGAACATTTAATCTTGTGTTGTTAAAGGTAAGGACACCTGAATTAGCCGACATTGTAACAAATGTGTTTGTTGCAGTATCTCTCATATAAATGGATTGCCCATCTACATAAAGACTTTCCCATACTTTGTCAGGCGAACCTAAACTAAATACTTCAGTCGTGTCGGGTAATAAAGAACCACTAAAAGTTTGGTCTCCGTTGAAAGTGTTTGAACCCGTACTTGCAAACACAGTAGATGATGAACTTAAATTATCAATTCTACCACTTAAAGAAGCGGATGTTGCAGTAAACGCACCACTAATTTCACCCGCAATTTGAGCTGATGATGAAATAACCCCATCACCCGTGGTTCTTAAATAAACACCATCATTTAAAAGTTGTGAGACATTACTCCCACTAACTACGACTTTTTTCCAGTTTGGCATATCCCCATCCTTTATTGTGGTTGGTAACACTTTCGTGCCCACTTCCCTTTCGGGCCAACAACCAAGATTTTTATGATTATAATCTTAAATAAATAGATAGATATCAAATAAAAAACCCTCCACTTGGGAGGGTTTCTTTTTAGGATTTTGACTTTAGGATTCCTTCTTGAAGTTTGACTGCGAGTCGGTAGACAAACTCAATGTCTTTACCTTTAAAGGGAACCTCACCCAATCCGATTAGAAGGGCCTCAAGCTCTCGTGTTGAGAGCTTGAGTTCCACTTCTTTTGGAGAATCGTTTTTTGCCATAAATCAAAACTTTTTTGATATCAATATTATACAGTTACAATGTAAATGTCTTGACCATCAATAATAATGTTACCTGTTTTGTAGTAAGCACTACCAGTTGCGTTAGCAAAAGTATCAACAACAGCAACACTCATAAACGCTTCAGCGGTTACAGCGCCGGTGTTTGTAGCACTTAATCCAGCTTTTAACGCCCAACGAGCATCTGATGCGTCATAGTAGAATGCGTTACCCGTTCCAACTGAACCAGATGACTCAACAATAATACCACCTTCAGCAGAAGAACCACCTGAACCGGAGTTTAATAAGATAAACTTATCTTCAATGTTTAAGTTTGCCGTGTTTATTGTGACTGTATCACCACCTACAAATAAATCACCAGTTAAGGTTAAGTTTGTGAATTGTGGTGAGTCGCCTGTTTGAAGACCGGTATCCACATCGGTTTGAACACCATTGATTGTAGCACGAACCGTACCTTGTGATGGTGATGAGAATGCTGAAGCAGATACTACACCACTTGGAATAGCGATATTAAATGATGCCGTAGTAGATTGGTTAAGTGTAAATGAACCATCAGTTCCACCATTAATACTTACACCATTAGAACCTGATAATGAAATTTGAGTATCGTTTACGCCAAGCTGACCAGATGATGATAGGAATCCCGAACCATCAAAGTTTAATTTAGTGTAAACAATACCAGCAGCAGCGTCTACAATAGCGTTTGTTACATTGATTTGAGCGGATGATGATACAACACTATCACCCGTTGTGTTTAAATAACGAGTATCAAATGCACCCTCTAATTGAGTGGATGATGATACAATTCCAGCACCAAGAGCAGCGATTTGAGCTGATGATGAAATCAGACCGTCAATATTAAATAAATCGTCAATTTGGGCAGATGATGATACAATACCCGACGCATTTAAATTAGCTAATACTTGAGCTGATGATGATACGATTCCATTACCAGCAGATGCAAGGTATCCTGCATCGTTGAATAGTTGTGAAATACTACTTCCACTAACTACAATTTTTTGAATATTTGGCATTTTTAGTTCTCCATTTTTGTTAATGCATTAACGAAACTTTTTTGATATCAAGAATAAATATTAAGATATTAGGTAAAAGTTACTTCCGGAGTAAGCAATTGTTCCAATCGGAGCGATATTCAAGTCTTTAGTCATATCACCTAACACCACAAATCCATTTGAGTCAACTTCAAATGATTTAAATGAACCACTACCAACTGATAGTGAACCTGTAATTTTAACATTGTTTGTTGTTGAGTAGAATGAACCAGTTAGTGTGAAAATTCCACTACCACCACCAGCCCCTTCAAGAGCGGTAATTCTACTTGCAAACGAAGATGATAGTGAAGTAAATGCTCCACTAATATCACTCGCAATTTGAGCCGAACTTGATAATAAACCTGCCCCAAGAGCAGCAATTTGAGCTGATGATGAAATCAAATTAGGTAAGTTAGTGATGTAGTTGTAATTTAAATTACCAACAAAAGTACCACTAATAATACCACTATCAAGTACAACAATACTACTACTATTTGTTAAGATAATAGAACCACTTGATACATTTAAGTTTTCATTGTTTACAGTAAATGGACCACCAATATTTAATGACCCTGTGATTGATACTGAACCTGTAAATGTGTGTGTATCAGATAAACTATCACCAAATGCGGTTGAACCACTTGAGAATGAAGTGGTAATGAATGATACCGATGATGATACCACATATTGTTGAGCAGTAATAGAATTTACTACAACATTTTGACCAACCAAATTTGCAACCGTTTGTGCGGATGATGATACAGTTCCAGCAGGTAGGGCTGCTACTATTTGAGTAGATGAAGAAACCACACCACTTGGAAGAGTTGTGGAGCCAAATCCACTTGCAGCAGCTGATGCTGAAATAAATGTAGGACTTACATACGAAGCAGTAGCCACCGACATTGAAGATGTCTGACTAATTGTGATGAATGATGATGTATCAGCTGATGTTAGATATGAACTCGTTTCAGCGGTTAAGTTATTAACCTGCGTTTGAATTGATGAAGTAAACAAATTTAAAGCAGTTACATCACCACCGCTCGTTCCTTCAAGTGATGTTAAACGAGTTGAAATAGAACTTGAGTCTTGTGTAAAAGCACCACTAATTTCTGCTTTGATAGCAAACGATGATGTTTGAGAATTTGTAACAAACGAACTTGTTTGAGCAGATGTTACATAAGAACTTGTAGCAGCTTTTAAAGCGTTTACTTCACTTTGAATAGAAGATGTAAATGTGTTTAGTGCTGAAATATCAGTTGAACCACCACCACTTCCAAATCCTGCAGCTGCAGCAGACCTTGAAACTTCAGTATCAAAATTAGTTACACTTGAAGTAAGTATTGGTAGGATTTGAGCTGATGATGATACAGTTCCAGCCGGCAAAGATGCAATTACTTGAGCAGATGATGAAATAGTACCGGCCGGAACAGAAGCTCCACCACCACTTCCAAAGCCACTTGCAGCAGCAGAACGAGAAACTTCGGTATCAAAATTGGTTACGCTTGAAGTTGGAATGGAACCTGAAAGAATACCACTGCCATTTAAGTTACTAATAACTTGAGCGGATGATGATACAACACCACTTGGAAGAGTAGAACTTCCAAATCCAGCCGTTGCTGCTGAGCGTGATACTTCAGTATCAAAATTGGTTACACTTGAGGTTAAGATTGGTAAAATCTGAGCCGATGAACTTATTGTTCCAACAGGTAGAGCTGCAACAACCTGAGCGGATGAAGAAACCACACCACTTGGAAGGGTTGAAGACCCAAAGCCACTTGCGGCAGCAGATGCTGAAATAAATGTAGGACTTACATATGAAGCAGTTGCAACCGACATTGAAGATGTTTGACTTTGGTTGATAAAACCTAAATCAGTAATTTGTTGAGAACCACTAATCGTTCCAGCAGGCACACTTGAAGAACCTGAAAGAATACCACTACCATTTAAGTTTGCAATAGTTTGGGTTGAACTTGAAACAATACCCGATGGCACGTTTGAAATCAACACATAACTTACTTGAGCAGATGATGATACAACACCACTTGGAAGAGTTGATGCTCCAAATCCATTTGCTGCGGCTGAACGAGAAACTTCAGTATCAAAATTAGTTACACTTGATGTAAGAATAGAACCCGATAAAATGTTGGTTCCATTTAAATTTGCAATCGTTTGAGCAGATGATGATACAGTCCCAGCAGGTACACTTCCACCACCACTTCCAAACCCCGCAATAGCAGCTGAACGTGATACTTCGCTGTCAAAATTAGAAATACTTGATGTTAAAAATCTATACTCTGAAAAAGAAGCGGAGTCGTCAAAAATAGTTATATAATCCGCTAATATAACAGTAGCTTTATAAAATTTATTTTGAGATTCAACAAATACCAATTGGCCTTGTTGTAGTCTTGATACATCTATATTCACCATAGTAGATGAAGAATCAACAGTAAGCCATCCGCCCTGAACGTATTTTACCTCGGTAAATGCGCCCTGGGTACCACTTCTTACATATATATCACCTGCAGTTGTTGGCATTTTTTACTCCAAAAATTATGGTGCCGACGCTGAGTCAGGCATTAAGAAATATCGTGAATTGTTAGTGTTTCTACCTTCACCAAATACAAAACCCCATCGGTCCGTACCATTTACAGCTACATCGGTTGTAAAATAGTATACTCCAGACCCAATTGTTCCTGGTATAGCAGCATCTTTTCCATAAACATAATACTCACCATTTGTCGGCGTTCCATCTGGCGGAACTCCATCATACATAGTTGTGGGTTTATCTGCTAATAATGATGATGATGGGAAAATTACCAATAAAGCACCACCACCACTAACACCAGAAGTATTTACATAAGAACCGCTTATAGCCCTTAACGAATCCATACTTTGACTTGTAACCAATGTTAAAACTCTACTACCAAGTCCAGCTGGAGTTGTGTATGAAGAAACACCTATGGTTCCGGTTACTAAATATGCTAAAATAGAACCACTTGTTAAAGCAATACCATCTGCGTCAGGATCACCAAGAGCGGAAATCATCTGAGCTTCAGTAGTAATAGATGACCCAGCGGTGTGATGATAAATATAAACAACGGGTGAACCCGCCACGGGTTCTGCAATAATTAATTGTCTATTAAAATTAACTTGGTTATTATAAGCGTCAAATACACTTGCGGTGTAAGACAAAGTAACACCATCGTTTATGTCTACACTATTTTTTAACAAATATGAAGAACTTGCTGCGTTTTGAGGAACTGCTGACATAGAAATTGCAGATAGTCCACTTAACGACATTGAAAATGGGGTAGCAACTTCAGGGTCAGTCAAAGTAACTGTTACAAGTGTTGTATTAGTTGTAACGGGCGCAGTTAAATTTGCATTTGCAAAACTTGCGGTTGGGTTTAAGTTATTAGTTACACTAATATTAATATCACCACTACCACTTTGATATATATCATTCCAAAATATTCTAGCTGTAAACGAATTACCTTCGGTTGGTAATGATACTGAACCGCTAAAATTTTGATTTATACTCAATACAGCCGTAGTTGGATGAATTGTAATTACACCATACGCATCTGATGCTGAGAAGTTAGTAGCCGTTGGGTTTCCAATCCCAGCTGGATATGATACGCTTGCACTAGCAGCAGAACCACTACCATCTACATCTCTTGTTATAAAGTTACCACTCACAGCAGATTCTACTACATAGTAAGTGCTTGGATTTAACAAAGAACCACTACTTGCTTGAGAAATAGTAATAGTATTTAAATATGAACCTGTTCGGATTTGGTGTGTGTCTTTGATACTTGCGGTGTACCCATAGGTCCCTGCCGCTAAATTACTAGCTGCATAGATACCAAATATATTAGAACCATCATATGAACTTGATAGTGAAGCAGCCCCAGCTCCCGTTAGTGTAAATGTCTGAACACTTAATGCGTCACTTTCAGCGTCTGTCCAAGTTAATCTTGTTAGTCGTGTTCCTGTGGTTGCTAAGTTTGTGTTTTGATTGTCCGTATCTGGATTATTCAAACTTACAGTTGGAGCATTGTTAACTGCAATGTTAATTGTAATAGAACTACTACCCACATTATTATATTGGTCTCTCCAAGTAACCGTTGGTGTTATAGTTCCTGGAAACGAACCACCGGCAGAACCACTAATACCTATGCCAGTAACACTTAAATTTCCAACAGCGTTTATGTTAACTCTTGCGTCTGATGATGTGAATGATGCTACCACAGCGGAATTGTATGGCGGTGAATATGTCACTCCTAAATCACCTTGAGTACCACTTCTACCATTTGTACTTGTGTAAATCAAATTACCACTCACAGCAGTTTCTATAACATAGAATGTGCCATTTGTTGTTAAAGTACCAAGAGGTGCTTGAGCAATTACAAACGAGTGTGCTTTAGTTCCGGTAGCAAATCCGTGAACATCCTTGATACTTGCAGTAAAGGAATATGTAGCTGCTGTTAAATTAGCACTTGCGGTTATTAAGTAGTTATTACCACTTCTATTTGCAGTTATACTAGCACCATTAGCAACTTGGAAATTAAATGTTCCGTGGTCTAATGTATCACTTTCTACATCAGTCCAAGTTAGGGTTGATAGGGTATTTCCGGGTCTAGCGCCATTTGTGTTTAAGTTAGCTGAAGTATCGGAGAAAGAACCCGTTGGTCCTGCGTTGTTAACGATGTATAAAGTATGGTCTCTATATTGTTTTGTTGTTTCAAAATCAGTTTGAGACGCAGTAATTTGAATTGCAATTGTGTTACTTCCGGATTTAGCTGAACCGCTGATATTTGAATCAACTTCAAGTGCGAGTGATGTAGAGCCAGTATATATTGTGGTTCCGTTTGTAAATCTAATAAATCCACTTGGAACTGAATTAACTTCCCACATTTGAGATACGCCAGTTGATGTAAATGTAACATCACTCACGGTTCTACCATTAGAGTTTGTAGTCAGATTGTTTCCAGCAACAGCAGATTCAGTAACATAATAAGTTGAATTATTACCACCAATAGTAGTAGCACTATGAGCTGAAATTGGAATGTATACAAATCCGGAACCAGTAGTAGTTGCAAATGCGTCGGTAACGGTAGCTAAATAAACATAGTTATCAGCTACATCTGAATTTAAGAAAACACTATTTTTACGAGTAATAAGTCCCGAACTATTTACTTGGAATGGGTTTACAGTAGGGTCGTATAAAGAAGTTCCACCCAATGATGAAGTTAAGTTTACCGATGGATTTGAACTTAAATAAACATTAGAAATTGTAAATGCACCAAATGTAATAGTATTACCTTCAGTATCCGTAGCGGTAATCAATCCAACTGAATAACCAGCGGATGAACTTTCGGGAACTGCTGACATTGTTTGGTCGTTGATGATTGGAGCTGCGTTTGAACCCCCACCACCACCAAAACCACTTGCAGCAGCAGATGCAGATACACCTTGAATAAAATGTGTAGAACTTGTGTCTAAAGTTATTACATTACTTGAAATTGTAATTCCAAGACCGGCTGTGTAAGTTTCACCACCACCTGTACCAAATCCAGCAGCCGCAGCAGATGCAGAGGTTAAGTACCCTAACTCTGAAATTTGAGCAGATGAACTAATAGTTCCCGGAGAAACACTACCGGAAACAAATGCACCTACACTAACCTCAACGGCTGTAAGTCGTGATGATATTGATGATGAAATTGGTGGAAACGTAGTTTCTCTAAATCTATTATTTGAAATAATAGAATTTGCTTGGAATGGGGAAATTGTGGTTGGTTTGTTAGTAATAACACTACCATTCCAATCAACAGACAATTGCGCCGATGATGATATTACACCACCAAGAAATGTGCCTTCAAATGAACCACTAAAAGACCCTGTGTAATCGGCCATACAAGTTCTCCAACTCTTAATAAAATAGTATCTCTAATCAATAAATAGTTAGAGATTAAACATAACTTATTAGAAAGAATATAATAGTCTTAAAACTTCATCAAGAGCTTCGTGTCGGTGATTATCTTTTAAATTAACCGTGTATACAAATCTTGATTCTTTTAATTTAGCAACATCGTGTACTGCTGAATCGTTTGAAAACTTTAAATCAATTTGTTGAGCGTCACCTGTAAGAATCATACGAGACCCCTTACCCAATCTACCCAATACCATTGCTAATTGTGTTTTAGTTAAGTTTTGAAACTCATCTACTATACATACACAATTATCAAAAGTTCTACCACGAAAATGTGTTAAAGAAACCAATTCAATGTTTTCTTCTTTTTCCATTTTTTCAAGGACAATCCACTTATCGTATACCTTTTTCATATTAGAACGGATTGGTACTAACCAAGGTTCCATTTTTTCTTCCAAAGAACCAGGTAAAAATCCATTGTCCTCATTAGATACAGTAGGTCTCGTGATAACAATTTTGTTGATTTCTCTTTTGAAATACAAATCCAATGCAATCTGAACTGCGAGTAGGGTTTTACCACTACCAGCTTTTCCTAAAATAAAATTAAATGGATGTTCAAGGATTTGTGATTTTGCGTGTTTTTGTTCATCGGATAAATTAATTGAAAATTTAATATCACCTTTTGGAACTCGTTTTTCCGTATTCTCCATAAACCCTTTATAGATAAATTATTATTATAAAACCTTTAGTATAAGTATCTTGGGTATAATAAAAAAAGGGGGTCCGAAGACCCCCTTTAGATTACTCGTTGTTCTAACGATTATTATTGTCCAACAGTCTCAAGACCGTGAACGAATACTTTACCGTAGAACTCACCACGAATCATTTCCTTCGCGTAACGAGTCATTACACCCTTACGAGGTTGGAAGTTTTTCGGGTCGTACACAAGAGGAGTCATAATCAATGGGATGTATGGAGCGTAAACAGCACCAGTCTCAAGGAATTGAGCACCTTTGAAGCCCATAAGAATCATATTTGATTGCATGTATGGGTTCTTGTAAACAGTGTAGCGGTTAGCGAATGAACCTACTTGAGATACGCCCATTGCGAACTGCATTGCTTCACCTGTACCATTTGCGGTGTATCCTGGAATAGACTCAAGGATAGTTGCAACATCAGGAGATACTACCAAGAAGTTTGCTCCACCTCTCATAGTCTTAGCGTGGATTTGGTTAGATACTCTCTGAAGAACAGTACCTAATGTAGCAAACCAAGTACCTTGGATGTATGCAGTGTAGTTAGCCGCAGATTGAGCGAATGATGAACCATTCCACTCGTAACCAACTTTAGCCGACCAGTGACCAGTAGTCAATGCGTTTTGTTGTAACATATCCAAGATTTCAAGGTCAATTTCTTGTGAGATGTACTCTGACAACATTGAGGTTAATTCAGCTTCAGCGTCAATTGAGTGGTATGCGTTCAAGTCTTGAGCGAATTCTGGAGTCCATTGTGCCTTCAACTTACGAGTCTTAGCAACGATTGGAATAGAACGAAGCTCTACGTTCAATTCAGGAATACCTAAATCGGTTTCTGGGTTTGCAGCGAAACCTGAAGTTGATTGTTCAAAGTCACCACGAGTGATATCAGTTGGTTGCTTTTGGTACTTGATAACAACAGTGTCACCATTGTCAACATCACCCAATACAACAAACTTGACAACTTCAGTTGTAGAGTTGTAAGTAGTGAATTGTGGGTAGTAAGCAGTTACAGCATCACCAACTGGTTGGAACGCCTTAACACCATTTGAATCAAATCCGCTGATTGAAGACGCAGATACGCTCAAAGTGTGGATAGATACACCACCAGAAATACCTGGGTAGTTAACGTAAACTGATGCTGACCACGCGGTGTCAAAGTTGTAGTCTGATTCGCTTAATGAGCTAGTAGCTACGTTACTAGCACCAAGTGAACCATAACCTAACGCAGCAGATTGAGTTTCATTGATAGTGTAACCGAAACGACCGTCTCCGTAAAGACCACCAGTAGCATTTGAACCAGTTTCGGTGATACCGAATACTGAATCAGCTTGTGAGTTTTTACCAGAACCAGTAGTGAAACCTGGTTGACCTGTACCATACTTGAAGTCCAAGTAGAATACAAGACCCGAAGGTAAGTTCATAGGTTGAACCGAAACGAATTCTTTCGCTGCGATTTCAGAGAAGATACGGCGTACCAAAGGTAAAGCGACACCGCTCCACTCTTCAGAGTTTGCCGATGTACCTGTAGCAGATGCTTCAGATACTAATTGCTTTGCTTGGTTTTCAAGTAGAGTAGCCATTCCTGACTTTTCAAAATCTGAAGATAAACCTTCTAAAAGACCAGTTTTAGCCCATTTAGATACGATACCTTTAGTCTCTTCAGACATTCTCTTGTTGAAACCAGCAGATTCAGCTAAAATGTTATTTACTTTCATTTTAATCCTTTTTTCTTTTTTGGTTTTTTATTATTTAATCAAACCAGCTAACTTCTTAAATCTTTCAGCTACTGCGTCACCTTCAGATAAAATCTTTTTAGGAGCTGCAGTTGACTTCATTGGTTTAGAAGCGAGTGATTCTTTAACAACTGTTTTCTTTTTTCTAGCGACATTTAAGTTTTCACCTAATGTAGCAAATACTAATTTTACTTCTCTCAAGTTTGAAGCTCTATCAAAGTTTTCAATTACTTTAACTTTTTGAGACTCGTTCAAATCAAAAGTTCTGAACAACTTGTTCGTGTAAAGAAGTTTTGCGTTAAGTAAGTTTACTTCGTTGATGGTTTTTCTCATAGACTGAATAGTCTTATAAGCTTCTTCCAATTCTTCTTTGTAACCTTCAGTAGCGTCTTCTTCTTCCTCGGTCATCTCTTCTTCGCCATTACCTTCCATTTCTTTCAAGGTACGGATGATTTCGTTGATGTCAAGTTCTTCTTCATCTTCTTCAGATGTCATTTCATCTTCCATTTCATCTTCTTCAGATGTCATTTCATCTTCCATTTCATCTTCTTCAAATGCCATTTCTTCTTCATCGGAAGCCATTGCGTCTTCTAATTCTCTGATTACTGCTTCAAGGTCAAGGTCGTCCTCTTCGGTGTCTTCTTCTTCATCACCGGTAAGTTCGTATTCTTCACCTTCTTCATCAGAGTCAGCAGCCATATCCATCTCTTCTTCAGCACCCATTTGGTCTTCTTCAGAATACATTTCATCCTCTTCTTCAGTCATATCTTCTTCAGCACCCATTTCAGCGTCAGCGGACATTTCATCCTCTTCTTCCATTGCAGGTACTTCAGCAGTCATCTCTTCCTCTTCTTCAGAAACTTCCTCATCGTCAAGTTCTTCTGCGAGTTTGTGAGACAACATAGACTGAATTCGTGGAGCAAATGCTTCTTCTAAAGCCAACTTAGCGTTAGCTAAAGCAGTTTCTTTTACGGCTTTTGCGTCAGCGATAGCTTCTTTGAGCAAATCTGATTTTGCCATTTTAAACTCCTAAATTATTCTTCGGGGTAATAAGGTTATTCGTGAACCTTAATAATACAATTATAAATAAAGTTATAGTCCATTAGGGGACTACATTTTTAGTAATAAATATGGGAACTTTTATTGAAACAATAAAGTGTTTACCATTTATTATTCTTGTTGTTGGCGTCGTGTCCACTCTTTACGGAGTGCTTGATTTCGTAGCTCTCTTTTTTCCGTAGTTGGTTTCACATATTCTCTATGTGATTTAATCCATTCAATTTTACCACTTTCTTTCATATTCTTTTTCCAGAATCGTAAAGCGGCTTCAATGTTGTTGTTTACTACCTTCACAGCGTTGGGCTTTCCCACAATAACCATTTCGGCTTTTCTAACTTTTTTGAATTTTTTGTTTTCTTCCATAACTTGTTTTTTATATTGTAATAAATACAATTTTTTTAACTTAAATCATCAAGTCCATTTTTAAAATCAGAAAAAAGTTTCCCCAACTCTCTTTGAGTAGAAGGGGATAACTTTTTGATTTGTGGTAAGTTTTTCTTAATCATTTGAGAAAACTCAACTGATAGGTCTTGTAGGATGTTCATTTCGTTCATCTTACATTCCCAATTTTGACTTGATTTTCATAAGTTCGGGCTTCAAAGTGTTTAAAGCTTCCTTGTCGTATCTTTTCAAATGTGCTTCAACTCCAAATGAAGGACTAAATACCATCTGCCAAACATTAGCAAACGGAGACTTCAACATTTGATTACCATATCTTTGACCATAAGTAGAACCGGTAGCCCATCCTGCAATAGCACTTGCTAATTCTTTAGAAACTTTAATACCTTCAACTGATGAGGTTGTTCCTTTAATTAAATCTTTTAAACCTCTAGCAAGTGTGATTTCATTTACCGATTCGGTTGATTCACTCAACTTAAAGAAGAAATACTTTCTCATATACTCTAATGACTTTAAGATATCTTGTAATTCTTTTTTACCTTTTGGTCCAAGTTCTTCATCTCTTAAATATGCATTTAGAACTGCGTATGCGCCATTTACAAACTCATATGGAGTTTTAGCTTTTACAGTGTATCCACTCACATAACTAGCTTCATTTACTGATTCTAACTTCAAATTTCTTTGTGCATTAGTCAAACCACTAATGATAGATTTTAATCCACCTTTAACACCATCGGTATCTTTAGCTTGAACTCTCTTGTCCAAAATTTTGGTGTTCATCTTTAAGAAGTTGATGATTGCGTTTTCAACTGCATTCCACTTAATTTCTTCTTCGTTTAATTTGCCTTCCATTATACCTACTGCAATATCACCAACCACAAAATCAGGTTTGGTTGCATATTTCTTATTTACAATAGCAACTTTGTTATTTGGAGTTGGTTGTATAATATAAATTGGTAATGGTTCGGTAGCGAAAGTATATTTCATACCTAATTTCTTTAACTCACTACCCACACTCATAAATGAAGATGCTGCTTCTACTGCCCCTTTAATTTTATCCATATCCGCCGGAGATACCGCTTCGTTTACTGATTCATCTGCTTTTTTGCCAGCTCTTAAATCAGCCAAGTCATCAGCTTCAATGTCACCATCACTATCAACATCCAATTCTTTTTGACGACCAGTTAACTCTTCGTTTCTTTTGATTAAAGATGTTAACTTCATAGATTCATTAGCAAACTCTTCTGCGTTCTTCTTGTCTTCAGCGTCTACTCCAGTTACCTTGTATGACTTACCATCAACTTCAAATGAATCTTCACCACCAGCAATTGCTTTAGCTCTTTCAGCACCAAACTCATTACCTTCTTTGATTTCGTAGTATTTACCAAGAACCTCACCAATTTCATCGTAAGTAGATTCCAATCTTTGTTGAAGAGTAGACACCTCTTTTAAGGTGCTTGAGAATACCTTGAATGATTCGTTCATAGATTTCATATGTCTCTGAACAGTTACTCTATCAAACCAATCACCAGTTTCTTTTAACGTAATGTTATTAGCACTTTCTACGATACCTTTGATAGAGTCGTGAATTTCAGCCAAATTACCTTTGTGTGAAATCATTTCACCTAATTGACGGTAAGCAGCAACAGCTTCAACGAACGCACGCTTTTCTTCTTTGGTCATACCCTGACCTTCTTCTTCACCAACATTCATTCTGCGGTAATCTAAATCTTGTGATTCTTTAAGAAGTTGTGATAATTTTTTCATTTTAGTTGTCCTTATTTTTTACCTTCAACAAGTTTTTCAATTTTTTCACCCATTGGTCTACCAACATTCATTGATACATAAAAACCAACTGCGTTTACGATGTCTTTACCATCCCATTTTGCAAGAGCAGCAATGGTCGGACCTAAATCGTATTCGTACATTTTCTCAAGGTCTTTCTCACCTTGTGGGTCACCTTCGTATTTTGCTTTTGAACCGAAGATAGCAGGAACTTTCTTTGCATCTGAATGGAAGTTAGCATCGGTTAATGCACCCATCAAAATGTGCATAATAGCCCATAAGTGATTAGCTCCACCTTTTCTCATATCACCAAGTTCGTATGATAACATCTTGTTAACTTTTACATTTAACTGGCGATTCATTTCATTCAATACACCCTCGTTCATACCACTACCATATTCGTGGTAGTTTGAAGCGGCTTGAGATACATAGTTTTCAGCATTAGTGATGTGGTCTTGAATCCAAGCAGGAACATCCTTTTCCATCTCACCCATTTTTTGCTTCAATTCAGTAGCGTATTTGATAATAGAGTCCAATGAATTTTGAGCCATTGAAACTTCGTGGTCTTGTGATTCGTTTACCGATTCACCAAACATCTTAATCATTCTCTTTTGAACCGGATTTCCAGGAGTTCCAACAACTGCGGTTACAAAATTAAGTCTATCTGTTAACTTTGACTTTTTAACATATTGGTAAACCTTCTCAATATCCATATTGTGAGTATCAACAAACTTTTGGATTGCGTCTTTGTTTAAACCAGTCAAACCGCCAATTTCCATTGCGGTTCTACTAGCGTTTTCTTTTAGTAATGACATCATTTTCATTTTATATCTCCAAAATCACACTCACAATATCCACCCACTTCGCAGATGATTTCTCTCATAAGTGTATTAACCTTATTATAATTAGTTTGTTTTCTTTGAACTGACTCTTTGATAACCCCTTCATTTGTAGGTCTCATAAAAGCTCCATGCGTTGATGGGTTAGAAACAAAGTCCCAACAAATCAACTCAAAGTCACCTTCAACAGCAACAGTTCCATCTTCTTTAATCTGACTCACGGAACCCATACCTCTTGATGAGATACCAACCGTACATTCTGCTTTGATTAACTCTTGTAAGATTTTGCCAGCAGGTGTGTTTAAGATTTCAACAGCACCAACTACATCATCACCATTCCACCACACATCACGAACAACGTGCGATGTGTTTTTCAATTCAATTACCGATGATTCCGGATGGTCAAGTTCGCCATATGCTCGGTTTTCTTTGATTTCCCTACCCTTGTATTTTTCAACTTCTCTTTCAAGAATGTTTCTTGGATATACTCTACCATTTTGGTTTTTAGCGTTTGCTCTCTGCAATACACCTGTAACCAAAAATCTTCCGTGGCGGTCTTGCGACTCCTTCAAGATTTGAGGTGTAATTTGGAATACAGTAGTATCAACTAATAATTGTTTCATTATTTTTCCCAGATTTGTTTTTTGCGGTAAAGGTCAAGAAATACTTTAGCTAATTCTTTACGAATCAACAATCTGATTTGAGAGATGTCATCCACCTCTAAAGCTTCATTAACTTGGTTCTTTTCACATCCGCAAGACATATTACGACCCCAGCTCTTTAATCTTACGAGAAATCTTTAACATTCTTTCGGAAATCTTACTAAATCTTACTTTTGTAGATTCCCAATACTGACCTTGACTCAATCCCATTTCGGTTTTAAGTTTTGTATTCTGATTTACTAATTGTTCAACCTCATACAACTTACGATTGATTTCTTTGATAGCAAGATTCACTTTTTTCTTTGCAGACATTGACTCATCTTTTCTATAAGCACGATAGGTTGCTTCAATCAAACTTTCTAATTTAGAATCTAATTGTGAAAGTGATTCAAAATGTTGATTTGATTTTTTTGATTTTTTGTATCCTAATACTTCAATGTGGTCATCATCCATATCATCCTCACTTTTAGCAAAAGCATATGGGGTTCTTGGGGGACCAGCACCACCATCAAGGTTTGCGGTCACATTTGCTTCATCCAACTCATCTTCTTCTTGTTGAAGTTCAAGTTGATTGAATTTGTCTTCAAGTTCTTTTAGCAAGTATTTACTCATTTTAGTTTCCTCACTTCTTGAAGCAATTCGTGGTATCTTAATAGAGAAAGAACCTGCGTTTCGCTGATTACCTTTGATGTTGCGATACTTTCCATCAAATTAACAGTTTCGTTTAACTTAATAGATAGAACCTTATCAGATACTTTTACTTTACCAAATGCGGTCTTTAATTTTTTAACTTCAGATATAACATACTTTCTTAATTTCTCTGAATTATCAATATTATTGATGTATGTTCTTAATACATTCTTTTGTTCCGAAGTTAAACTTGAATATTTTTCATTGAATGAATCAACCAAGAATTTGTAAGCCAATAAACGAACCTCTTTTGGTTGTGTTGTGTATTCTTCGTTGGTTTTTTGTTCTACCAATTGTTCTTTTTTGGTGATAATACTTTCAAAGATAGTATTCTTACAATCAACCCATTCTTTTGGAGAATTTTCTTGCTTATATTCAAATAACTTGTAGGTTGATGCTAATTCTTTGTAATTGTTTACACGATACTTAAAAAAGTCATCAATCTTATAAGATTCTTTGATAGATTTGATAAGATTATATTTTTGTCTACGAAGAATAGATTCGTTTAAACCTTTTCTCTGCTCTAAAATAATATTAACAAATTCTTGAGCTTTATATTGAGTATCAAATGTTTCTTTTTGAAGCGTCTGATAGAGATTTAACTCTTTGGTTAGTTCAGTCCCTTTTTTGAAATGGGATTTAATTATTTCAAGCGCCAGTGAGTTTTTGCCACCTAATGTATCAGCAGCAATTTGTCTCACGAGCAACTCAAATAAAATACCCGTATTTTTGAACTTACTGTGTTTTAACTTACCCATTTCAAACCTTTTATTTGACTTTCTAATAAATAAATATCGTATTGTAGGTTAAATCGTATCATCTAACAATTGTGACTCATCCAACAACCCCAGCTCTTCAGTTTTAGACTCTGGTTTTAAGGATTCCATAATCATAGACTTGGTTTTAACCTTCATTTTTTTCAGAGAAGATTTTAATGCCGTTTGAGATTCAACCGCCATTGGCCCTTTTCTAAAATTATGATATGTACTGTCTCTACTAATGTCGGTTTGTTTACCAAGTGGGTCTCTACCCATATTTGCTTGGTCGGTTCCGTATGTTCCACTTTCAGTTGGTCTTCCAGCGCCAGGAAATCCACCTTCAGGAGAACCACCCTCTTCTTCAGCAGGTTGTTGTGCAATCACAGCAAGGTCGTGAGGTGTTCCAAACGATTCACCCGTTTTAGCTGGGTCGTTACCTTCGGTAGTAATTTGTTCGTGTCTGAACGATAACTTCAAGTCATCAATTACTTTTTGTTGTTCTTTTTCCCACTCATCATCAGACATATTAAAGATGTTTTTGTAAATCCACTCTTGTGAAATCATCTTCAAATCCTTCATATTGCTTACAAGAGTTGTCTTTTCAGAAAGTAAAGCAATTTTCTCTTGTTCGTAAATAATAGATGGGTTTGTAAGCTCTAACTCAAAATTAACGAGGTCTTCGTTTTCGTATCCTTGTGAGTAAAGGTGAACAATTGCAATTTTAGTAAGTTCTGATAGAACAATCTTTTGAACTCGTTCCACAGTTCTTGCAAATCTGATGTCTTGTTGAGCAAGGGTAGCTTTACCTTCCACACCCTCTTCATATCCAATGAATGCTTTAGGAACTTTTAAAGCAGCCATCATTCTATTCTTTAGGTATTCAATATCATCAATACCACCGAATTCCATACCACTCAAAGAATCAATTTCAGTTCCACTTTGACCACCACGAACCGGCAAGAAATAGTCTTCCAACATATTCATCATATTGAACTTGAGGTTGTAATCACCCGTGTTCTGGTCAATATATGGAACTTTTTTCATTCCATCAATAATGTTTCTCATATGTTGGTCAACCTCTTGTGGTGGGATATTACCAACATCAATTTTAAAGATTCTCTTTTCAGGCGCCCTCATAATTCTATGAATCATCATTGCGTCTTCCATAAGAGTTAATTGTTTCCAAGTTTTTCTAGCACCCTCTAACAAAGAACGACCATATGGTAGGAAGTTTGAGTCGGTCATTAATCTAAAGTGTGCAATCTGATAAAATGGGAAGTATGTATTTTTATCTTTACCATATGAGAAATTGGTAGAAGAACTCATATTGGATAATTTAAATCTAACCTCATAAGGGTTATCAGGATTAAATCCCTCTTCACGTTCAAATTCGTATGCTGAAATTGGTTGGACATTTACAATACCAACTCCCTCTTCAATATCTAAATACAAAAAGTAGTCACCATATTTGTTCATACCACGAACCCAAGCCCAAAGGTTGAATTCAATATTTAAGATATCATAAAATAAGTTGTGAAGGATTTTTTTTAGATTCTCATCAGAAGATTTAATACGAATCACATCACCCATATCGTTCTTTAAGGTACACTCATCGGAGTAGATATCCAAAATAGAAGTAATGATTGAATCTTTGTCCATCGCCTCATAGTCAGTATACAATTCTAACTTGTTTGAGTGATAATTAAATTGTTGGTTGTAGGTTTCCCAATTCCTACGAGAAGTATGTAAACGACCAAATCTATCGTAGTATGATGTTCCACGGATATTACCTTGAGATTGTAGTCTTTGTGAGTCTACGGCTTGTAAACGATTCTTCCCAACTCTTCTTACGATGACTTGGGTAGCGAATAGTTTTTGTAATCTTCCAAATAATGAATTGTCTGCCATAATGTTTTTCTAAACTAAAAGAGTATACTTTTACAATCTATAAATATACAAAAAATAAACTACACTACCAAATTAAAGTATCCAAGTCATATCTACATCATTACCTCTACCATCTTTTAATACCCAAGGATTATGTTGTCCCATTCTGGCGTTGTAAACACCACCTTGAGTCTTTGAAATGTGAGTTAATGCGGTACGGCTTAAATCTATACCCTGTTGTCTTAATTTTAATGCGGTGTCTCTTACCCAAAGTCCTGTGGAGAACGACATAACCAAGTCATCGTTATACCCTTGTTGAGCCTCCGCCTTGGAACCATTCCAAATGAATACAAACAGCTCATCAATTAAACGCTTTGAGTGAACGATTGGTGTTTTTTCTCTCATATAGGTATCAAGTTTAGAAATCACCAAAGGTCTTGTTCGTGAAGACATTGTAAAGCCCGGAACCATATCTTCTTTTTTCTTTAGGTCCCAACCTTTTCGTAGGTGGACATCATCATCTACATAACCCAACTCACGATATGAGTAATATAAGTTTGTATAGTTTCTATCAATAACTTCTTGGATTACAGCCCAACCAATGTTTGCGTTTTCAACCACCAACATAGCATTGTTCCACTCCGCAGCAACCGATGTAAGGAATGCTCCATATTGTTTGGTTTCAATCTTACCTTTGTATTCAGCAACTTGTTCTACGGTTTCAATATCAATAACGTGAAATGCTGAATAGTCGGATGAATCGCCACGAGCCACATCGGCTACCACTACATAGTCACGAGAATAATTTGGATATTCCCACAACCAATAATTTCCATCAAATCCTCGTTTTTCAATTGGGTCTTTAATATAAGTTTCAGTATACCAAGTTAGAATTGATGAGTCTACTACCGTGTAACCCGAACTGATAAAGTCACAATCACATTCTTGTGCTGCGCCCTTTTCACCAAGTAATTTTGTTTGGTCATCTCTCCAACTTTGGTTTCGTTCAGGGTGAACGGTCCAGTGAAGTTTGATTGGATTCCAACTATCACCGGCCTCACCTTTTAACCAAATTTTATGAAACCAGTTACCAACACCATTTGGAGTTGATAAGACAATAGCTTTACCACCGGTTGAAAGAGTTGATTGAGCAGAAGTCCAAATATCTTCAATGTTGGAAATAAACGCAGCCTCATCCATAATTAACATTGAAAGAGCTTCAGAACGACCCGCGTCACCTGCTGCTGATGTTGCTTTAATTTGAGAACCATTTCTCAATCGTAAAGAAAGTTTATTGTCTTCTTCGGTTTGGCCTCTTAACCAACTTGGTAGGTTTTCGTGCATAAACCTTACTTTAGTCACAAGGTTTTTTGCTACTTCTTGTTTGGTTGCAATTACCAAAATGTTTTTATCTTCGTGGAATAACATCATCCATAAAGAGTATCCGGCGGATAGAGTAGAAATACCTAACTGACGTGATTTGAGGATTACATTAAACCTGTGGTCATCAAACTCCCTCATCAAATCTTCTTGGAAATCATAAAGATTGAAAAGAATTTTACCTCGGTGAGGGTGTTGGATATAACAATATTTCTTAAAGAAATACACTGGGTCTTTAGCACATTTAATGTACTCTTCCCTAATAAGTTCCTTTAAACTTTTTGCCATACATTTTTATTTATAGAGCGAGCAATAATGTAACCGTAGCAGCTCCACCAGCAAAGCCAACCAAAAGACCTTGCCACATTTTAGAAGATTTTTCTCTTTTTAAAACTTTGATTTGGTCTTCTTTTAGAGAAATTATTTTGTTTTTTTCTACAATAACCAAATCTTTTGAAGTAATAACTTTATTTAAGTTTTCAACTTCAACTTTATACAAATCAATAGATTTTGAGTATAAAACAACCTTTTCTTGTGTTAATCGTAATTCATTAACACACAAGTCACGTTCTGCTTTTACCTTTAATGCGTTTTCAAGAGCCGCTCTCGGAACTGCAATTAAGTTAGATTCAGTTGAAAGCGTCTGTGAAAGCATCGGCAATGTCGTTATCAGACATAGCGTCAAGCTTAGCAACATCTTTTTCATATTGTTTCCTTAACTTATTGATTTGAGCATCTTTTTTGCCAATTTGACCATCAATTCTTTTTAATTCTTTTTCAATATCTTTATTGATTTTTAAAAGAGAATCTGATTGACTTTCTAACTTTTCAATCTGCGTGTTGTATTCTTGTTCACGCTCTTTCAACATTCTTTCGTAATCTTTTTTGTAACGATTACCAGCAAAAAAGAATTGATATGCCAGTAAAGCTAATAAAGCAAGAATTACAAGTTGTTGAGTATTGAATCGTTTCATTTATTTTTTGGCAGCCGGCTTTTTAGCAGTTGGTTCGGTTTTAGCAGCAGCTTTTTTCTTTGGGTAGTATCTTTTCTTTTTAGGAGCAGCTTTTTCTACTACATTAGCTACATCAGATGCTTCTTTTACTACTTTTTTAGCAGCAACTTTTACTTCTGCAACAGCAACCTTTACTTCGGCTACTTCTTTTTTAACTTCGGCAACGGTTTCTTTGATTTTTTCATCAATGGTAGTTTTACCAAGTAACCAATTCCAAACTTTCTTTAATGTTTCCATAGTTTATTCCAATTTAATTTAAAACTACTAATAAGTATGTAATTCAATGTTAATAATTACCATTTACGACAAGACCAATATCTTGCTTTCCATCTTGGACCAGGGTTATCACAATTGTGTCTTGCTCTGAACGATGCTCTTGCTTTAGGATTGTCTTTACGAATTCTCATAGTTCCACCCTTAGCATCACCACCTTGTCCAAAGTTTACTTTAACAACATTACCTTTGTCGTTCTTAACATATACTTTGAATTTCTTAACATCACCTTGCATAATCTTACCAAGTTTTACTTTTCTACCTTGATATTCTGCCTCGTTGATATCACTTTTGTATTCAGCCATAAACTGAACAAACTCTTTTAGGTCTTGGTAATTTTCTACATCATACTCATCAACTACCTCTTCCTCTTCTTCTTTTAAAAAAGGTTTAGCTGCAAGATTGGAATATACCTTACCTAATTCAGGAGTAAATCCGTATTTTTCTTCCATAAAGGTTTTTACATTATGGTATTCTTCTTTGATAATTTGCTTCAAAGAATCTTTGGTCAATTTTGATTCAGCAAGAGTTTCTTCTTTTTCTTCTTCAAGTTTGTGAACCGGATATTTTTTTCCGTTGAATTCAAATTCAGTCAAACCTTCTTTACGAGCTTTGAACAAAGCACCTGTGAAAGCATTACCCTCGTTTACATTATCTTGTGCTAATAACTTAACTTTATCAACCACGGTTTTAACTTTTTTACCATTAGCCAACTTTAAGGTCACACTTCTACCAAACCTATCAACAACAGTAGCAGCACTATTCGCTGGTGGGAACAATACGATATCACCAATTTCAACCGATGATTCGTTTACTGATTTTGATTCATACATTTGAAGGGCTTTAATGATGTTTGCCATCTTCATCAAATCCTTTTTGTAAACACCTTTACCAGTCTTTACATTCTTACTAATAACACCCAAATGGTGCTGAAGATGTTTCATCATACCATCTACACGAGAATCATTAGGAATGGTAGCAAACTCATTTGGTAATTTTTCATCTAATGATTCAACCGATTCGTTTGTGCTTCTATTATCATAAACACCTTTTAACCATTTAATAGTATCTCTATCTTTTGGAAAATCTTTGTATTCGTTGTAGAACTCTTTCACAAAATCTTTAAAATCTTTTGCTTCTTGTGCGATAATATCAATATTACTCATTGATGATTCGTTTACCGATTCTTTGATACCAGTTTTAGTGATATTAGATATCCAATTGTTTTTAATGAAGTAATCCATTCTCTCTTCAAAAGATGGGTTAGTCTTTTTAGACCACATATTGTATTCAACTTTTTTGTTGAATTGTCTTTCATTTCTAACAATTGAGTTGATTATTCTGTTAGCCATAAACTCATTAGATAAGTCCGTCATTGGAAGTTTTTTCCAAGTTTTGTAATCTACAAGTTGAACAGTATCATCATCATTTTGGTATCCAAAGAAAAGTTTTCCTTTAGCATCAGAGAATATCTTTTTTCCGATTGCCTTAGCTTCGTTTACCGATTCACCCATTACAATTTTACCTGTTGCATCCTCTATTCTGATTCTCGTATTAGGAAAATCTTTTAATAATGAAGAGTAGTTTGCAGGGATTGCTTGTGGAGTTTTAACTTCTACTTGTTTAATTACTTTGTTGTTCTTAATAACAACCAAAGTGAAAGGACCATCACCTTTTTTAACAGCTCTCATAATGTCTTGGAACAAACCTTCTTTCAAAGTGTTTTCAGTAAGTCTTAATTCGTTTGGTGAGTATTTCATTACTTCACCATCTTGTCTTTTAACTGTATAATATTCCTCATCATCCGCACCGTGTGGTTTATCCATCCCAACAACTTGACCAGTCATACCACTTTTAAGACAAGTGACATTATCACCAACTTGAAAATGAGATTCGTTTACTGATTCACCTTCTAAAATTTTTCCATTTATTTTAATAACATAACCTTTAGGGTATTGTTTACCTTTAATAAAACTGTATGTTACTTTTTTACCTGGATTCTCTTTTTTTAATTTCTTTAGCATCATTTCTAGCTCTTCCATATCTACTTTTTCTTCGTTTACTGATTCTTTTTTTGATAAACGATTCTTTGCAAGAAGTGATATGAACTTAATGTCAGCATCAATCAATTGTTGTAATTCCTGTTTTGATAATTTATCCAACATCTGAGCCACTCTAACATACATTGGGTCGGATGGATTGATTTTATCAATGTCCTTATAAGCGTATTTTAAAATACCAAGGTGAGTTCTATCAAACTTCTCATCCATTTTTTCTTCTTCCGGACTTTTACCAAAAGTTTTGTGAACTAACTTATCAAGTTGAGTATGAAATTCTTTTTCTTGAGAATCAGTAGCTTCGTTTTCACATTTCTTCCAACCACCACCAGCATCACCATATTGTTTTGAAGCCCACCCATTAGCATATGCTGATGGATATACATCAAACTTTTCTTTTGCTTGTGATTTATAATATGACCACTTTGATGGGTCGGTTGGGCAATTCTTTTCTTCTAGCTTTTGAACCGCTTCACCTAAACGAATGTAATACTCTTTACTTTTCATATAATACCTCACAAAATAAATAGGTATGGTTAATTGTTTCCGTTTTCTAACTTGGCAATGAAATCCGTTTTAAATTTTTCAAATTCAGCATCAATTTTAGCCTCAAGTTCTTCAGGTGACATTCCACCCTCCCACTCTTCAACACGACCATCTTCAAGGATGTATTGAGCTTTTAATGCTGATTTTAAGATTTCCTTTTCTACTTCGGCTTGTTTTAGCCAAGCTTTTGCATTTTCTAAAACCTTACTTCTTTCGTATTCTTCAAACTTACCCTCAATTCGTAATTGATGTTCCATATCAACCACACAATCCAAACACATTCCGTGATATGCCATCATCTTTTTATCAGCTTGAGATGGTGTAGTGCAAGTACAAACTTCTTTACGACAATTTGAAAATTGTGAAACTTCTTTACGAACCTCTGAAAGTTTACCAAGTTTAACTTTGTATCCTTTTTTTTGTTCCCATTGATTACCAAACTCATCGGTCCATTGTTCTCCAACTTCCCTTCTTACATAATCTTTAGTTTCAAAGCCAATTGTAGTTTTTGTTTGAGTTTTGTGTGTTCCGGCGAGCATTTCTTTAATCGCCTTAACATTTTGTAATTTTTTAGACATAACTTTTATTTTAATTTATCATTCTCCGTAGAACAATCCTAAAATTTGATTGAGTGGTGCGAATGTGCCTGTAAGTTTATAAGTATTACCTTTATACACAAATACGATACCCTCATTAGGAACAATTTTGTCTTTACCACCAATAGCGGCAAGTCGTTCTAATTCTAATTTTAGTTTTGCAATTTTCTTTGGGTCACCTGCTTTTTGAACGTCCTTAACTGTTTGGTCAAGTCGGTCTTTCATACTTCTAACAGCAGCATCAGGATTTGCAGTTAAAACTGAACTCATAAACGAAAGAACTTCGGCACCAACACCCAAGAAAATATCTTCAAATGGTCTAATATTATCTTTTTGAATTTTGGCGTGGTCGTTTTTATCTATACCTTGAGCCCAAGTCAACACTTTAGGGTCGGTGATGGTTTTACTGTCCAAACGGAACCCTTTATCGTAGAACGCCCATCTTTTAACAAGACCCATTTTAGTTTTGTTATCAAGTGTTGATGGTGATTTTGTATCTACAAAATTTTCCCACCACTTTTGGTGATATTCTGCAACACCATCAGTATCTTTCAAATTAAATTCTTTTTGAAGTTTATTCAACTGACCATCAAATTTTGATTTTAAAGATGTAAGTTTTTGCGACTTTGGTAATTGGGTTACCGGCGGTCCTTGGATTGTGTATTTTGATTGAACATCAGCATTAACTTGTTTAATCATCCCAGCAAGAACCTTTGCATCACTTTGGTCAGCACCAATAGCTATACCAGCTTCGTTGTATTCAGTCGTATTGTGGAATACCAAAAGGGCTTGACCATAAGGGATTACATTGACCGATGTTGGCCAGATTACTTCAAGGTTCATAAACTTTGCACCTTGTTTGAAGATTTTGTCTCGTTGTGCTTTTGATAAACCTTTGATAGCTGATGTAAGGTCTTTCATTGCAAAGTTGTATGCGTCGGTCAAACCACCTCTACCACCAAACTTTGAAGCAATACCGCTAATGTCCAATGCCTTTTCACCACGATTAGCAAGGTGTCCTTTGTTTCTTGCTGCAATTAAACCCTTATCATCTCTCCACGAAATAGCAAGGGCTTGACCATCGGTCTTTTCTCTTGCAAGTTCTAATTCGCCCGTTAGGGCTCCGTTGATGATTTGTTTTAAGTCACCAAAAGTTAAATTCATTTCAGTATCAAATGGGTGAGCCATATGACCATACGCACCACCTTCAACCAATAAAGATTCTTTTAATACATTTTCGTTTGTATTGATAATATAATCTAATGTAGAGTCCTTACCCTTTAATCCCAACCAATATTTTGATTTTATAAATTGAGGATACAAACTTTTCATATTTGAAATAGCTTCAACTTCCCAAGGTAATTTGATATACTCCGAAGGACTTGACTTCATTAACTTATTATAGTCTTTTGCAGTTATGTATTCTTTACCCTTCCAAAGTATTGCGGTATAGTCTTTATTTGGTAATAATTCTTTTCTGGAAACTTGTTTGATATGAGTCAACTCGTGTATCATTGTTTGAATTATTCTCTGATATGACTGATTGGGATTAAAGTGTAAATAAAATTTATTTCCATCTACTGAATTTGAATTTAAGGATATATCACCTATCAATCCAACTTTTTCTTTTTTCTTTACTATAATCTTTGCATTAAAATTATACTTATCCATCATAAATTCAATAACGGATTTAACCATCAAGGTTTCATATGGTTTCATTTTTAACGATGTTCCGAAAAGGTCTTCGTTTAATCCAATTTGTTTTTTATCAAGAAAATTTATAAACTCAACACCAACAGCGGTGGCTGTTTTTTCAATATCAGATTTCCAATCAGAGTAGTCTTTATTTGCAGGTCTATTACTTTTTGGATAGTAAGAAACTTGTGTTGGTCGGTCTTGAACAAATTGAGTTTCCAAGTCAGTTCCCAACATCCAATCAACTACTTCAAATCCCAATCGTTTTGCAATTTCGTTATTTGCAGATTGGTATTTTTCTTTACTTGCCCAAGAAAACGCAGGACCATTATCAACCATATCAAGTGAAATTGGTCCCATAGTAGAACCTTCGGTTTTGAGGTCTTGAACATCAACTTGTTTTCTACCCTGTTTAGCCGTTGTAAAGTCATCACTTACGGGTGGGATTTCCAAATCGGTATTATTACGGATATTTCGTTTGGATGAATATTGGTAGTAATCAGATGACCCCTTTGCATCAGGTGAAACAATCACATCAGCTACCGGAAAGTGCATTTGAACATAACCACCATTTACAAACCACACATCATCTTTTTGACCTGGATTTTTCATTCCAAGTTTGCGAGTTTTTCCTGGCAATACAAACATAGTGTCGGGTTCACCAGCATCTGCCCCATAAAGAGAGCCCTCTAAAAGAGATTCAACATCAAATGATTTAAAGAACGATTCCATTACGGATTCAATCTTCATTAACCTTGTTGAAATTAAATTGTAAATCTTTGGGTCAAACTTTGGGTATGCTTTCTTGAATCCAGCTTTTCTTTGAGAATCATCTGATGCTGATAACCAATTACGAACATCAGTTCCGCTTATTGCGTTTGGTTGTGCCGGGGATACATACACATATCCGTTATCAAGATATCCACTTTCGGGCTTACCATCGTATTTCTTAAAGTATTTACCACCCAAACGAGCCTCATCCTTTTCACCAACTACCGTGATAAATGCGGTGGTTTTAGAATCAAATTTATTTAAAACCTCACTTGGTTGGTATGGGTTTTTTACTTGGACAATTTGTGATGATGGGATGTTAAACATCTTCATCATAATTTCTCGTTTTTCTTTAAAATTAAATGGATGTCTTGGACCACCTTGTTGATTTGAGGTCCCAACAAAGACATTTTGCTTACCAAACTTTTTTACCAAATGTTCATAGGTAGCGTAGTGTCCTTTGTGAAATGGTTGAAACCTTCCAGCATAAACTACTACTTCTTGTTTTACTTCTTCAACAAGAATTCCCCTAACCCACTCTTTAATTAAATTTCCCATAATAATAAGTATCTAATTTTATATTCCTAACCCTTCACCCAAATCAGGCAATACTTCCGTAATATCACCAGCTCTCTGACCAAATTGTCTCGTGGCAACTAAACTCACACCCTTGACTCTTGAATAAGTTCCGGCCGTTCGTGGGCCAGTGGTTGCAACATTTAAAGTTTTTAAATAAAGATTTGCACGAATCAAACGACCTTGTAAGTTACTTGGAACAACATAATAAGACCCTTGGTCTCCTGGCTGATTTGTTCTACTTGAATAATAGTCATTGGTTGCAATATTACCTAAAGTTCGTTCAAATACCGTGTATTCTGTTGCGTTTGCAAAACCATCGTAGTAATATGTACCTTGACTTGGAGATGAATACCCATATGGACCATTAGTTACAGAGCCCGTATTTGGAATTTGTAGTGTCATTTTGCAAGTTCCTTGAACATATCCAACTGAACCAGTAAAACCAGTCGCTTGCCTATGAGTTAACTGACTAAACGCATATAATAGTCTATTTTCACCCGGCATTAACTGAAAGTAATATTCTGCCACTTTTGTTTCAACCGAACCGGTCCACTCATATTCAGTATAATCCGAAATAATTTGTCTACCATTATTTCTTGCGTCTATAATACCAACATTCGTATCAAACAAAGTGTAAAAGTCACCATCCAATAGTCGTTGGATAAGAACGCTTGAACCTGTAATTTGTCCATTTGATTTTAGTGCAAGTTTTGGAACGGATACTGATGCGGATGTATCAAATTGTGATGAACTTATTGCAGTTGGGGTTACAACAAACCCACCAATCACAGCTTCATTATCTTTTGGATTAAGATGGAAAAATGATGAACTAATTTCTATGTTACCATTTGAACCACTAACAAATTGAGTGGCTTCGGTTCCAATAAAGAAATCATCGGTGATTACCTGCAAATTACCACCACCTGCGGTTGTAAAGAAGAAACTTGAACTACCACCCTCCGACACCATTTCCATTCCTACACCAGGGTATTGGTCTACTCCAATTTGTAAATTACCACTACCACTCCAAATAAGAAATCCACCCGGCCCTTTACCAAGTGATGCTGATGTAAATCCTTGGTATCCAACCGATTTTAGATATCCACTTGATTGGCCGGACATTTCAATGCCAGTTCCAATTGCGTTTCCAATATGGAATGAGCCGGTGATTAAGGATTGGTCACCTGCAATGTATACGTTACCGCCCGTAAATACAACATCTGATTTAACAAGTTCGGTTTCTGACTTCACACCATCAACATTTAAAAATTGTAATTTTAAAGTCTTTGGGTCGTTTAGTTGTTCGGTTGGAATTGGAACTTTAAATGATACTGATTCTGTAGCACTAACCAAGTTGTTTGATATCAATTGATATTCAGCCGAAGTTAATCCTTGTGATTTTAGTAAGGTGTTAACTGAATGAACCCTACCTACAATAGGGTCAAGGTTAGTTAAAGTTATATTTGCAACAGCAACTTGATTTTGAGTTTGTGTATCAGATGCGGTTGAGTAATACTCTACATTTACATTTATAGTTCCATCAGAATACTCATATGTGTGAATGGACCCATTTGTTCTATTATCACTTTGAGTTAGTGGATTTTCTATTCTTAAAATAGAAATGGATGGAACTGAACTAATACTTGCAGTAAATGTAGTTGGTTGTGATTGACCACCACCCAATCTTGGAAATAAAGTAGTGGACAAATTACCATAAACAATACCACCAACCATTTGACCCTCAAACGCATCACCATTTTCATATTCAAGTGATACAGTATTTCCAAATGTAGATTTCTTATAATAAACATCCGAATTGGTGATGGTCTTAACTAATTGATTATTTGATACTACTTTATTAGTGAATGTATCAACACTTGAAGATAGTGTTAGTCTTGGTAAACTATCTGTCCTAAATACAATCTTACCATTTGATGGTTTGTTTGGTGCAAACGAAACTTTACGTCTCCACCTTATATTTGGAACCTTTTTGAAATCAGTAGGAACTTGTTTACCATCCGATGTAGTTGATAAGGTTCCAAGCAAGACTATCTCACCAATACCCTTACCATTATCGTACTTGTCGTTTCTATCACCATAAACCCAAATAGAAATTAAACGAGAGTCATCTTTTTCTCTATGATTTGGAATCTCCCAATATACCGGCGTTCCATTTGGGTCTAATACCTCAATAAAGATTTGAGTGTTGGGTTCAAATACATTTGGGTTCGTTTTGATACGAAGTAGGTTCTTACCCTCACCCAAGTATTCTGGAAACTCTACAATAGAAAAATACTCATCAGATGTTGCTGATGAGTCTTCTACTAAAACTCTATATTTGGATAGATTTTGTTTTGACTTTATTTTGAGTTCCAAACCCATTAACTACTCCATTTCTTATAAATATCTTATAGATGAAAACCCTTTGATTTTATTGATGTCAATAATGAAATCTACCATATCCCTCGTTTTATCAATGTGCGAAATGGTGATTATAAAATCAAACTGCGTCTTTAGATAATCAAATAATAAATAGAGTGAGTTGAAGTTGTCCGTGTCTAATGACCCAAATCCCTCATCAATTGCAATAAAGTTTGGTCTTGGTAAATTAGACACATTTATCAAAGCAGTTCGGATTGCGATAGATGAAATGAATTTTTCCATACCACTTGTAAGTTCTAATGGCCAGTATTCAGCATCACCATATGCAATATACGAATTGATGTTTTTACCATCCGTATTCAATAGGATTTGGAAATCTACAATAGGTGAAAGGATGTTGTTAATTTCCATTTCTAATTTTGGAAGAACCTCTGAAATAAGATTGTAAGGAATACCATCTCTCTTTACACACTTGAGGTAATATTCATACCCATCGTATTTCATTTCCATACCACGAAGTTTTTCCAAAGACTGATGAACATTCTCAATGGTTTTTTCAGCTACCTTAATTTCTGAATTGATATTCATTAACTCATTGGTAGTTTCTTTGATAGACTCTTCAATTTCAGTTCGTTTACCTTTTAAAGATTGTATCTTTTCCTTTACCAATTTGTTATGCTCTACCGCTTGTTGTTGGTTCTTGGCTTTTTGAATATCAATCTCTAAATTTTTAATAGAGGTATCATAGTCCTTAACAAGCGATAAACACGACTCATACGAACGACTGACCTTTAACCATTCCTTTTCCAATTTAGAAGAAGTTTCGGAAAGGTCATCCCAAAGCTTTAGCTCTTTGGTCACATCATTTTGATTTCGTAGGGTCATTACATCCATACGTTTGGTTACCAAGTCAGTATATTCATTACCCAATTTTTTCAACTCATCTTCAAGGGTTTGGGCTTGTTTTGCAAATGGTGTGTTTTTATTACTTACACAATGGTCACAATTATCATCAAAGGTAAGAGACCCAATACCATCCAAGTGTTTTTTAGCGTGAACCATTTGAGATTCCAACTTATCAAGTTGAACTCCCATTTCATTAAACTTATTATTGTAAGTTTTGTATTGTTCATTTTTTTCTTTTAAGTCATCAATGTTTAAATTGGACATCTTTGACTCAACATCTTGTTGTTTTGTTTCTATACTTTTAAGCTCCGAAAGATTTACACCACATTCGGTATCTTGTCTTTTTCGTTGCTTGTTAAGTGACTCTAAATGTGTTTCTAATTGTTCCACATCACCAACATCATCAACGGGCTTTAAACTACCAACTTCAAACTCAATCTTTGTGTTGATTGAATCTCGCTGAGAATCCAATTTAAGACGCTTATCTTCTAATTCGGTTAAAGAACCTGTAATGGATGTTAAAGTCTCCTCAGCGTCAGCTAATTGGGTCGGTAGGTCTTGATTCTTATAATCCTTTAGAAGAGCAGATAATTCTTTGATTTCTTCACTTGCAATTTGGTAAAGAGATTCAAATACATCCATATCCAAGAATTGAGCAAGTAGTTCTTTTCTTTCCTTTTGTGACTTGTCAATAAACCCTGTATTGTTTGATTGAGTGGACATTGCTGTAAGGATGAAGTCATCATATGTTCCCACATACTCACGGATAATAAAGTTGGTGTCTCTTCGTTGTTCTCCATTAAGAGATTCCATCACACCATTTTCTATTTTGTAAAAGTTTGTATCTACCTTTACAGTCCCCCTCTTTGGAGATTTCTTTGCACTTCGTTCAATCACATAGTCAACCCCATTCAGGTCAAAAGTAAATTTACAATCAAACGAATTTTTAGAGTAGTTCATCACATCCTCAGCCTTTGAGGTTCGTGAACACTTATCAAAGATACAAAACGAAAGAGCATCCCAAAGAGTTGACTTACCACTTGCGTTTGGTGCAAAGATTCCATAAGCACCTTTCATATTGCTGAAGTCAATAATATTGTTTGCTCCATATGAAAACATATTTGAGAACTCAAATGTTTTTGGAACCCAAGTAGAATTCAGTTTGATAGTGTGACTACCCAACTTAGCATTGAGGTCGGTGTTGATTCCCTTTACAACACTCATTTGGTCTTCAGTCAAATGTTCGGTATCGGAAAGGTACTCTTCAATCAATTTATTCTGATATGCAACATCACGAACATTTTGAAGAACAATCTTTTCACTTTCGTTAGAATCCTTACGAGTAATAACTTTTTGAACCGTAAGTTCTTGTACTTGTCTACCCTTCTTTAATTCTGCAATCAGTTTGTTTAGGTCAGCAGCTTTGGTGTTTTTAACACGAATTCTCATTCGTGGTTTTTGTGGAATCGGTGAGTTAGATACAATCTTACCATTCTCAACATCAACAGTCACATACCCATATGGATTTTTAATCTGAACGAATTCGTTTGTTTTTGTATCAACATCCCATACCAAGATTCCGTGTTCTGGAAATACCGATTCGGCGTGATTCTGCATAATCAAAGAGCCAGGATACTTAATCCACTCATTACCTAATACACCATTGTTTGGTTTGTGAATATCGCCAAGAAGAACAATATCATATCCCTTGAAATTATCTACAAGAACTTTTTTGTTTTCAATTACAAACCCAAACTCGGTAACAATTTTATCAACCGCTCCGTGAAATAATGCAATCTTATGGTCACACCCCTCAACATCAACCGGTGTTGGGAACCCCGGTGATTCATCAAATACCGACTGATGATAGAACGAACAATTACCAATCTTCCAAACACCCGTATCACGAAGATAGTATAGATTATCAAGTTTCAACGCATTTACAATAGGTTGTAAAGCGTCCATACGAGATGGGTTGTTTAGATTAGCATCGTGGTTGCCAGGAATTACAATAGTTGGAAGTAGGTCTGATAAACGAGTAAAGAACTCTTGCGTTAAATCTACTACTTCGGGTGACATATCGGTTTTAGCGTGGACAATATCACCAGCAACTACGATGATGTCGTTTTCCGACATTGTGGACAAAATATACCCATAAAGTTGGGAAAACACATCACGATACTCGGAGTGTCTTTTTAGGTTTCTAATGTGGACATCTGCGATATGGTAAATCTTACCAATCTTTTCTATACCAATATTAAGAGTTTTAACTTTACTCATAAGCCGTTCATCTTCAACTCAACCAACCTTCGGAGTGTTAAGGGTGGTGTATTGTAAATAAGTTTATTTATATTTTCATATCCCATTTCAGATGGGTCTTTATCTTTTAACTCCACTAAATACGTTTCAATTCCATACGATACAAACTTTTCAGCCAATCCTATGGAATTTTTTATAGCATCCGAATCTAAACAAATATACAACTTTTTTACCAATTTTCCAAGTATTTTCTTTTCAAGGTTTGGTTGTATTGATTTACCGAAAAGCGGTATAGCATTTCTTCTAATTGAAATAGCGTCAAACGCACCCTCACATAGGATAATAGGAGTATCCCAATTCACTAACAAATCAAACCCAACTATATCTTTGGAAACCTTTGGATTTTTGTGTTTAAACTTTGTATCATAAAATGACCTACCAACAAAGTAGTTTAACTTACCACGCTCATCATAGGATGGGATGATAATTTTATTGTCGTATTCACCACCCTCACAATATCCAATATTGTATTTAACAATATCTTCAGCACGAACCCCACGATTTAACAAGTAATTCATAGCGTGTTTCCATTTGATGGAATCTGACTTTTGGTAAAGTGGTTTGAATTCTTTTGGGAGTTCTACTTGTTCTACAATTTCAGTAGTTTCATACTCACTTGCATATCGGTTGACCTTGCTGAAGATTGAATTGTATTCATCCCAAGTTTGTTTGGATACACGAAGTTTTTTGAAAAGGGATTTAATAGTTCTACCCTTCTCATCAGAAATCCAACAATGCCAAGGATTTTCTCCTTTGGAATTTAATCGTATATTGATTTCTAATTTTCTCTTGTAGTGGTCTACAAATGGAGAATAGAACGAGTAATTGTCGCCCGAAGTTTTCTTGGACTTACCAAGAATTGATTCTAAAAGTGATAATAGTCTTTCCTCCATACCACTAATATACGAAATATTTATGAGAAATCAAAGAAATTTTGTTTTGGATTCTCATCTATCCATTCTCGCGGAACTTCTTTCTTTGCCCACTTGAATCCGTGTTTTTCACACCATTGAGCATAAGTAGTTTTTGAACCCTTATAAATTTTACCATTTGGAGATTGAAGGATAAATCTCAAATCCATTTCAGGATGTTGTTCTTTTACTAACAAATGTTTTTTTCTATCTTCCGGCAAGAACCACCCCTTTGATTCAATATAAATTCCATTTGGTAATTTAAAATCAGGTTTGTAGGTGTGGTGTGATGCTGGGATGGTATATGGGATTTCGTGTTTCTCATACTCACCATCAATTCCTTGAATTCGTAACTGCTCGTTTATCCTATCTTCAAGACCTGACTTATGTCCTTTGGTCTTTTGGATATGGCTCCAATTTCCTTTTGCCATAACTTTTTTTATTTTTATTATGATACTTGAGTTAGCGTTGCTATTACCGATGGTATTGATGGAATATTACCCGAAGGAGCCACATAAGGTATACTTACGTTAATGTCATCGGATTGCCAGACTATTTCTATATAATCATTAGCATTAAATGTATCTACAAAGTTCCAAGCCGCAACAAATCTACCAGAACCACCCGCGTCTTTTAATATATCAAGTGAGGTAGCAGAGTCTGGTATGTTAAGTCCGTTTTTCTTAAACCATATATAAACCGTATCTACACCATTATCACTTTTTTCTAATTGAGCGGAAAATTGTAAGTTATAAACACCGGCACCAGATACTTTCATTCTACTACCACTTACTACACTTACACCATTAGATGTAACTAAAGTTTCCAACATCATAGAACGTGACACATTACCTACGGGATTATATTGTGATGCTGTGGAATAAAATGAACCATAGAATCCAAAATTAGTTTTTGTGTATAAAGAAGATGTAGGAATTGTTGTTGTTCTATTATTAGAATTACCTATCCACATATAACCTGATTGTAAAGAAGCGGTAAATGAACCTGAAAAGTCAACTGAACCTGTTGTTATAGTGTTTCCAATCCTATTATAACTACCTACTTGAGTTAAACTTCCCGAAATATATTGGAATGACCCCGTTTCAGCGATAAACGAGTTACCGGGTTCAACCAATCTCATACCACCAGCGGATACTAAAATATTACCACCTTCATTTGATAGAGATGTGTTTGGGTCTCCCGGCACATCACTTGCAATGTTAATAGAACCAGAAGATACGAATAAATCACCAAATGGAAATTCTGCAGTTCCTAAACTTGAACCACTTGGAGTTGATGGAACTATGGGACCCGATATAACAATACCACTTGCAGTAAGTGGAGCATTATAATTTCTAATTGGAGTTGCAATATCACCAACGAGTGTTTTTTTAGTTTCACCACCATTTACAATAGGTAGAGCATCAGCAAGAACCGGGTCGGTTAATCTTGTTAAATCCGTTATTTTCTTATCAGCCATTACAAAAGTATCCTATCGTTGTTTTCTTGTAATAAATAGTCATTATTTTCTTGTAATAAAAACCCGGAATCTTGAGTGGATGATTCAAACGGACTACCACTTCTTCTATGAGATTGTTGTCTTAATATAAATTCTTGTTGATTTTGCAACAAAACCATATTGTATTGACGCACCATTTCATTTAAAGACATTTTGTCTTTATTTTCATTATAGTATTGTGTCCAATTTTTCATTTTAAGGAACTAATAGTAATTTAGTATATCCATCACCAATAGCTTGTGTGTTAGACCCACCATATGGATTTGCATTTGCCGTTGCTGTTAAAGCTGATGTTGGGACTGTGAAATCTCCAGTATAAACTGCTAATCCTTTGACCCAGCGGAAGTTTGTTAAATATCCAATTAAAGCAGCGCCGGTTGATTTTGTGGTTTCATTTCCCACAGTAAGTTCGGTGCTCGTATTGGTTATATTATTTGTATCGGTTATTTGACTACCCAATTGGGTTCCATTTTTATAAACTTTTGTAACTCCACTACCTCTTACCACAGCCCAATGTACCCACGAATTTAAAATTGTTCCAGCTGAATTTGAATACCTAAATCCTCCGTTTGCCCAGTAGTAAAAAGTACCACCCTCAATACTAACTGCGATGGGAGCGGTTGAGTAATTTCCAACTGAAAATGGTCTTGGAAAACTTCCTGTTGATGTCTGATAGCTAAACCATTCTATTGTAAAGTCTGCCGTACCTGGAGCCCAATCACTACTTGCTACCAAACTAATAAAGCTGTTTACCGATGAACTAAACTGATAGGAATTACCACCGCCGGAAAATGGACTTTGAACTGCTGTTGTTACAGCCGACCCAAAAGTCAAAGTTGGATTCACAAAAGAACCACCATTGTTTGTTATTGTTGTAAATCCATTTGTAAATGTGATAGCCATACTTAATCTATATCAAATTTAATTTGAACTGTTACATCAACATCAGACCTACGCTTTAGAGGAGACCCCAATTTTGCCGTTGCTAATAAATCACCGGCATCATTATACAATCCAATTGTAGTTACATATGGATAGAATGAAGATGATGTTGTAAATCCTGCCAGTTGGAATTCATTTTCACTTGGAGCGTATCTTGCGGATGGGTTTGATGTAACAAGAAATTCTTCTTTACCAATTTCACAAAGAGCAACTACTTCCTCTACGACTTTTGTTGAACGATAATCAACTTGATAGTTTTTATTTGTATAAGAACCATTACCATCACCCAAAAGAACATTTTGGTATCGTGGTCTTGGGTCAGTTACCACAATCATACCTTGTTTGTAGAATACATACCCAACATCATTTTTTTGAAGATATGAACCACTTACTAAATTATTATCTGCAAGTGAACCAATTTCTGCTGATGTAAGACCTACTCTATGAATTTGAAATTCATCTATTGAACCACTAAATCCAAATTCATTACCATATGAATCATTACCAATTAAAATATCTTTTTGGTTATTGATATTAAATGAATATGAAACTGATTGACTTACTACTCTTGCGCCATTCACCCAAATTTCATATAAAGACCCCGTTTTATTAAAGGTAAAGTGTCTATATGCGGTGTCGTTATATTGTGCTGATGAAGTTACGCGGTTAGTAGAAGTACCATCAGATGTCTCAAAGAATACTTTACCATCATTACCCGCATCGGAATATTTTGTATAAACTCCAATTTTAAATGGGTAAGAACCAACTTCACTATTTTGAGTGGTGATAGTTCCATCTTCGTTTATGTATCGTTCCGCGATGTGTTTTGATACGATTAACTTTTCGGTAGAAAAATCACCCACAGCGGATTGAGATATTGGTAGACTGCCCCAAAATGAAACGGCCCAATCATCATTTTTATTAAAGACATCAAAATTAGAGTTATGTCTTACAAGAATACTTTGAGTTGTTGCTGCAAATGAATATGCATATCCAGTTCCACCCACACCACTTGTAGTTGAAACGCCGGCGTCGCCTCCACCACCTCCACCACCTCCGCCGCCACCGGAACCGGTATCTTCAACGGGTGGAGCTTCTACTGTAGAGGTTCCATTTAATACTAAATTGTATGTATTACTTGGATTTTGTTGTGTGGTTTGGATAGTTATATATCCGCTTGGGTTTAGAGAAGCACCAATTACACCAGACCCAGGTGTATATGGGTTACCATCAAGTACAAATGAAATATTACCAACAGAAGTAAACTCATAACCACTATCGGGATGAAGATATGCAACATTAAATAGATAACCTCCTGTTTGAGTTCCATTGACTGTACGAGTTGTAACTATTGATGATAACGGGTCAGCGGAACTACGGAGCGTAGAGCCAGTTACATTGTTTGTATAGTTGGTTGTAAGTGTATAAGTCGGCATATCAACTCACTATAATTTCGTTTTTAAAATTTGAAGAATCAACAACTCGTGTAGTATTGTCAAATGATAATTTTAATACAACATCAGATTGATTTATTTTTACCGAAGATGTTAATTCACTTGCAATCAATAAACCATATGAGTCATCCATTGATTGGTCGTATAATTTTATTGAAGCCGATGGGTAGTGTGAATTATCCGTAATAAAAACTGAACCAGGTTTGATGCCATCACCAAACTTATTTACAGGTATAGACATCACCGAAGCAGTATCATATAGAGCTTTATCCGACTCTTGGAAAAATACTTGATTAAGAGAACTCCAAAGAACCTCTTGGGACACTTGAGTCATTGAACCCCAAGCGTTTGTATTAAAGTGAGTATTTGGGTCTACTGCAATACTACCATTAACCGAAGATGAAATTTCTACCTTCGTATCGTTTGGGTTAATTGCTCGTAATACTTGTATTCCAAAAGATGATGAGTAATTTAAATTAGTTACTTCATATCTTTTGTGAGCCTTAAAGGGTCTTCTTTGTAGACCCTCTTGGAATATTTTTTTGAATACAATACTCATTTAACACAAACATCTTTAGAAATCAAGTTTAACCTTAACAAGGACCTCGTTTGAGAATGACTTTAAGATTGGTTTAGATAATTTAGCAATTGCTAATAACTCATTATCATTATTGTATAATCCAACCGTTGTAATGTAAGTTTTTGAGTCACCAATAAATGTTTGTTGATTTAGTTCACCATTTGAACCAGAAACATACGATGGGTTGTTTGAGAAATTATATTCTGCGTTTTTAGCTCTCACAAAGTAGAATGTAGATTTTACCTCTTCTTCGTTTCTTGCTTGGAAACCATTACTTGAATTTGCAGCAGCAGCACCGCTAATTGCAAGGAATAATTTGTTGTGGTTCTGAGCATCACTAATTGTTCTAACAGTTCCTAATGAGGCAGAAGCGTCAAGAGCCGCTGGATTTAGGATGATTACACCTCTATGTGGGTATACAGTACCAAAGATTTGTGTTGCAGAAAATACACCATTAGCAAGAGAACCGGATACAACATTGTATGACTCTGCGTCATTTGATGAGTTTTGATTTACATCACCACTATCATCAATTAATCTAACAAACTTTCCTGTTAAAGAACCCGACAAACACAATTCCCAGTTTCCTCTATCTAACTTATCCTTTAATCTTGCTCTATTGATTGTAATAGCGTAGATATCATCGGAGTTTGTAGTTCCAAATATAAATTGGGTTTGAGTTGATGGTAAAAGAGCTTGTTGATACTGACCATAAATGGCTTTAGATGGAGCATCATAATCAGGACCTGTACTAAATGAACCACTACCTAATCTATGTCCATATGCAATGGAGAATTGTGCTTCTGAAGTAGATGTGGTTGGGTTACCGTTGTAAATCTCGTAGTAGTATGATTTTTGAGTAGCAGACTGAAATGAAGATGTCCAGAATGAAGTTAATTCACCAACATTACCACTCCACAATCCACGAGTAATTCTTTGGATTCCACCTTCAACCACATCATCCGTACTGAATGCGGTGTATACCTTACCATTACCAGCATTATATGCGCCGGCAGGAACGATAGGCGTTCTATTTTCACTAATATCAAACGCTAAAAGTTGTTGAGCGGTCAAAGTGCTTGGTGGTGGTGTATTACCTGATGGGGATGGTGTTGAAGTTCCACCGGTGTTTCCACCGATATTTCCCGTATTTGAGAATCCGCCGCCTGATGGGTCTATTGGATTTATTGGCATTTTAGTGTCCTTTTAGTTTATTATCCTGCAATCGTTCTTGTGTTTAACACTCTACCTGTGTATGGGTTTACAGTTAAAGTCACTTCGGTTCTACCACCCGTTTCGTTACCAATAAAGATAATGCGAGTTGTAATTGCGGTAGCAGATGGAAGAACTTTGGTTGTAATTGTAAATGCGTCTTTACCAACCACCGTAACACTCTTATTAGAAATGTATGATGTTGTGTTAACACTTGGAGAAGTTCCACCTGGAACACCTTGATTACCTACGATAGTAGCAGCGTCTGAATTTAACAACACGGCGGTGTAGCCCAACAAAGTATTTCCACCATTTTTGGTTGTAATGTTGATGGTTGAAGAGATACCATCTTCTTCTAAAGAAAGTGAAGTCACCGAAGGAGTGATGATTGGAAGTTTTACAGTTGATTTTGGAAGAGTCAACAATTTATACTTCATAGTGTAGTTCTCATCAGTTAGGGCTTCTAATACGGGCATATTCTCAATGATTGTACCATAGTAGTCTGACCCCAATGAGTGAGCGGGGTTCCAAAGGTTGTAATCTACCTCATCATCTGCAAGTGCAAATTGAGTGATTTGAAACTTATCACGACCTTGTGCAAGAAGTTCTCTACCCTTCTTGGTCAAAATCGCATCAACAGTTACCGATGAATTATCTAAATATCCCATAGTGTTTTCCTTATTTTATGTATATAAATATCACTTTTTTATGAAATTAAATTCAACCATTTTGTGGTTGTATAAAGTTTGTTTGAATTGTCACATTTGAATCTAATTGCTCTTCCGTAGAAACAGCATCTCTATACAAAGGTTTTGATGGAGCAACATAGATTAACGGACCATTTAAGACATATTGTTCAGCATCAACATCATTTCGTTTTTGCGTTGATGTTTCGGTTGTTAATGATTCATAATTTTGTAATGATACAAGTTCGGTTGGAACCATAGTTTGAATTGGTTCAGCAGACCCAATTTGTAAATCACCATCTAATGCCGTTTTAGTTGATAGAACTAATGTATTTGAATCAACCACATTTACTTCAATTACAGGACCACCATCCGGCGTATCCGCTGAATCCGTGGTCAAAGAGTCTGAAGAAATTCTACATCCGTTAAAGTATAGATTTTCAATTGACAATCCACGATACTCTTGAATATCCGCTGGCGAAAGTGATGATGAAAACGCTTCATTTCTACTTGCGGAACCAGCCGTTGAAAAGAATCTATTAACGATGAACGCCTGACTTGTTGTTCTAGCATTTACCGCTTGACTTCCGGTTGGTGAATATTCCCAATACCCATTTGTTCTATTAACATAGGTGGTTATAGAGTCACAAAATAAACTTGATGAGTTAAACTGGTCGTAACCTTCGCTACTGATATCGTTTGCTGATGCTAATATGAATACACGGGTCTGACCTGTGTATGCACCGTCAATAGTATATCCACTTGAAAGTTGAATAGTTCCTTCGCTATCATTTGTAGTTATTAAACTAACACTTGCGCTAATTGAAAAACCACCGCTCACAAATACCTGTTGTTGATTTTTGTCAATAACCCAAAGAACGCTTGATGTTATATGTGATAATAGAGAAGCGTTTGTAGTAACTGATGTAAAATTAAATTCATTGTTACCACCAACCAAACCTTCACTTAAAACACTAGCAGTTACATTTGTTGAAACAATACTACACGAAATACTTGATGATAAAGTTGCAATTTGATACTGATATGTAGATGGTTCATAATTGTATAAATCAATAGCACCATCATTTACAATACGAGAACCACTACTAAACCCATAGTCATTTCTACTTCCGATTATGTTTGCTTCACTATACATTGGAATAGTTCCAACATATTGATGATAGTCTCGTGTGATACCACGATTTCTTTTGTATTTGTTTCTTTCAAGAATATGTGGTTCAATCAAGATACCACTCATATAATTTACACGAGCGGGAAGAACTTGTTTGATTTGACTAAAAATAGATGAGTCATATCTAGCCAACAAACTCAGGATAAGATTTAGTGCGGTCTTTGTTGTGTATTTTGCAAAGTAGTTTTGTGAACGATACTTTAACAATGGATATGATTCATTGTATCTTTCATCAGTATCACCAACCCAATCATCAATCTCAAAATAACCTTCGGAGTTATAGATGTCGTAGTTTACAGTGTCGGTAGTTGAAAAGTAAACACCAACCAAGTTTGAATCAAGCGGAGCATAATCATACTGACTTCTTTCTTGTGATTTATCAGGTGATAATACCCCGGCCAAACTTGATGATTCAATACGAATTTTATTATTGTTTACATTTAATGCGCCTGCTGATGGAATCTTTGAGTAGTATGTATCTAACTCACCTTCAAGGTCAGTTGAAGTTACACTTGGACCAAACGAACAACTTAAAATTCTACCATCAACTAAAGTAGTTACTTCTTGATTTGGATGTAGTGAAGCACTATTCCAATTAGACCCACCATATTTACTATCAAAAAATTGACGGTAAACCAACGAAACTAATGAACCCGTAGTATCAAGGTCAGTTGTGTTATCATCAATAAAGTAAGCATCACGATTTTTTGCGTGGTCTTCAACAATCTCTTGACTGACAATGTTATAATAGTATCTTAATTCTTGTAAATTAAATGAGGTGTAGTCATTATCGGTTGGAGAACCAACATTTAAAGAGCCGCTATCTAACCAGATATCTTCAACAGCATTAGGGGTGGCTGCCGAAGCACTAACACTTGCAAGAACACTACCAAAGTTATCAGGCATAGCTGCTCTTAAAGATGTAGTTGTTGAATCATTATTTAAAACTATTACAACATCTCTACCACCATTCCAAGTAAAGTTATTTGTGGTTAATAACGATGTTGAGCCAGAAACTAATGTAAAGTTAGCGGTAGTAGAATTAACACCATTAAATTTAACTGAAATTCTTTGACCAGGAACAACCATATCAAAAATAGTGTATTCGCCAGTTGAACCACCATCATCTGAACTTATACTTGCAGGTAATTTTGCAATAACTTCAATTGCTCTTGGGAATAGCGCAGCATATCCTTCTGGTTGAATTTCACCCCAAGGATTTACAATATACTTCCCAGCTTGAGCGTCAATGTTTACTTTGTATACAAATCTTTCGTGTTCGTATTGGTTTGGAGAATCCACAATTACAGGACCACCATATTCACGAATTTGTAGAAATGCTTGTGGAATACCATATGTAGCAAGAAGTGCTTTGATTGACCTTGGAGTTCCTTTTGTCTTGTAAATGTATGGTAGGTTATTTACAATTCTTCTCCAAGTTTCTTTTACAATTTTCTCTCGCGACTTGGTTTTTAATTGACCTGTTTGTGATAGTGAACCCGTTTGGTCAGTTCCAAGAACATAACTCCAAAGTTCAGAATCACCATACCCATTAGACAAAGACCAACCCATTGACTTTGCAACATTGAACAATAACTCATCAGACATACCATCCCAAGGATGTTCTTCTCTTCTATTGATATCGGTTAGGGCTTTTACATATGTCCACGAAATATCAAAGTGTTGGCCAATCATATCAATGAATGTAACATAATCTGAATTTTTATCATCTTCTTGCAGATGAGTTGGAATCATATTACGAAGTCTTGCTTGGTTTTGAGAATCATACAAAGACGCAGATGCGTAGACACCATTATACCAAGTTTCACCTTGTGATGATGTTGTGTGATACAAAACATAAGGGAAGGTGGACACTTTTGGATATGGTGTAATTGTATAATCCGAAGATGACCAATGTGTGTAAATGGAAGATGTATCTTGATAGTACATCCAATGTTCAAATCCATCAAACGCACCTATAATTTTATCTCTACGAGTGATTGATTGTGAAATATTAGTTAATGCGGTTGACCCACTAACATTTTGTAATAAATCAATACGAGAATTGTATGCTTCAATTTGTTGAAGTTTGTATACAAAATTATCAACTCGTTCGGTTGCTGATGAAAAGTGAATGTAATTTTGGAAATCGTTATATTGAATATTTAACTTTATCTTTCCAAGGGAACCGCTAAAATAGTAATCAATAATTTGTTGAGATGTAGACAAATTTGCGTCTAACAAATCATTCCAAGTTTTCCAATCAGTTCCATCTGATTTTCCGTAAGATTCCATTTCAACCGCAAAGTTTGGAGTTGAAAAGTCATCTTTGTCTTGTGATTTGATTGCTGGAAATGCTATTACTTTATCCACCCACGTTGGTAAGATTCTAGCATCAACAGTTAAAGCGTCACCCACTTCAACTGACGCTTCAAGGGGTTTTAATAACTTAATAATACACTCATCAAATTGTGATGGTAAATTATTATACCACTTATAATTTAAATTTAATTTAGTAACATCAACTTGATATCTCTTATCTTGTAAATTAGTGTCTGAAAGAAAGTCAACGATTTCAGATGGAACTTCACTTGGAATATCAGGAAATATAAATGTGTTCTGACCAGCATTCCATTTTAAAGTTCCGTTTGGGTTTTGTTGTAATTCATATTTTCTAAATCTACCAGTTGGTGTTCCAAGTTGAGGTGTAGTTTGATTGATTGCTGGATTATAAACTTCTATAAAAGTTCTCCAAATACCAACTCCACCAGCAATAACATCATCTAATGGAACAAACACAGTTGGAGTTGAGTTAAAAACAGCCGTTGGATAATTTAGAGTTCCATTAACCTCACCAATACGAGGACCATCTAATAATAAATTAGTTACATCGTATATTTGATTTTGACTAAAGTTGATAACAAAATCTTTTTTTCGTAAATAAGCATCAAATGAATTTGAGCCAATTATCTGACTCATTACATTTAGTGGTTGAAATACGTTTGGAATATTTGTTTTTGATACTAAACGAACTTCGGTCCTATCTGCTGAAATTGCATCAATTTTTAAATTAGAAACAATATTGTGATGAAAGTTATATAATACCGAATAATTTCCTTCGTTAATGCCCGTTTGTCTTAAATCTAATTCCGGAACAACATATGCTGTTGGTTTACCATTTGTAAGTACCGAACGGATTGGTTGACCATATTGAGATTGAAGAAGATTATCTTCAGCATAAATGTGAATTTCAGACGCATTGGTTAAAGTTATACCAGAGTATGTACCATCTACATCATTTTGTGTAATTTGGTCATTAAATTTCTGAATACGGGGCTCCTCATCAGCAAACATAGTTTTACCGAAAACAGGACTTGCTCCTACAACTTCATCTTTATTTTCAAATCTATCTAATGACATTTACTTTATCCTTATACTTGTTGCCAGAATGTTCCAGTCCACTCATAATCTACATCAGACCCATCAGGTCGTGTAAATACTCTAACCTCACCAATGGAGTTACCAACCACACCAAATGGGGCTGTATTTATTGACCCAGTACCACTAGCACCATCGCCAGTAGCTCTCTCGTCCCGTGAAGTAATAATTTCATTTAATACTATTTGAGTGTCTATTAAAGTATCTGATGTAACCAATTCCAAAGTAACATTCGTATTTATTTCTTCGTTAAATGAAGCAGCACTATATTTTTCTATGATAGTTCCCTCTTCACCAACTCCTTGCAATAGAAACTTACCATATTCTGGCGTAGCGACAGTTGGGTCATTAATTGCAGCAATTTCATATGATACAATTTGACCTCTACCATTTCTTTTTATTTGTCTTTCCGCCATATTATCTTACCACTTTGAAGTAGAAATTATCATCATAGTATTTTGTAGTTCCATTTGTAGAATCCACAACCTTAAATATAAACTTGTAGTATCTTTCAGGTTGTAATCCATTAAACCAAAAGTTAAAGTAATTTGATGTAGAATCACAACTTAACTTTGTATATGTATCATCAAATGGAATAAATGTCTTATTTGTTTCAGCGTCAACTACCGAATAATATGTGGTAGTTGGAAGATACTTTATACTCTTAATCGGAGATGCTAAAGAAAAGTTTCTACTCGGATATCGCTCACGACCATATACTCTAATTTTAGTTTTAGAGTTTTCCTTGTATTCTGACTGAAAATCTTTCATATAAACAATCAAATCAGAATTGGTTTGTGGTGATAAAGACCCGGTTGTGAATGTTGTATTATTCCAACGAACCTCAAGGTTTGGAACATAAATGGTATGCGTATCCGATGAGAAGAATTTAGCCGTTCCCAATTTACGAGCAGATGATTCATCTTGTTTTGATTTTAAAATAATAAAACCATTATTGGTTCTATTACCACTTAACCAATCATTTACATACTCCGTAACTTCAACATTTAGATTTTGAACATATTTGTCAAAGGATTGTGAATATGATGTGTTAGTCCCCCAAGAAGAAGTATACCAAGTACCACCGCCAGAATTTACATTGTATCTAGCCTCATAAACCAAATCTTGCACATCAGAAGATGTTGGATATAATGAATAGTTTGTACTTAATTTAAATGTATCAAGTGATGCGGATGCTTGGTTAGAACCGCTTGTATAAAACGACCACCTAAATGAATATTCTCCAGTCTGGTCGGCTACAAAACTTGAGGTATGTGCTACTGATGATGTGAGGATTGTGTAGTATTCAACACGACCATCCGGTTCAACAACTTCATATTTTAAAGAAGAGTATCCACTTCCAAATCCCAAATCAAAACTTGAAGTATAACCAACGCCTTCAATCAATCTATAATTTCTATTTACAGCAGCACCGCCAAAATTAGATGATGACATAAATAATTTTGACTGACTGACAAATACCGTAGGAAGTTCACCACCTGACCCCGTTATAGCATTATTTAAAAAATAAACTGATGTAAATCCATTGATAGCAAAAGTATCATATAGTAAAGTACCAAGCGGTGGTGTTGCGTAAATGTAAAAATTATCAATTGAACCATCCGACCCGTTAGTACCATCTCTATCAAAGAATGTAAGCGAAAATTCATACACCCCTGTGTTATTTGTGGTAAATGATACTGATTGAGTAGAAGCATTTATAATTGATTGTGTATAATTTGACAAGGATGTTAAGTAACTTTGATTGTAAGCTACTCTAAAATCAATACCACTCAAAGTGTTTGGGTCTACTTCAAAGTAAGTAGTATATGTTGACCCGGACTCAAGTGATGCTGATAATAAAATTGTACCACCTCCGTAAGAAGACGCGGACATTTGTAATCTATCATTTACGATTGTTGCGGTTGGAGATTGACCATTGATACCAAGTATACTTTGAGATGGGTCTAATGTAAAATTATTAATTCCGGATGAGAATATATAAGCATCAATTAACCCAGCGATTGTTTCAGGAGCAACAGGTTTATTAACATTTTCATTACTCACATCCCAAGTAGAACCACTAATACGATACACCCACGACACATCAATTTCATTATGTGGAGTGTCAGATTCCTTACCAACACCCTCTAACCATTGTTCTTTTACAGGATAAACATACAACGTATAATTTGAAGCAATTTCTTTTTCTTCGGTAGATTCCAAATTTAAATAATATTTGATACTACCACTAATATCACCATCAAGAATTGATTGTGAAATAGAAGCAAGGTCAAATTGAATTAAGGCTCTACTATTACCAATTAAGGTAGATGGGTTGGTAGGGTCGTAAAACTTACCAACCTCAAGAATCTCATCCTTGCCAGTATTTTGATTTTTACGAGCAGTATCCTCGTAAATTGTGGCGTCTTTTTTTGGATAAATTCTATAAATCATTTTCTACCTCTTAATATGTCATTGGGATTACCTTACCTTTAATATCAAGGTCAGGGTATTTAATTTCAAAAATTGATGGGTCTTTTGGTGGATATACAACTCCTTGTTTTGTTGCGTTAGAAATGCTGTATTTGTTTTCAGAATATACACCACTCCATTTATTTACAATTTGTAAACCACCCACACCATCTCTATCAGGTCTTACAACAGTTTGAACACCATCAATTCTATCTAAAAGAACATAAAGTTCTGATAACATAATTGGTTGGTTGATTTGTCTCTTATCAATGTTAAAGTAATCTTTTAATGCGTTGATACATTTTAAAAGAACTTCATTTGAGTTGTAATTTGGTAATACGATAATTTCAAACTCAATACCAACATTTACTATGTATGCGTTTTTAATGTTTACAGCATCAGTTAAGATACGATAGTAAGACAAGTAATTCTTTAAGTTTTCCTTGGTTGCTGTATTTAGGTTTTTTAATTTCTTTTCATTGTCATAACCCAACACATAAAGATTTAATGCTAGTGGATTTGCAATTGGGTCAGGTCCATCATCAAGTAAAGTTTGAACTTGCCAATCAGGCGCAAGAAACGCTTTTGCAACCGACCCAAATTGTGGTGGTAAAGCATATGCTCTTAAAACATAATCTTCTTTGGTCACCGCTCTATTTTGAGCAGCAAAGTAAGCCATTGCGTTCTGGCGAACTTGGTTGATGTCTTCTTCGTATTTAGCGCCACCAGCGGCAGACTCATTAGTCACAGCAACTGAATTTTGAACTACTTGTAAGGTTCCGGCGTTTAAAGCCGAAGTATTTTGATTTTCAAAAATGACCGTATCAATATCAGTCAAATCCCTTGATGGTACATTATCCAATACACCATTACCAATACGATATGTTACAGTTAGGGTTGTGTTGGATGGAGCTACACCATATGTTTTTGAATACATAAAGTTTGATGGGTCAATACCTTGGTCAAGGTCACCGCTTGCTGGGTAGAGAGCAGAACCCACATTGTCTGGATTTGGTAGAATCTCTTCATCAGCATTTGATGAAATACCAGCACCAAACTGAATGGTCATTGAACCATCTTCTTCTACACGAGTTGTATATCTTTTTGGAACTTTTTTTAATCTTAAAAGATATGGCGTTTCTCCTGCGTATAAATTGTAATTCAAAGAATATGCAGATGTATTAGGAACTTGTTCAAAAATAGTGTCTTGAGCCAAATACGGAACCTTATACCAAGTATCACCATTATCATCAATAATACTTACAACATCAATTAAGTTTTCAGCCTCAATACGAATTTTGTCGTAAATCTTTGGAGAGGTAAAAGTAAAGTCTTGTGTTACAGCCTCACCACTAACAGCTTTAACATATTTTTTTAGTAAGTAATATGTTGGTTCGGATGTGGTTTCATTAATTTGATAAACCGTCACTTCGGTTGGGTCAAATGAAGATGAAAAAGCAAAATCTACTTTTTGAGTTGTTGAAAACTGAATCTCATTATTTGTAGCAGAGTTGACCTTCATACCCTCTTTGACTTTTAAAGAGTAATCAAAATTAGGACTAACATTATCACCACTACCTTGTGCTGGAACGATTTGGTAAACACTTAAAACCGTTGTAGCTGGAACATTAAGTTTGGGTGTATATCCCATTGCTTGAGAGATGAGAAATACATTACCCTTTTCTTGAGCTTGTTCAAGAATAGATTCTCTTAACTGAACATCGGTGTAATAAGAAAGAACATCACCCACATATGATGCCATTTCCATAAACATCATACCCGGAGATGATTCATTGAAATCATTGTATGTTTCGGGGAAGTAATTTTTAGCAAAGTCAATAAGGTTCTTACGGAAATCACCAAAGTCCCTACCAATTAAACTTACTTCTTTATTTACCTTATCAGCCATTTATATTCCTTAAGCAATAGTTAGACCACCCTGTTGGTCTACTTGTAATGTTATAGTTTGGTTTGCACCAGTTTCGGTTACTGTAAAATTAAGTGATATATTAACTCTATTGTAATCAGGATTAGCGTCTACAATAACATCACTTAATAAAATATAAGGTAACCAAAAATTTATATCTTCTTTGATAGATGATTTTAAATTATCTTCAATAAAACCACCCATTTGTTCAAACAAAAGAGAATAAACATCGGTTCCAAAAAGAGGTTGGAATGGTCGTTCACCCTTACGAGTTAATACCAAATTTTTTAAATTAGAAATAGCTTGTTCTTCAGTAGTGTAAGATAATTGGAAAATACCAGCACCGCCAAATGGTAATTTAACACCAACGGCAATATTCTTTTTTAAATCAATTGGATTTATTTTCCATTCCTTACGAACAGCCATTATCTACCTTTCTTGGCGTTAATCGCCTTCATCAATCCGGAGTAATCTCGTGTTAATGCGTTTACTACCGCTTGACCCGCTTCAGTTTGTTGTAGTTGCTCAACAGGTACCGCTCTACCTTCTGCTGTTTGTAAAACATTCGGGGTTTGGTTCATAGCACCCCAAGCCATTGCTTGATTTGAGTTGAAAGCACCACCAGCAGAATTAATACTTCTCCACTCACCACCATCAGCAGTTTCATTAAGTAGAGATGCAAATTTACCCTCAAATTTTGGACCAGACTTTTTCTTTGGTGTTTGAGATTCAAAAATGTGACTTACCTCTAATGGGTCAGCCTCAACCTTTGGAGTTGATTTTTGAATTGGCTTTGATTTAATTTCTTTCAAAATAGATTCACGAATGGCTTTTTCTCTCTTGGCCACTTCCTTCTTCACTTCCTCTTGGACAATGATTTGAATTGCTTTAAATAGTTTATTTGTATCCATAGTAATAAATATCAGTTTTTCATCAATTGTAGTTCGGTTGTTATTTTAACTAACTTACCGCTTATCTGAGCCGCTTTTGTGATAATAGTTGGAGCCACAGCTACTAATGTTGGAACAGGACCACCCCCATTTGCAGCACTTTGTAAAGCGGGCCCTAACTGGCTTAAAACAATGTTTATTTCCTGAACTTGTTTTTTAAGTTCATCTATTTGAGTAAACATCTTGTCCATATCAGCTTTCCAACTTGGAGTAGAAACATAAACTCCCGTTTCACCACTAATAAGAACTCCATCTTTTTTTGAGTTGATTAAAACTCGGTCAGAGTTTAATACCGCTTGTGGGTTTTGATAGATTCCACTTGGAGATACACCAACTGAAAATGGTCTTGTTTTAATTTGTAGTTTTTGCTGTGATGTTAAATACAATGATGAGTCATCACGATTTATATCTTCAACTACAAATTTATTATATCCACGAGAAAATCCAACACCATTTCTAATAATTGTAATTGGAGCTTCAGGTCGTGGTGATGTCCAACTTGGTTCAATCGTAGCACCACTTACCAAACTATTAGTTCTTTTTGTATTTCGTGGAGTATATCCAAAACGAATTGACTGACCAAATCTACCTTCAAAAATAACATCACCAAGGTAGGGTTGTAATTGAGATAGGGTTTTTAATTCAACAAACCCATTACCAAAATCGTGTGGTGTAGGAGTAGATGTTTGAGCAGGAACACCAGCAAAAGCGCCATCTAAATTACCAAGGGAAGATGCTGTTTTTAGATTTAACTTTGGTAATGCGTTATGGTTTATATTTGATTGAATACCAACCGTTGAAATATAATAATTTCTAACTGATGACCTTTTTTGTGAATTAGCATCAGCATTGGAACCCAACACCACCATTACTTGTTCACCAATAACAGGAATCTTTTTAGAAGTCATATCAAGTGGATATGCTTCAATTGTATTACCTGTAAGACCTGTGGTAGTTGCTACATAAATTTTATATAACTTTTCAGAGTCTTTATCATCCAATACTATATTTTCTACCGTACCAAATATCACAAATCATCCTCATCATCTTTAGGAAGGTCTTTTTCAACTTCTTCCATAGCTTGCATAAGTTGTTTCTTTTCATCCTCTGAAAGTAGTAGTCCACCACCTTCGGCATCAGATTCGTTTTTCATCATTCGTTGAACGATTGCTGCAAGTTTAATTAGGGCGTCATCGTTTTTAACCGACACATCCAAATATTCTCTAATTAAGGGTACTACCGCAGCAGCATCGCCCACACTTTTTACCATAGGTTCAAGTTGGGCGATTAGCAATTTAATTTGTCGGTCTTTCTTTTTTGAATTGTTGTAGATGTCAGACATCAAATCCGAAAAAGTTTTACCCTTAAAGATTTCATCATCTTTATGCATTGAATTCCTCTATACGATGATTTAAGTTTTTTATTGTTCCCTTACTATAATCAGAATATAATTCTGCGTAAATTACCTTGTATCTACCAACAATCTTTGTAATGTATTGAGTTGATACTCCAGTTCTTTCTCTAATAAGTATGTATAATGCCTTTTTGTTGTAGGAATAGAGATTATCTCGGTGTTTAAATAACTCATTCAAAGAGTCGGCAATTTTTTGGTCTCGTTCTTTGGGAAACAAGCGCTTCATATGAAAATCCATATAATCTCCAAAGAAATCCATAAAGTCAGATTGAAACTCCAAATTTTGTGCAATATAAGTTTCGTTGACTACATCACGCTCATTATCAATAGAATCAACATCGGTCTGAGCCTTCATTCTCGCGTAGTTCTGATTGTTCTCATTGAATAGATAGTTTCGTGCAATTACCGTAAAGTAAGAAAACGCCCGACCATTATCTCCGTTGAACTTATGAATCTTCTCGTTTAGAAACGCAACCACATTCATCTTAACATCTTCATACGGAACATCAAAGTAATATGTCTTGTAGGTGTGAATTACATTCTCTGCAAGTTTATCAAAGGGATAGTGAATAAACCTATTATAGATTTTATTTTTTAATCGTTGGTCATCACATCGGTTATAGGCGTTGATAGCCATTTCCGTAATTTGGGTGAAGTATCTTTTACTCTTCGCTTTTCTGGCCATTGTAATAATCTTCTAATTGTTGTACGATTTCATACATTTCTTTAAACACATAGCCAGTTTCATCATCAGCTTCAAACGAACCAATCTTATCAATATCCTTCATACGAGTCAAAGCGTTGTCAATATGACCAGCCATATCAGACAACTGGACTTCAGCTTGTTCATAAGTTTCAGTCAAATCTTCAAACTCCGCTTCAAGAGCTTCATACTTTTTTAGTAAGTTTCTAACAGCATATCCAAGCGATACACAAACTGATAATAAAATAAAAATAATCCAAATCATATTAATCCTCAATTACATCTTTAAAAGCATCAAACACATTTGTTGTTGTAAACGTACCACTCGTCTGAAAGGTATCAGATAATTTTGATGCTTTAATAGCAGGTCTACCATTCGTTACACTACGAGTTGATTTTTGTGGTTGCATTTCTTTAATCCATCGTTCATTCTCAAATCGTGCAGCAAACAAGTCAGCAGTGTGCATTATAAACGGAAGCGATGTTTTGATTGCTTGGTCTTTATCAAATTTGATGAAATACTCTTTGTTATTATCATCATACAATCCATCGGTAAGTTTAATACTAATCCACTCCTCTTCCGTACACTTAATACCAAAGTAGTTTAGATTGTAAAAAGTTCTATCATTTAAAGACATCCAATGAATATTTGGATTGTACTTGTAAATTTTACCTTGGTTTTTTACATGCCATTCCGAATCGTTCTTGATGTATAAATCTTCCGATGGAGTTCCCAACTTACCCAAGTCGTGGTGTAGGGCTGTAAAGATTAAGTTTTCACGAGTGTAATCATTCATACCCATACCCAATTCGGTATACAAGTCATATACCTTCAAAGCATTACGAGTGACACGAAGAACGTGGTCTACATACCCACCTGGAAAAGCATTATGGAAGTGTTCAGTTGAAGATGCTGGGGTGTAAATCATACGCTCTTCAAAATGGTCGTACATTTTGTTGAGAGCATCCAATCGTTCACCGGTAAAGGTTTGATTGATTAGTTTACGAAATTTCTCATAGTTTTCTACAAGTTCTTCCGCCGTGAAAAAATTTACCATAGTTTAAATGATTACATCAATAATTCCTAATTCCAAAGCCTTTTCAGCCGACATAAAATAATCTGAACTTTGGATGTTCTGCCAATAGTCCTTATCCATTTTTGTGCTTTCAGCCATCAACTGATTACATTCAGTTTCCAACTCTTCACTAAACTTTGCATTTGATTTAACATCACTCAACTTACCAACTACGATAGTAGACAATTGGTGAACCATAATCTTGGAGTGTTTACTTGCAGCACGAGTTCCGGTTCCATTAGCCAAAAGAAGAGCGGCTGCGGACATAGCCATACCACGAACAATAATGTTAAACTTCATTTGGTCTTTTTGTGATTTCATATAATCAATCAACGCAAGAGTTTCAATTACATCACCACCGCCGGAGTTCAGTAGAATATTTACCGTGTCAATATTACCATTGATTTTTTTCAACAATCGGACTTTAGATACAATATCAAAGGTAAGTCCGCTTTGGATTTCATCTTGGATAAAGATTACATTGTCTTCGGTATCAATACCATAGTCAAACTCACGATAAAATTTACGATGGTTATCAATATCAGTTCCATCGTTATTTGTTTCTTCATAAGCAATTTTAGTGGTATTGCCTAAAGTAGTTGTATATAGTTCATCCATAGATTTATAATTTATATTGATACAAATATACGAAAAATAATTGAATTATCCAAATTTATTTTAGGTATGTGTGTTGTTGCTTTTTTTGATAAGTTTCATTATATAAAGTACGAGCATCAATTATAGCGTCTTCATCGGTTGGAACAAATACTACTTCTTCTTTTTCTTTTTTAGTTTGTTCTTCAATCGTAATATCTTCTGACTTAATTGGGTCTGCGTTTGTTTCAATTGATTCTCCGCTTGAATACTCTGATTGTAATACTTCTTCATTATTGGTGTCGCTGTTAGGAATCCCAACGCTGCTATTGTTATCACTACTGCTAGTGTTGATAGAATAAAGTTCATTTCCATTTTCATTCTCTTTTTTAGTTAATTTATTTAAAGCAATTACCATTGAAATGGCTAAAGGGTCAAATACGAATACAATCAAAAGGGTAAACCAGTTTACGATTACATTCATAGGTTTGCCTGTAATTTCAGACATATAACGGAGAGGTCCCACTTCTGCCGCTACTTCGTTATTGGTTTGTAAATCCAATACATTTAATTCTAATTTGGTGATAGAATCGGTTAACACTTCAATCTTTTTTGAGATAGACTCTCGTTGTTCTACTGCGCTTTTTAATTGAGATTCTAAAGACCTTCGCTGTGATGATGATGTAGATGTAATTACGTTACCATTTCTATCAACACGAGATTGAGTATTATTAGCTAAACCACCACGAAGTCCGTTGATGGATTCATTCAATTTTAATTTTTCATCATTGTAGTAAGTTAATTGCTCTTGAAACCTTCCCTTTTTCAATTCAACCACTTCCACCAACTTATCAGTAGTTCCTAATTTATCAGCAGTAGATTGATATGCTGATGTTAGGAATCCGTAAATACCAGCTGATGTAATTACCATAAGGATACCAACTGCAAAGGTTAAATACCATTTCATCCAACCAGCTTTACTCCAATGATTATGTAGGTATGATGCAAGAATTAGTTTAGAAAATTCTAAAGCACCAGCCATTATAATAACCTCGGTTCTGGCCCCAGCGAAAAGAGAACTTAATCCAAATACCGAATAATATGCAGCAGACCCAGCCAGAGCAAAAGTGCTGATAATCATCAGTAAAACAAATCCGTTCTTTCTATTAAAAAAATTTTTCATATTTTCCTAAAAACCTATTTTCATTAACTTCAGGAGCGATACTTATAATCACTTATTAAGTCGCTTAAAGCTTAAGTGCTTAAGCACCCTGTGGTTAATAAATATTAAAGTGCTTGAATAATAACAGATTATATTAAGCTTTCCCCATATTATGCCCTGTTGAGTGTTGACCAAATTTGGAAATATAGTCTAATACTGTCAGCTCTTTCATCTTGGCTTCAATGTCAATATCAAGGTTATGACCATAGGTATTAATCTCGGAATAGATGTAGTCAGAGTGTGCTTGAGGTTTAGCAGTAGGGTCTTCCAATGTTTTGGATTCAGAGTAGTGGACTAATGGTTTAACATCACCCCAAGTGGACATAGCAAGTTCAAGGGCTTCTTGTTCAGTAAGACCACCGGTATTGAAGGTGTGGTGGTGATAGTCAAAGACAATAGGAATACCAACACGCTCGTGGATATACATAAGGTCCTTAACTGAATACATACTTCCCTTGTCATCGTTCTCAACAGTCAATCGTGTTTGAACTGATTCTGGCAGCAATTCAAAGTTTTTACAAAACCTATCCATAGCAGATTGTTTATCACCATAGACCCCATTACAATGGATGTTAATAAGGTTGTGTGGGGTTCGTTCCAATCCCATAAGGTCAAAGTGTTCTCCGTGTATAGAAAGGTCTTTAATCGTGTTCTGAACGACTTTCTCGTTGGGAGACACCAAGACATTAAATGGGCCGGGATGTGATGTTATACGCTGTCCATAGGTCTTGGCAAGCGTACCTGCACCCTTGAGGACATTAGAGAACTTGTCGTAGTCGGGCATTTCGTTCAAATGAAACTCACTGGCCCAAGGAACGAGGTCAGAAGTCATACGAAATAGTTTGAAACCATTCTTGTGATTCCACTTGATAATCTCCACCAAGTCTTTTGCGTTTTGTACAGCAAGGTCGGATGACCGACTAATACCCTCTTTGAGAAATGTTTTTTTGACCATAGACCGATTGGTAGTAATCTTGTCCTTACCAAGGGTCATATTGATGCAACAATAACCTAAATTTGTCATAGTTTTTTCTTTATACATAAAGATAAAAAAAATAGGGGACTTTTCCAAGCCCCCTATATTAAGAAATTGTTAAATCATTACGAGTTCGTAACTTCTTCAAACTCTATGTCTTGTGTACTATCACCCGTTTGAGTTGGCGGGTTCTGATACATTCGTGTTGTGACTTTTGACCACGCAGATTCTAATTTTATCTTACTATCTTTAACTAATTCTATATCTCTACTATCAACTGCGGATTTTAAGTCCCTCATAAGACTTTCCAATTTCTCTTTCTCATCTGATTGAATTTTATCATTCAATTCTTGTATTTGTTTTTCGCTGGAGAACAAATAGCCATCAGCAGCATTAATGAGCGTCACCGATTCTTGTCGTTTCAAATCCTCTTCACGATTCATTTCAGCCTCATCCCTCATACGTTGGATTTCATCCTTGGATAATCCTGTTGAAGATTCAATTCGTACTCTTTGTTCTTTTTTAGTTCCCAAGTCTTTTGCGGACACATTTAAAATACCATTAGCATCAATATCAAATGTAACTTCAACTTGTGGAACCCCACGAGGAGCCATTGGAATACCTTCCAAGTGGAACCTACCCAAAGTTCTATTGTCTTTCGCCATAGGTCGTTCACCTTGTAAAACGTGAACCTCTAAAACTTGTTGATTGTCCGATACGGTTGAGAATGTTTGTGATTTTTTCACCGGAATGGTTGTGTTTGCATCAATGATAGCCGTAAACACACCACCAAGAGTTTCAATACCCAAACTCAATGGAGTCACATCCAAAAGAAGAACATCTTTAACATCACCACCAAGAACACCACCTTGAATAGCAGCTCCAACAGCAACAACCTCATCAGGATTCACACCCTTACTTGGTTTTTTACCAAAGAACTTTTCAACGGCGTCTTGAACGGCTGGGATACGAGTTGAACCACCTACAAGAATAACTTCATCAATATCACTCAATGAAACAGCAGCATCCTTAACGGCTTGTTGACAAGGTTTCATACATCGGTCCACAAGTGGTAATGTTAAACGATTAAAATCCGATTGAGACAATGATGTTTCAAAATGAATAGGACCATCTTGACCTACTGAAATGTATGGTAGGTTAATATCCGTAGATGTTGTAGATGATAATTCAATTTTAGCTTTTTCAGCAGCTTCACGGATTCTCTGCATAGCCATTGAGTCACTTGTTAAGTCAACTCCTTTGGTGGTTTTAATCATAGAGACAATATGTTCTACAATCGCCTCATCAAAGTTGTCACCACCAAGTTGTGTATCACCATTTGTAGATAGAACTTCAAATACACCATCACCCAATTCAAGGATTGATATATCAAAAGTTCCACCACCCAAGTCAAATACTGCGATTTTCATATCAGTATCTTTCTTGTTCAAACCATAAGCGAGTGCTGCGGCTGTTGGTTCGTTAATGATACGCATTACCTCTAACCCGGCAATTTCACCGGCTTCTTTGGTTGCTTGTCGTTGTGAATCATTGAAATATGCAGGAACCGTGATTACCGCTTTACGAACATCTTCACCAAGATATGCTTCCGCAGACTTACGAATGTTTTGGAGAACCATTGCCGAAATCTCCTGTGGAACATAATCTCTTCCGTTCGCTTGAATAAGAATAGAGTCGTTTGGACCTTTCTTTACTTCGTATCCAACATTAAGGTGGTCTTTATTTAATTCAGAATAACGCTTACCAATGAAACGCTTTACTGAATATAGGGTATTTTTAGGATTGGTCACTGCAACTCGTTTAGCAGCCGCCCCAATCTTTACTTCACCCTTATCAAAAGAAATTACCGATGGTGTTGTTCTAGCGCCTTCACCATTTACAATCACCACGGATTCACCACCCTCAATTACGGAAATACACGAGTTAGTAGTTCCTAAATCAATACCAATTATTTTGCTCATTTTGTTTTTCAAATTAAAGTGTATTATATTACCCTTTTGAATGTTAATGTATCATAAAAGGGACAAAATACATACCAATTGTGTATTATAATACACTTTGTCAGTTTACTGACATATTTTCAGTATTACCTACTATCTTGTAAAAAAGCGATGAATGTTTTTCTTCTTGAAATTGTAATATCATACCATCCATAATAAATGATGATATTAATTTTTTTGATATATCCGGCTCTTCACAAGATATAATAAGATGGGTATCGGTAATTGTAATTTCAACGGATGATACATAGGTATCTTCAAATTCAACAAATTCCTCTGTAAATACATCGTATATGTAATACAACTTGTCTTCATCTGATAGACTTGAAAAAAAGTTGTATTCTGCCTCATCCCAAGATTCATCACCCATACCGACCCCCTTTATTATAAGTAGTTAAAAGACACCCAACCTTCCCTTCATATTCACAGTGGTTAATGTATCTTCTAATGTGCGCATAATTCTATCCATTTCACCAAGTGATAGTGAGATTCGGTAATCACCAACTACAAGAGCTCCAATTTGAGTTGAGTTCTTAATAGGGTAATCCGATTCTTCTAAATCAAATTCAAAATCAATGGATGAGAACTTTTCTCCGAATGCTTTATTTAGTCTAGCTTCTTCAGAGTCAGAAACACCATACGAGTGGTTTAGTGAACCATTTCGTTGGTTTTGGTTATATTTTTTCATAACAAAAAATTTATAGTTAACGAATATAAATAGTTTGCTTGAGCTTAATATCTTTTGTTTCTATTAGAGATTCTTTCAAATTTTTTCTCAAATGAGTCCAAACTCATACGATTTGGTGAAGTTCGTTCAATGTTTCGTTCAATTTTAACGGATTCCGCAGCCCAATACCAAGCATTCATTACATTTGATTGTGCTGGTATCAGGTGCTCTGACCCAATTATTCCACCCTCACCATTAGATACATAATACTGACCATCTTTAGTCATATGTGTTTTGGCGTTAGGGAATACCTTTAGAACTTTTCGCTTAAGACTTTGAAACTTCTTCTTGTCCGGAGTTATCATCTTCTATTTTATTTAATGATTTCGTAAGACCTCGTTTAATGTGGCAATACGGAGACAATTCTTTGTTGATAGAACACACATCAATGAGCTTTCCATCTTCCAATTTTAATGCGTAGGTATTACCTCGTTTCAACTTTGTCTTGGAGACAATGGTGCCCACTTTGTGGACACCATTTACCTCCGCAATTACTTTTTCACCAATCATTAGATTCATTCAATTACCTTGATGATTTTTGTTTCAATTACTGCTGACACTTCAAACTCCAAATTAGAACCTTCAAAGTCTGCAACAACCTTGGCTTCAGCATCAGTAACGGATACTGCGTGAACCATATATTGTTCGGTCAATTTTTTGATACGACCTTTTGCATCTTCTTGGTTAACTTTAACCTTTACTACATAGTAACTCATAAATAAAAAAATTAGGGTTAGTTGTTTAATAATTAGTCTTTAAAATTTATTTCGTATCCAAGATTTCCATTCTCATCTACAACCATCCGAATAAGACCAGTTTCGGAAAGGGATTCAATCGCTTCATCTATTTCAATTTCACGATATATTTTAATAGCTTTAATTAACAATTCTGATAATAGGTCATCATCGTTCGCTACCATAAGAAGGTGTTTTACAATGTCTAAAAACCGACCTTCGTATTCAATATGAGCAGTTTCAAAAAAATTCTCTTGATACATATATTCTTTAACATTCTCATAGAGTTCGTTAAAGTCCTCATCACTATCGTAATTCATTTTCATTTTTAATCTGAATTAGTCGGTTAATGTAGTCAACTGATTCGGAGTCGCCCATCAAAGCATCAGCCTTTCCGTATTTTTGAACAACCCACTCAACACCATAATCATAAACCTCAGCGGATACGATGTTAATACTTGGAACAAACATTTTATTAAATCCCATCTTCTTGAATTTTTTGGATAATTTTTTCATTTGCTTCTTTACGATATTTAATTGCCAGTTTATTTAGTTCACGATGTTGTTCATCGGTAATTTCTACACCTCGTTGTTTAGCATCCATATACGCAAATCGTTTTAGGTAATAGCCGGGCAAAGGGGCTGCTCCTTTCATCAGATGTTCTGATAGATTATCAAGGTAGGTCATCAACTCATCATCGTTGAGTTTCTCTACCTCACTATCACTTAGCTTTACGAACTTGTTTTTCATACCATTTATATAATTCAACTAAAGACATAGGAGTTTCTTCCATCATTTTGTCCCAAAGGTCAGCGCCAAACTCATTTTTTAAAGCAATCCGCAAATCAATCAGTCGTTTGTTTTCTTGTTCATTTGCAGTCTCCTTGAGTTTCAACGCCCGAACTCGGGTCATACGAGCACTATCTTCAGCCGCCCGTTTACGATTTGACTCATCATTACCAAGGTAGTTTTTATAAGCCAATTCGTAAGCAAGGTCAGCATCTTCACGACATTTTTTAGAAGCATCAAACAATGGTGAATAGTCAAAATCTCCATTTTTAATTTTGTCTAATAGTGATGAATTTTTACCCAAAGGTCGGCGTTTGTTTTGACCATTCATCCACCATTGAAATTTGTTGTATCCCATAACGATTGTAAAGATAAGAAATAAAATTTAAATTGCCAAATTATTTTTGATTATTTTTCGTTTAGCGTCAACCAAGATGTAACAATAAACTTATCGTTTGAAATTGGAATATGACCCGAATGTATCCACGGCCAAGGAACCGGCCAAACTATGAATGTTCCCTTGGTGGGTTTTACTTTTAAATCCCAATATGGGAATTCGGTTTCACCACCCGTTTCAACATCATTTAAATAAAACATTACAGCAAACCTACGACTTGCAAATTTTATATCACCATCAGTATGATATTGTTTGAAGTGACCTTCACCTTTTTTATAATATTGAATTTGCCATACCGGATAATGAGTTCCGTTTTGAAATACACAAGCTTTTGTGTTTAAGTTTGGAACATCTTTATATCTTAAAATGTATTCATTAATTTTAGTGTTTGAAATTTGAGTCAACACATTCACCTCATTGGTGTATTGTTCATATTGAATCAAATTAAAATCTCGTGATACTTTAGATTGTGACTCTACCTCACCAGACCCAACAATTCCGATATAGTGATTATTCCATTCATTGTTAAAAATACTAACAAGGTGGTCGCAAAACTCATCTGATATTGAGTTTGGAAAAATTCCTATTGATTCTTTAAAATCCATTAGAAAGGATTAGAGTAATCGTAAGTTTCCACATCAACATCCACATTGAAGATATCTTCGGTAGATGTAGTCTTGATAAACTTTTGAACGAACTGCTTGATGTAGACTCGTTCAGATTGAGCACCACCGGCTTCTTCAAAGAATGGGTAGATGGTAATTTCAGCAGCCTCTTCAAGAGAGAACCCATCGTAGAGAAGTGAACCAATCTCCACAGCAGCCCGTGTAGATAGTGAGTTGGTAAGTTTGGGAGAATCACCTTTGACCTCGTTACGAGTCATTGAAGTAATCTCAGCCACACTTGCAATCAACTCAGCCTCAACTGAAGGATACATCATCTGAAGCAGTTGGGTCTCTTCTTCTTTGGTCAAGGTATCCATCTCAATGATAGTGAATCGGTCAAGGATAGCCCGGTCAAGCATTCGTGTAGCGGTGTACTCGTTACCGATGTTAGCGGAAGCGATAAACGATACACCATCAGCGACACGAACCACAGGAGCGTCAGCAGCCTCATCCAATCGTAGGTAGCGTTGACCTTGGTCAAGTACCGTCATCAGAATGTTCCAAGCCTCTGGGTGAGCACGAGTAATCTCATCCAACACAATCACCATGTTGGGAGTCTGAATCGCCTTAACAAATGGTGATGAGTTAAACACCGTACCTTTCGTGGTATCAAATTGAGTATTACCAATCAAGGTCGTTCGTGGGTCTTGTGTAGCACCCAAGTTGATGATGAAGGTGTTGTAACCCTCAAGGGAGTTAGCAGCCGCCTTAGCAGCCATAGTCTTACCACAACCAGCAGGGCCGGTCATCATAATGTTCTTACCACGGATGATGTTACGAACCAAGTATTTCCACTTGAGTGAGTTCATAAACAACATCTTGGGTTTGAGACCCTCGGCTTCATTGTGAATAAAGTTAAGGACATCTTCAGGAACATTAGTTACCATAGGTTCGGTAGTAGGATTAGAATTGTAAAGATAAGATTCAAGACCACCATTTGGTTTATCAAAGTTGGTCACGGGTTCAGCTCCAGCGAGCATCTCAACCCCAACACGAGTGAATCCCAAAGAACCACTCTTTAATGTCCCAACAACACGAACTTTAAAAGCCCACTTGCCAGGAGCGTTAGCAGCCGCTCGGGCTCGTTTGTAAAGGGGACTTCCCTTTTCATTTAACTCTGGCAAATTATACAATTTACCTTCCACATCAGAGAAAAGGAGGATTCCGTTTTTCTCAACAACTGAACCATAAACAAAGCGTTGGTTTTTCATAAAAGAGTGATTAACTGATTACTTAACAAAGATACGAAATTATTCGGAATATACAAGCGTCTAATGTTATCAAATTGTTAAATTTGCCTCAAACTTTGAGTTAAGTGTTTTAGCAAGAGGAGCCACCTCGGTCACATTGATGAACTGAGCGTCTTTACCATACATCGTTTTGAAGGCCTGTGCGTCGGTTCCGTAGTAACCTTCGGTGATGAAGTAAGAAAGGACATTGATTCCGGCTTGGCGGATTTTCTTAACTTGAGCGGCAGTGTGATTGTAAGCATCTTGACCTTCGTAGTAGATGTCGTTGTTTGAGAATGTCGGACATCCATCGGAAAAGTTGATAAAGTAAGCGTCACTACCTTTAGCGTATCCGATAATATCCTTCATCACAGCCTCAAAACACAAACCTTCAGGAGTCGTTCCGTTTGGAGTAATGTGGTGGAATAAGTTCTGAATTTTAGAGAACTTGTCCTTACGACTATCATAAGCCACCAAGATGAATGGTACATAATCACTACCATAACCCATTGTACTTCGGTAAGAAATTACCACATCAATGTTTTGGGTCATTGAAGCCGCCTTAGCGATAGCAACCGCTGCGACTTGGGTGTTGTTCCACTTATCACCACCCATTGAACCACTAGCGTCAATAGTGATGTGAATCACAGCGGGCTTGGATTTGTTGACCATCGTTCGTTCAAAGATATCAAAGTTACCAAACCCAATCTCGTGAATCATACGAGCACTTAATTTACCACTCTTCATACGAGGGGTAATCAAAGAGCGTTCTTCATTACGAGTCTTGAGTTTTTTACCCAAGAGAATACCCAACTGAATACCCCGTTGGGTGTTTTTCACATTTTGTTCAGTCCGCCAGACAGAATCCGTAAGAATTGGAAACTGATTGGTAGAAATCAACTCTTTACTAAAGTTACGAACCACATAGGTTTGGGTTCCACCCGAAGCGGAACTATTCCACTTACGAGTCATATCCTTACCCGTGACCTCAACATCAATATCAGCTCGGTCAAGAGCTTCTACCTTACGCTTTTCACTCTTACCAATTTTCTTTTTAGTGACCTCACCTTCTTGAAACTTCTTCTGCTTTTCAATAGCCCGTTTAAGTTGTTCAACTTGAGATGGGCTGAGTTGTTCTACTTCAGTCTCATCACCACTATCGGTAGGTTCACCACTCATATCCATATTAGAAGACATACCGCCTTCCGATGATTGGTCATCCATATCACCACTCATATCGGCTTGTCCGTTCATTTCGTGTTCTTTTGGTTCGGTCTGATTATCACCACCACCTTGACCTTGTTCTTTAGCCTCAATGTAATTTTTAAAGTAAACCATAAACACAGCACCTGCAACCTCAAGAGCATCCCAAGTAGTTTTCAACCGACCAATATTTTTAAGGTCAAGGATGTTCCAAATCTCACGAAGACCCTTCAAAGCGTCAAGGTCACGATTTGCGTTGGTGATGTTTGCAATTCGGAAAATGTAAGAATCCCAATTCTCATCACGATACTCGGAAGACTGAAGACCTTTATCAATAATCTTGGCGTTGAAGTATTTATCGTACATTGACTCGTAGTAACCACGATAGCCCGGAGCGGTTTGGAAGATGTAGTTATCAATCCTACGGTCCTCAACCACATTAAGCAGGTCTTTCAGTTGGTCGTAAATAGCGGATGAAACACTTGACTCAAGTTCAAGACCCATCTTTTCACGAAGATAGTTCACATCAATAGTAGATGGAAAGTAATTATCACGAGCCATTTTACGAAGAGTCTCAAAGTCAGTAAGTTTGATGTGAGAACCCTCGTGAAGCGCCAGACCCACCGTGGGGTCAAATTCAGCATCATCCATCTTAGCGGAGATAACTACTTCCGTACCATCGGTGTAAGAGTCGGAACCCCGTTCATCAAAGGTGACCTTAATTGGCATACCCGTTACAATATTAACGAAGTTGGATACCGCACGTTTGTAGGATACCAATTTCATAAGGTCAGAGGACTTTCGTTCTATATCGGTGACATAGGTAGTGTCCTCATCAAGGAATAGGGACTTGTCAAGCCAGAACGAAGAGTAAGAAGATTTTGATTTAGTCATAGGTCAATGATTACTATACAAAGATACGAAAATAATTTGAATACACAATAGGTCAATGTTAACAAATTGTTAAATTTCTTGCTTCCACGATTTATTTTTCCGATTATACATTCGTTCGGACTTGTGTGTTTTGGTAGTAGTCTTCTTACCGATATGATGGGCTGCTTCACCAACAGTCCAATCACCATTGAATTTCAACTTGTCTTTATATGTCTTAGCCATATCAATAATTATTACGATGTAAAGATAATAAAAAAAGGGGACTTAAACAAGCCCCCTCTTAATTATTTTTAATCAAAATATCATTTTTTTTGGTATACCTTTATATATTCACATTCTTTGGATGTGATTATCTTCATAGGTTCAATATAATATTTAACAATATCAATATCTGATGTATCATATAACATAGTGTCGTTTATAAAAACGATGATTCGGCTTGGAGTCCACAACAATCCATACTTAACGGATTTGTTTTTATTATGGTGTTTCCAAACCTTCTTCATTTCAGGTTCCAAAGTTGAAAAGAAAAACCAACCATTACTATTCAACGAAATATTTAAACCAAATATCCTATCTGATGCTAAAATAGCATCACCATCAGTTTGGATTTCAAAATATCCGTATTTGTATTCTTTATTGGATTTTAAAATGCTGCGTTCAACTTTCCATTCGGTATAGCCGGAAAGTCTATGTTTTTTATATTCAGTATGCTCAAAAATCAATTTATAATCCTCAATGATAGATGGATTGAATTTCTTTTGAGGTAGTAAAAATTTAAACCAATTTAATAGGTTCTTCATATAACTCCGTAAATATTTGTTGCCCCACAAGGATTTGAACCTCAATTCGCTGAACCAAAATCAGATGTCCTGCCAATTAGACGATAGGGCAAAATTTAGTGATATCGTTCGGTTAATAATTATTAAATTATTATTTTAAAATTTAATTAGGTCGTAGACCCGGGCCCAACAAGCCGTGTAACACGGAAGGGCCCTTTTAAAGGTCTACTTGAGCGGTAAACAGGACTTGAACCTGCGACCCTAACCTTGGCAAGGTTATGCTCTACCAACTGAGCTATTACCGCACCCTGTTGTTGTGGGACAACAGCAACCCGCCACTGTAGCTCCACTTTGTTTTTCCCAAGGAACAAAGAAACCTTCGCATGGCATGCAAGGTGGAGATAGAGGGATTTGAACCCCCGACCCTCTGCGTGCAAAGCAGATGCTCTAGCCAACTGAGCTATACCCCCAATGGGATATGAATATCCGGTTACACTCGTTCATAAAGAACACCGCAGTCGGTTTTATTACTGTCTTCAATTCATACCTTGAGCCTCCAGCCGGACTTGAACCAGCGACCTACTGATTACAAATCAGTAGCTCTACCAACTGAGCTATGGAGGCTTACGATAGTTGATTAGGGTTCAACTATCAAAACCCATCGGCTAGACTCAGCTCTTTATATTATTCAGCGGCAGCTTCTACGCCTTCTACTTCTTCTACTTCAATAGCAGCAGAATCTACAACAGCCGTAGTGTCTACGGTGGTTTCTTCAACTACTACTTCTTCAGTAGCTTCACTACAAGCAGCAACTGATGCTGCGATAGCGAACATTGCAATGATTTTCTTCATACGAAAACTTTACATTAAATTGTTAAACATAAAACGACAAAGAACACATCCTTGTTTGAGCGGAAAGTTGGAACTGCCCCAACTCCTCTTATCTGGATGATAAGCGACTTTCTTTTAAGTCTTTTTCCGCAATTGTTTGACAAATATACGAAATAAATTTCATATTGCCAAATCTTTTTTTTAGCGGAGGCTCAGGGATTTGAACCCCGGTTACAATTTCTCGTAAAACAGTTTTCAAGACTGCCGCATTCAACCACTCTGCCAAACCTCCGTTGTTGTGTGAATAAGTATGTAAAAGAAACTTAATCATTGTACTCCGTAGGGGAATTGAACCCCTGACTCATCCGTGAAAGGGATGTGTGATAACCTCTTCACTAACGGAGCATATTATTTAGTTGGAAGGGACGGATTTGAACCGCCGTACCCGTAAGGGAGCAGAGTTACAGTCTGCCGGTTTTAACCACTCACCCACCTTCCATTAAGTGAGGATAGGCATTTGCAACTACCTACCCTCGTAAATGACTTACCCTGGGACGCTGTTCTTATGGGTAGCGTAGTAAGTACTGTTTGTAGGGAAGACAGGACTTGAACCTGCGACCCCCGCATCCCAAATGCGGTGCGCTACCATCTGCGCTACTTCCCTAACTGGTTGTTAAAGGACAACCATAACCTTGGTGTTGATTGTACACGCCTGGGAGTACCCCGAGCAGGATTCAAACCTGCGACCTACGCATTAGAAGTGCGTTGCTCTATTCAGCTGAGCTATCGGGGCGTTTTTTTAAAAACCAATAAATCAAAGAACTCTATGTGGGTTTCCGTGTACCGATGGCCGGACTTGAACCGGCACACTCATTACTGAGCGAGGGATTTTAAGTCCCTTGTGTCTACCTATTTCACCACATCGGCATTTTTGTTGATACAAATATACGAAACTAATTTGATATTGCCAAATTTTATTTAAATATAAGTTTCAATTTGTTTTTTAATTTTATTTATCAGTTCCATATCACCCAATTGTGGGATGATTGATTCCAACAAGTCTTTCATATGCTTTTGAGATTTTTCTTTGGACACTTGTTGGTTGTGTCGTTCCACCAAATATAAGTGATATGCCATTTCATCCGTGTTCTTGAGTTTGTCGTAATATTTTTGAATACGAGCATCTAATTTACGAGAGCGATGTAAATCAATCACCGTTGGAAACGCTTTGTGTAGTTCATCCAAACGACCCTTTAGGTATTGGATTTCTAATAGCTTGTGTAATTCTTGTTCAGTCATAATTAATAATAATCTATTCCTTGAATAGGAGATGTTAGTGAATTTCCTAAAGCTTCAAATCGTAATTGTGTTATGAGGTTGTATCTATAAGCCAGAGCGCTGATATTTCGTTGATACATATTACGAATGTCTTCTCGTGGGTGTGTTGTATAGGTTGCAGGTAAAAACTCATCCGATACTACTATGTTTTGTTTTAGAGTTGGTAGATGCGTTTCTACTAATTTTTTCAGTCCCGATTTGGATACTATGTAAGAATGTGTTTGATATGAGTAACCAGGAACTACAAAATTATCAAATCCAATTTCAATGTCGTAATGACCACTTTGTAATTTTCTTGATAGAAACAAAATATCGTATTCGTAGTTTTCTAACTCATCACATACACTCCACGGAAATGGTTGCTCGGGATTGTAATCATCTTCAAGAATTAAAATATTTTCATATCCATTTGTATAGGCGTCTTCCCACACTTTAATATGGGAACACATACCACCAGCTTCGCCAGTTGTGACTGCACGATTCCAAAAATCATTTGAGTCATTCAACTTCCAACCATCGTAGAATTTAATTCCGTAGTCTAAACGACCTTGCTCGGTAGAAAATAATTCACGACCATTTACACCATCAAAAATTATATAGGTCGTTTCATTTGGAACACCCATAAAAACCAATCTTTCTAAAATAGACTTTTGGTTCTCATCCGATTGGTCCAATGTAATGATATATACCTTATCTAATTTCATTTTGATTTTGGTAATTTTTCAAGAAAATCAACAAAGTTCAAATACAACATCTTGTATTTTGTATCCTTTCGGTGATTACGAACATTCACTTGCCGTACCATATCTTCAAACAACATATTCAAAATGTATCGTGTCCTAACAAACCGACTATCATTAACTTTTATCTTGTCTTTTAACTTGCGTTCAAATTCTATAAAATCTTTAGCAAATAAATCACCACGAAGATTCTCTATCATTTCCACCAAATCATATGGGTTTCCTAATGAGTGTTGTTCAAATGAGTCATTTACAACTACCATATAGTTTCCCTCTTTGGTCTTATCAATTTGAGTAGCAACTACCCAATGCTTCATCAGACCCAATAATTCTATTTGTTGTTCGGTAGATAAATCCATCACTTATTTCCAAGTAAGGTTCTAAAAAAGTTATACCAAAAAAAGAATCCAAATACAGGCCATACTAAAATAACCATAATTCGTTCCAAATGGGTGTATTCAATATCACCGCCAAGTTTTTTTATTCTTGTTGTGACAAATCCAATCAAAAACATATGGATGAATCCAACAATCAGATATAGTGATATTACGTTAATCATTTTACAAATATACAAAATAAGTTTGAATTACACAAGAATTATAATTTCTTTACTACAAACAAATTTGAGTTTAACATAATCGCCGGTCTTGCGTTTTGTATATTTGGTAATGAACCTACTATCTCAAACCCATCCTTCATTTTGTTAGCTACCAAATAATCAACAGCATAACAAACTTCGGTTGATGACCAAATATCTTCATAATCATCAAATACAATATAACCGCCTGGGTTTACGAAGTCAACAAAGTTTGTAAAATCATACAATACATCAAAGAACCAATGACCCGCATCAATGTATAATAAATCAACCTTTGGTATTTCTGATTTTAGCTTTTGAATGAAGTTTTTGTCTTGACAATTACCCTCGTAAAATTTAAAAGAGTTATGTGGTTTTACAAACCGATTTACAGTATCATAAACTGTATCTTCGTAAAATCGTTCACATATATCAATCCCATATGCCTTGGTGGGATATGGGTGGGATGTTACTAAAGCGGATGAACCACCAGCATAAGTTCCTAATTCAAGATATACTTTTTCATCACTACCCAATACACTACGGATATCATAGAGTATGTGATTGTGATGGTGTAGAATTTTATTTTGAATATCACCCAATGGGTAGTCGTAAGACATATCACCATCAATTTCGTGGGTAATGTGTTTTAGTATATCAAGTGATTCTTTTGTAATATGTTCTCTTCCAAAAATCACGCTTCGTAAGATAAAATATTAAACTCTAAATTTTTACCATTAAGAGATTCTTCATCGTAATTAGGTTCAAGAACTTGTCTTCCAAAACAAACTTTATCTACAAAATCAAGGTCACCATCTTCAGTCTCAACTGAACCAGCTATAATACAAAAATCTTTTGGAGTTGGTTGGGTATCTGATTCAAATTCAAAGTGACAAATAATCCCTTTGTTTTCTTCAAGGTATACAAGGATGTGTGGGATGTCTTCACCTACAATAGTATGACCTTCATTAAAACCTTCATACTCACCAAGACCATCATCATCACCTAACATTTCGTAAGAATCCATAATGTCGGTTAATGAACATTCAAATATGTCATTTCCGTTTTCATCAACAAGATAAAGTGTCGTGGTAGACTCATTAGTTGCTTTTGAGGAGATTTTCCACATATTGGTATCAAACACCGCATAATTGGGTAAGATATCATATTCTAACTCAAACCCAATGTCAGTAACATCTTCATACTCGCCATCTTCAATTAAATCTTGGATAGTATCAACTTCTTCTTGCGTAAGTTGGTGGGCTGACATATTGAGTTCCCAACCACGAAGGTATAATTTATATTTCATAACAAAAATGGGTTTTTCTTTTCTACCGAAAATAATTTTAAAAAGTCTTTTAGTGGTAGTTGTTTTCTTTCAGCAAATGATTGTGCTGCTTTGAGTCTTGATGTAGATACCACCTTTCCAAGTGGTTCTTTTTTTTGGTCGTTCTTGATATAATAAAAACAATACATAAATAAATTATTTAATCCATTCCCGATACGCAAGTTCGTATGCAGTTAACCTATCAATTTTATGGTCACTACTCATAAGCTCTTTTGCAGTTTCCATAACTTCTTGTCTTAATCCATATGAATGTGATTCCATTAAGATTTCTTCAATCTGAGCTTCACAGGTCATTTTGTATTCCCTTTCATAAACGAGTTCCATTGGTTCCAACTGATTTCCACCAAATGATAGACCATCGGTTGTATAATATACATAGTCTTTAAACTCTTTATAGAACTCAATTTCGTGAATAGTTTTTACACTTTTTGTTCCGATGGGAACTACATAATCGCCTAATTCAAATAGAGGTTTCATTTAAGTTTATATTGTAGTTGTGATTCATCAAAAAATTCATTCGTATTATTTGCGGATGGTGATGTAAATAGGTGTTGTTCATTACCTTTTACAGCTACAAATGTACATCGGTCTTCGTGTTCAAACCCATCATTTCCGTAATTTTTATGTGCGGGCGTGAACGCTTCGTAGATGGATGTAAACCCTGTTTTGTTTAGAATGTTTACTAACGAGGGTCGTGTAAACCAAAAACTATGTGGGTTGTCCCAAGACGCAAGAATTCGCGTTTCCTTGATATCTTGTGATTCATCTTCTCCGTGTTCTTTGTGTAGATTACCAAAGTATGAACTTCCCTCATATGGAAATTCTAATTGGGGTTGTAGACTAATATGTGTATCCAACACCAATAGGTTTTCGGTCATCTGATACATTTTCTTTATCAACTCAATTGCGTCAGTTGCGGTTAAGTGATACAATAACCCACTACAAATAATAACATCAAACCTTCCGTGTTGTTCCAAAGAAATACTTCTTGCGTCTTCTTCCAAGAAAGTTACATTACGAAGTTCCAAAGTTCGTTTACAAAATTCAGACTTCATTACATTTGCGTGTCGGACTTCAACCCCAACGACATCGGATTGGTGATACGCAAACTCTAAAGAGAATTGACCATCTAAAGAACCCAAATCCAAAACACGAATTTTGTTCAGAGGTTTTTTAGATAAATCAGACACCACTTGTAAGATTCGCTTCAATCGTGTATGGGGGATGTCTAACGCCCCATTTGTCCAAATACCTTCAGGTAGGGGAATATCATAAATAAACTCCCCATATTGGGTTTTGATAAAATCCAACTCTTTTTCTAAAACACTCTTCTCTTTGTATGTGATTGCTTTCGTTGAAGGTCCCGAAATTCCGTTTGTAATCATCGTGTATAACTTTAAAAATTTTTTGGTGTGTAAAGGAATTTGCCATTCCGCCCGTTTGCCCGTGGTGCCTGTCTGCTTTATCGCTTGATAGCTTGGAGGGGGTTAGATAGAGGTTGGTCTACCACAATGAATCATAATCTTGATTCGTTCTCCTTCCAACCACATAAGGTACTTAAAGAATTTCTTCATCTCTATCAACCCATTCTTGGATATCTTCTTTTGTCAACTCGTGTAAAAAGATTGGCGTATGTTCTCCTACATAAGTATTCCATACGTTGTATTCTAACCATTCTAATGCATCGGATTCAGATAACCCATCCCCAATTAAAACATCAACCATTTTTGATTTAGAGTATACAACTCTTTGGTATTCCGTATCCATTCCAAGGATTGCAGAATCGTATCCATCTACAAATATCATTTTACTTCGTATTTTTTTAGTAGATGTAACAATCGTGTCAAATCATCCAAGTCGTAGATTTTTTCTAATCCACTTTCCATAATACTGACTGACCATTGATTGTCTACGATTTCATCATCTGCTTCAGTAATCAGAGTAAGATGGTTTATATCTACTGAATAGTAGTAAAAGTCTTTTTCATAACCACTTTCATCAATAGGAACTACTTCTTTCTGAAAACCTAATGAGCGGAGGTGGGATTCGGAGATTTTATTCATAATCAATTTTTTTAAATGTCAGCAGGTGCTAACCATTCAGATTTCCATAACCCTATAAAGGTATCCGTGAACGGAATTTGTTTGGAATAGTTCTGCAACTCTCTCTGCATCTTCCTTATTAGACCATTCTACTGCAATTCCTTCGGAATCATTTACATAATGTCCTACTATCGTACCACTTTGGGTTTCTTGATATTTTAGGATTTTGTATTTTGGCGTTTTCATCGTGGGTCTCTTCCTGCGTCAGTTAACAATTCTTTTGGAACATCTTTAACTTTAACCCACTTGGTAGGTTTGTTTGTCTTTTCTTCAGCACGTTCCAATACTCCAACCATCCGTTCTAATTGGTCGGAGATTTTCATTAGCATTTCTTTGATTTCTTCCATAGCTTATACAAAAATATTTATAGATAATCCCCTATTAAACCAAATAAACTCAATGGTGTACCATCCGTACAATTTTAGTGTGTGGGTAACACGAATTGTAGGTAGAGGGTACATTTGACCCCATTGGTTGAATCGCTCAAATTGGATGTGTTTAATTTTCATAGTTCTAATATACGAATTTTTTTTCATTAAAACAAGCCTTCATATCAAATTTTATTATTTTTTTCTACCAAGGGTATTACATCTGGATAGAATTTTCCATCAATGTGATATACATATCCACCACTGTCCAATGCGTCAATCAGTAAGTATCTACTACCCATTGATTTTTCGTATGCGGTGACTGAATCAAAGATACTATTCACTTGGGTGTGACCAACCACTTGAATAAACTTTTTCTTTAATCCATTGTCACCTTTGTTTGATTTCATCAACGCAGCCGGTCTAATCCACATAGGTCCTTGTGATGGATGGTTTCCATATGGGTCGTATCCCATATGAGAAAAGTTAAAGCTTCGTGGTTTGTATTTGTATAGGTCGTTGATTAGTTGGACTAAATTATCTGAACTCCAACCATTCCAGCCAAACATATCATCCATCCAAACAGGACTTACCCCAGCGTGAGTACATAAGATATCATCAAATGAATATCCAACTTGAAGGTGATTCATATTTTTAGTAAGTAGGTCGTTGATATCCCATTTTGCTGCGGGTTGAAATCCACTATAAGTTTCATCACTCAAATAGTGATGGTCGTGGTTTCCAATCAACATTACTACCTCAATGTCAGTATTTTCTTTGAATTCAATAATATCCTTAAAGTTTTGGATTTGGGATACCGCAGGAATATTGAATGAGTCAAAGTAATCACCAATAAAAATAACCCTATCAGGTGTTTCTTTTTTGATGATGTCTTTCCAATAAGTTCTTCCGTGGGTATCTCCCAATAATAAAGTTTTCATATCAGCGTTTTTCGTTTCGTTGTAGTTGTTTTAGGATAGCCCATAATAAGACTACAACTATAATACCAAATACCATTTTATTAGATTTTAAAATCACTAAATTTTAATCCCCACATTAGGGAAATCATACCCATTTCTTTTTTAGCCCATTCCTTATTGTATCGGAATCGTTTACGGATTTCTTCAATACCCCATTCTTGCCACTCATCATTCTGAGCTTCAGTCATAGTCCATTGAGTGAACCAATCATCTTTTCTATCTTTGATGTCATCGTAAGTTACTTCGTGTCCTGCAATCTCAAACATTTTGTTGATTACATCTTGCATAAACTCTGCGTGCTTTTCTTGTTTACTCTTCCGCTTTACCATTTTCTAACTCCTTTAATTGTTTCTCTAAATAGTCTATACTAATAATATTTGTACTAGCGTTGGGGTCAATCTTTTTGATTTTTTGAATCAGTTCGTTCTGATATCCTTTTTTGTAAAATCCATTCTCAATCCAACTTGCTAGATTGTGTAAGTGTGCGGGACCTGAAATGGAGATTCTCAAATCATAGTCATACCACTTTGTTTTCCAATCCCAAAATAAGATACCTTTGGTAAGTTTTCGGTGTAGGTTGTGTAGTCTACGATTACGAACCCTAACCAATGATTTATCGTTTCCGAAAACGTGAAGGAATCGTAGGAACCAACGAGGACACCACCAAGGTTTTGCTTCGTAATCCATTGCTAATACCAGCGGCATAAGTGCTTTAGTAAATTCATTATCCTTATAGAATGTGATGTTTAGGTATCCATACTTGTCCAATTTGGATGGAAAGAAGATATAACGAATATCACTCCATTCCAAATTACGAGTGGTGATATACTTCATCTTACGACCTTTCCAAAATAGGATGGTGTACTTCAAATCCTCCAATCTCTCTTTAAGAGTTGGTTTAGGAGGAGGAGTAAAAAATTTACTATTCTTGTTCATAACTTTTTATTTGTGTTGGTTGGTTGTAATTTTTAGGATACCATATAAATAGCTGTTGGGCGTTCATATTCCTTTATACCAGTTTCACTTTGACCTTCGGTTGTCCAATCGGTAACATTACCAGTATGTATGGTTTCACATTCAACAATATACATTACTTGACATCCCATAATTACCATTTCACCTATTTCTATAAACCAGTTAGCGTGTGCTCGGTTAGGTATAAACCCAAGTGTTTTACCAGCTTCGTGAATGGCCTTTAGGGTTCCGTGAACCCCCTTATATGACCTTCCATCCTTACCATAGAACCAACCTTGTGTAGTAACTAATACTTTCTTATTAATAAAATTTTTCATAACTTTATGCGGTTATCCAATTATACTCTTCTTTCAACATCAACGATTCAGCCCCATCGTATTCTTCAATAACAAACTCCGAACCTTCAGGTATCCATCGTACTACCAAATCTTCAACACCACCAGAGTATTGGTCTGGCCACTTGGTTTCGCAGTATTCAAGTATCTCATCTTCCTTTCGGGTTTCTACCAAATAAATTAGGTGTGGGTCAAAGATTGCTTCAGTTGGGTAACCCCAAGTTGAGAACCCACCACCAAAACCAGGTGATACCAATACACCTACCATACCATCTCTAATAACTTTTTTCATAACTTTTCTAATATTTCAATTAACTCATCATTACTTACTTTATGTACTTCCATCAATTCTTCTGAAATGTTGGAAGCTAACAAAGAAATCCGATTAAGGAAATCAACAGTGTTTTCACTTATTATAACATCCGTATCGTTGATTTGCTCTGCTAGCAATTTGAGTTGTAGTTCATTAAACTTAAGCAACTCAATTAGTATTTCTTTTTCGGTCATAACTTTTTTATTTATTAGATTCCATCAATTTCAGAAAAACCGCCCATAATTTTGTGCATCATCAACACATCAGGAGCAAACCCACCTATTGCTGCGGATTTTTCACCGTGGTTGTAGAACCTACGCTTACCCAAGGCGATTCTGGCTTTTTCTTCAGAGACAAAAGTCCCCACAACTTTTCCCGCCTCAAGGAGTTCAAAACAATTCATTCCGTTGATGACCTTGTTAGACTTTTGGATTTTTAGTAACTTTCTCATAACACTCATTTCTTATTACATAGTAAAGATAATAAAAAAGAGGACTTGTGTCAAGCCCTCAATGTTAAGAAATTGTTAAGTTTTTGCACCAAATTTAGCTATGTCTTTGTACTTTGTTTTGATAGATTCAATATCAGACAATGCTCTTCTATAATCAGCTACTACGTTATTATCAGCAGTAAAATTCATAATCACCCCACAATGTGGACATACTGATATAGGATTTTTTACAATAAAGTCAAGGTCCATTCCAAGGGGTTGTCTACATCCTGGACAAGGTAGCGGCATTATTCTTGGTCTTGTTTGTGATGAAACCAAAAATCAACCACTTTTCCAAAATTACCAATAAGGGCGCCAATTAAAACAAGAATTAGTTCTTTCCACTCACCATCAAGCTTTTGTTCTTGTTGTAACTCAAAGAAAATAAATCCTAAAGTGAATGCAAAAATAGAGGTTATGAAAATACCTAACCTTTTTCTATGTTGGTCTGGTGAAATGTTTTTCATTTTTTGTGGTTCTTCTTTTTTCTTTTTTGAATTTGGTAATTCTAATTCAGGTATCATTTCAATTTGTGATTTGGGTCATTCATTTGATTAATCAACATATCTACCAAGCGTGATACCGCTTCGGGCTTGTTATCTTTTTTAAATTTAATTTTAATAGTTGCTACACCATCTTTGTTGGGAGTATCACCATCAACGGATATGTTTGAAATCTGATGTTTATATTGCGCATTACCTTTTTGTTTTTGTCTTTCAAAAATAGGTAATAAGTTTTTTTTGAGTTCTGATGGAGTTTCTCCACCCGGCAATAATCTTGCTTGAAATTCAATGTCTAATTCATCTAATCCTACTGAAGAATGGTCTGCTAGGATATAAAGTGGAACTGCCACTTCCGAATCGCCAATTTTAAAAATTTGGGTGATGGGAGTTCCATCCTCATCAAAATACTTTGACAACGTATTGATGTGTTGTCGTTCTTGTATTGAGAGAACTACTTGGGCGGCCTCTTGGAGACCACCCAATAGTTCCTCTAAATTGACTTTTGCCATTTAGCGTAACTTTTTAATAAACAAATATACAAAAAATATTTTATATATCCAAATTATTAGTTAGCGTTGTTATTGTCCGCTTGTGCAACAATGCTTGGTTCCATCATCATATTCAACATATCAGACAATTTCAACATACCTTCAGTAGCAGGTAATTGTTCAGCGTGTACTTTTACATTGTATTTCGCAGAATTGTCAGTTGAACGAGTATTTTCTCTTGAGGTTGCAACTTTACCAGACATAGACGCCTTGTATTTCATACCCCAGAAACCACCTTGAGCAGATGCAGCAAAAGATGCTTCTGAACTTGATGTGTCTTTTTCAGTAGAAGATTGTTGAATCTCCATAGTGAACTCAACATCAGCAGATGTGATAGCTAATGCTGGTAGTGGTACTAATGGTAACATCGGAACCATTGAGTTGATTTGTTGTAACTCTTGTTCTCCTGAATCAGGATTAGTTACATAACGATTTAACTGAACATCAAGAAATCTTGTTGAAGACTTACCAGTTTTCTCATCTTTTTCAAATGCTACTTCAGAGATGTATCTCCAAGTAACATCATTTAGTTGGGCTTGACCTTTGGCCATTCCAACTAATGGTTGCACGATAAGGTCTTCAATTGGAAGTCCCTTAAATTGGTCTGAAATTGCCATATGTTTCCTTTTTAAAAATTGTTTGTAAATATCTACCCTAATAAATAGTATTTACTTTTTACAAATCTCATCGTAAAATACAATCTCCACTCCGGCTTCTTTAAACATTTCAACTGACCTCTTTTCGTGTTCATCCCACAACACTCCTTGAGCACCACCACCCTTTTCAAGGTAAACCCTTTTGATTCCTGAATTGATGATTCCACGAGTACAATCCGAACACGATATACCACAAGTAAGATACATAGTAGAATCTTTTAGCGATACACCAATTCGTGCTGCGTTGTAGATTGCGTTGCGTTCTGCGTGCTCAAACCAATAATATTTCTCGGGTCGTTCCTGTCTCCAATCCAACTCATCGTTAATCCCTCGTGGAAATGAATTGTAGCCCGTGGATAGGATTTCGTTGTCCTTACCAACCACCACCGCACCGATTTGAGTTCGGATGTCTTTTGACTTTAATTTTACTTGGTGTGCAATCCCCCTAAAATATTCAGTCCAATTCATAGGTCATCCATTTTCTTGATTACCCATACCACGAATCCGATGGTGATAACTATAAGTGATATTAAAAAAATTTTCATTGAAAATCGTTATTACGCCGTGATTGATATTCTTTAAAGTAGATATCATACATCTCCTTAAAGATAGAATCCCAAGAAGAATCATAGGTATGATTTAGATAAAACTTATTTAGTCCTTCCGATGTACCCTTACGAGTCTTTATAAAGATAGCCCGCTCTTTACCTTGAGGTTGAGTTTGGTCTACTACATATGATACAGTATAGAAAACACCATTAAGTTTAAACATTCGGTAGGACATCCCATCCGACTTCGCAACCTCAATCAGAGCGTTTAGTTTTTTAATATCAAATTTGTTCATTTTATTTGCTTTTAAATAAGGTGGTATCTTCACCAAACGAGTCATCATCAAAGTTACCTTCCAATGTACTTGAATCTAAAAATTCTACGGTATTGGTATCAACCCCAATTGGTTCAGATGTTTCATTGTATTGGGTACAAGCGGATGTACTTACAATAAGTGTCAGAGCGGTGATTAGTCTTTTCATTTCTTTTTTATTTACCAGTTAAACCACCACCAAGAGCTTGTTCCAAAAATAGATTGGAGTTTCTTTTTGAGAAAGATAAGTAGCGGCACATTTTGTTCTTTCATTTCTCGTTATCGTTAAAGGTTTCGTTGTA